GTTAGTGGAGTTAATACTAATGTTAGTGGGCCATTAACTGCTCCTAGCGGATCATTTACTAATAATCTTACAGTTGGTTCTAATAATTTGACACCAACCAACACTCTTAATATAATAAATAGTAGTAATCTTTACTTGTGGTCTAATTTCAGATAGGAGAATATTATGGCAGCTAGTCCGGTTTTTGCGGTCACTCCAAGAATGACAGCAGTTTCAATAGCAACAGCAGATTCTAGTTATACAGCACCAACGAATGTTGGAACATTAATAACAGGATCTAGCACAGGTACGAGAATAGCAGAAATAATAGTAAAATGTGCAGCAACTAGTGCTGCTGCTATTGTTAGAATATTTTTACATGACGGAACAACTTACTGGCTATTTGATGAAGTTACAGTAGCCGCAGCGACAGGATCAGCTACTGTTCAACAAACTAGAGTAAGCACCACATATAATAATTTGATTTTACCGAGCAATTCTTGGTCAGTTAGAGTAACAACGTCAGTATCTCAGGCAACTCACGTTACAGCACTTGGGGCAGATCTATAATGAATCAAGGTATTTATTCTATTGGAAATGCAACAATAGCCTCAGTACCATATGGTATTAATGGTGTTACTGCACCCACTAGTATTACTGCATTGATTGTTGGCGGTGGTGGCGGTGGTGGATTTTATGGTGCTGGTGGAGGAGGTGGAGGTGTTCAAGAACAAGCAGTTATTATTACGCTTGGAACAGCTTATAGCGTTACTATTGGTGCTGGAGGCTCTGCGAGTACAGCACAGGATACGAGAGCTAGCCTTGGCTCACCATCCACATTTGCCAATATAATTAGCGTTGGTGGTGGTTCTGGTGGAACACGAGTTGTAGCTAGTGCTACTGCCGGTCTTTATGGACCGGGATATCCCGGTTCTTCTGGCGGTGGCGGCTATGCAACCAATGGTCCCGGCTTGTCTGTGGGTCAGGGCAACGTTGGAACCGTTGGGACAGCAGCCGGTTTTTCTGGTGGAGGAGGCGGCGCTGGTGCTGCCGCTGGAGCCACTGCGGCTGGAACTCGCGGAGGTGCAGGAGGAGCGGGCAAGGTTTCTACAAGCACAGGCTCCACATATGGTGGCGGTGGTGGTGGAGGTTCAGCAAACGCTGGCAATTTTGCTGTTGGTGGCTCTGGGGGCGGTGGTAGAGGAGGATCGGCAACAGGTCAAACTAATGGTAGTGCTGGAAGCACAAATACTGGTGGTGGTGGCGGTGGCGGTAGTACCAATGTTACTGGAGGCTCTGGAGGGTCTGGAGTAGTAATCTTAAAATTTAATTCAACTTTAAATATAATTATTGGCGTGGGTTTAACGTATTCATCAACAATTTCTGGTAGCGATAGAATAGTGACTATTACCGCCGGAACAGACACAGTGAGTTTTTATTAATATGGCACACTACGCTTTTTTAGATGAAAATAATGTGGTAACAGAAGTTATTGTTGGAAATAATGAATCTTTAGATTTTGATTGGGAGATTTACTATTCCAATATTAGAAATCAAGTTTGCAAGCGTACATCATATAATACTATAAAGGGAGTACATATAAATGGAGAAATACCATATAGGAAAAATTATGCTGGTGTAGGTTACATTTTCCGTGAAGACATAAATTTTCCAGAGGGCGCTTTTGTTCCACCTTATCCCGGCGAAGGATACACTTTGGATGAAAATACTGGCTTATGGGTAGAAACATCAGTCATATAATTAAACACCTCTCACTATTTATTTGTACAAAGTGTATATATCGTCACAAGGAGCTCTATTATGGAACTAATTAATAAAATCACTATCACAAACCACGTCGGGGCGATACAGGAAATTGATCATCTGGATCTTATTGTGGTTGATCATAATTCTAAAAAAACTGTGCTGTGTCATATAGACCCATATCTAACTCCATTAGTTTTATGGAAAGATCAAGAATACGACGTTATTGGTGACTATACTCAAAAACAAATAGAGGATAGAGTTTTAGAAATTCTTGGAAATAATCCATCTATAATTTTACAGGGATTAATGTTTTCTAGACCACCGAATAATAGTGTAATTCCTCGCTAATTTAAGTGGTGGTTGGGTGTATTAAAGAACAGCCACAAATACCCATAAAAGGATCAAATTATGAGCTGGTCTATTGAAATTCCAATTATTGTACGCACTTTAATTGACGATTATTCTGAAACTCCAGTTTTTAGCGACGAGAGACTACTACAGGCTATCACAGTATCTGCTAAATATGTCCAATTTGACGTATCATTAGATAATAAATATTCTGTTAATGTAGTAACCCCACAAATCACCCCAGACCCAACAACACTAGATGACAGCATCTTCATTAGCCTAGTTTCTTTGAAAACCGCCTGCATTATTGACCAAAGCAACTTAAGAACCAGAGCTGCTATGGAAGGCATCAGGGCTGCCCTAGGACCGATTAGTTTAAGTGTTGGCGGTAGTTTAGCTGGACTTAAAATGATTATAGAGCAAGGCCCGTGTGCAGCATACGAAGAACTAACTTCTCACTGGGACGTTAAAGAAGCAACGGCTATTAGGGCGGTATTTAGCCCATTTGTTGGCAATAAGTTTGATCCACGATACATACAGAATTACGACTATCGATCAAGATTTTTCTATTCATAAACAAGGACTATTAACATGCCAGCAGCTGACTATAATTTTACTATAGAAAAAGGCACAGCATTTGTAATTGCTTTTGAATATAGAGATGATCAAAATATTCCAATAGATATTACTAATTGGTGTGCTAGAATAAGATGGATAGAGGACCAAGCACCACAACCAAACATAAGAACTTTCTCAACAAATAATAGAACAGCAGAATATGAGTTCACTATTGATCCTAAGATCGGTAAGATCATACTAAAAATACCAGCATCTCAAACTGCTATCTACTCCTTCGGATCTGCTAGATATGATTTTGAATTACAAGAACCTAATGATTTATATACTGGTGGTGGTAAAAAAATATTTCGTATTCTTCAAGGAAATATAGGATTAATTTCAAGAAATGTGCCAGGGGATGATGTTTTTGGTTGTGATAGCAATGTACAGAATGATTGTGGAACGTGTAGCTCATGAGCATAGTAAGAGTAGAAGAAGAAATTCAGCCATTAAAATATCTGGTCATAACACAAGAAAGAGACCCAGAAAGTGTTATAACCACCAATGTAATCATATCTGATACTAGATTCAATAGATTAAATCTAGTTTCCATAGAGAAAGGTCCGCAGGGAGATACTGGAGCACAAGGTCCGGCTGGACCAGCAGGGCAAGACGGAGTATCTTTTGAGATTTTACCTATTAATAGCGGAGGAACAAATAATACTTCGTTTAGTAGCGGAAATATTATTTATTATGATGGAAATAAATTATCCAGTTCTAACTATACTTTCGAAGATTTATTGAATAGTTCTAATGCTAACGCTGTTACTGGCGTTTTTAGTGGCTCTGGATTATATAGAGAGCTAGTAGATAATACAGTTACTTTAGGAATTAATGCTGGTGGTGGACTTGCTATTAATGAATATAATCAAATAGTTGTAGACGACACTATTGTTCGCAAGGTTGAACTTAGTATCGGTAATATTACCGGAGTTGTTCCAATAGATAAGGGTGGAACTAATAATCAAACCTTTAATAGCAATAGATTATTATACTATGATGGCTTTAAAATTACATCTTTTCCATTGGCTACTGGAAGAATCTTATTAAGTGGAACAACAATAGATATAGTGGCAGGATCAGGATTAACAGGAGGAGGATCTTTAACTCTGCCCAGTGGTTCAGTTGTTCTTAATATTGGTGGATCATCAGACATACTGGTTGAGAATAATTCTATCTCATTATCTGTTACCGGAACACCAGGCACTTACTCTAAGATCATTACGGACGATAAAGGCAGAGTAGTATCTGGGACTAATTTAACTCAATCTGATATTATTAGTATTCTTGGATATACTCCTTGGCATCCTGGTAATGATGGACAAGATTCAGGTTTAGATGCAGATTTATTAGATGGTAATAATAGTTCATATTTTACAAATGCAGGAAATCTAACTGGATTTATAAATCTTAATATTGTACCATCTTCAGTTGAGCCAGGAACTTATACTAAAGTTTATGTTAATGATAGAGGCATGGTCGCTCTTGGCGATAATATGAACTATGGAGATATTGTATATTCTTTAGGATATCGTCCTGTTAGCACAACTGGAGATACTATCAATGGATCATTTACAGTAAATGGTGACGTGAATCTTAATGGAGATGATTTAACTATAAGAGATAATCTTCCAACTATAGGAACAAATTCAGCATCCATACTTCCTAGTGATCCTAGAGGATTCACATTTTTGTATGGTGGATTTATCCCAAAAACTGGAATATTAGCATTTTATCCAGCTGATAGAGAATTAAAGCTAATCACAAATATTAGTAGTAGTGGTGGAGAAATTAGTGGAGGTGAAAACGGCTTCATAGGAGATGTTGATGGAGGTGATCAAAATGCAATTTATATCAGCAACAATGTTAGCGGAGATATTAATGTAATATTATTAAGAGGAAAAGCAGATACTCTTTATGTTAGCAGAACTGATAACCAGGTTATTAGTGGGGTTAAAACATTTGTTAATGGAATTCAAATTCGAGATCAGATAGTTATCACCCCTATCGCTGGACAGTCAAATGCTCCAATTAACGTTGGAAATAATAGTAGGATGGTTGAAAATCTTAATGTTGACTTATTGCATGGTCGTAATTCAGATTATTTCACTGATGCTGGTAATATGACAGGATTGTTCACGTATGAAAAAGTTGAGTTTGATAATTTAGATGGGACACCTGACTATATACCCCGGTTTGATAATCGCACTAGCGATCCTAGTAGAACAATTAGTGATTCTATCATAAGACAAAAAGCAGATGATACTGCAATTATTATAGAAAATAATGCTAGTTTACACATAGGATCATCAAATAGTGGTTCATTTTTAGTTAATAGCTCAGCAGCTATTGGTACTAGTAATAAAGTATTTAATAATAATAGCTTAGCTGTGGGAACAAATAATATTGTTTCTGGTAATAATAGCGTTGCCTTAAACTATGGTTCTAAAACACTTAAAAATAAATCAATAGCAGCCGGTAATTATGGATATACATGGAGTGAAAATCAATTAAGCTTTGGTGCTTTTGCTGAATTTGATAACGGACAAACTATAACTCAAGGACAATATTCAACTATAGCATTAGGTCTCAATAGTTCAGAAACAAATGGTAGCTGGACAGATATGAGTCCTAGTATTATTTTACCAAAAGATAAAACAATTGCTTATTCTTTAGAAGTTCTAATGAACAAAGCAGCAGGTACAGGTGCGGCTCTAGTAGTTTTTGATAGTGGAATCATCAAGAATACAACTTTCAGAAACCCTTCTAATCCAGCCCAAACTGTGAATGTTACTTCATCTCTTAAAAATCATGCTAAAAAAGAGATATATAACGACTCACAACAGAGAAGACACTATTATCACTATAAGCTGGCAGATAATACTATTATTCAAAACCTAGAAGTAACTGCTCCTCCAGTCAAATCCTTTGGCGTGTCAGCACAAAATATTGATTCAATATATAAATATATACCAGAATTCATTAGCTCTACTGGTAGCTATGTAAAAACTAATGATGGAAATACTATACTTACTATAGAAAAACCAGTATTTAGTGGATCATTCTTACAAAATTCTAATGACTATAGAATTAAAGTTACTTCGTATAATCACGGCATGACAACAGGATGTTTAGCTAGCTTAACTTTTTCATCGGGATTATTTCATAATCCAATCTCAAAACAATATACAGTTTTAGATATTATTGATCAAGATCATTTTAGAGTTAGTGAAAATTTTGCAAGTGGGTATCTAACAGGAGACGAAATAGTCATAGATCCTAATAGTAAATCACTTATAGATAGCTCTGGCTCTATAATAATTTCTGGAGGATATCTATATACAAATTCACCTGATATGTATAATATGCCACTCAATGCGATGACCATATTACATACTGGTATGAAAGTTAGATTTAGACCATACGAGTCATTATACCCTACTATAGCAGAACAGACAGGAATCATCGTTGCGCTCACTAGCGGAAGCGTTACTTTCAATGTTCCTTTTACCGGAACATTTAATTCTTCTAGTGTCAATAGTCCATCTGTTTTAACTTTCAACTCATACACAGATCATTATCTAAGTTCGTGCTCAAAACTATATGTGAATATCGATGGTTATGGGCAACAAGCACTAACCAGAATATCTGGGGCATATCCAGCAACATATTGCGGTCAACCCACAATAGCGTTTAAAATTACTGGAGTACCACAAAACTTTAGCGGAACACCTGTTAAGGTAGCTCCTGGTTCGTTGAATTCAGGACTACTAACATTACATAATAAAAGAAGTTTTAATGGTACATACGCTAAATCGGCCACTAGATTCAAAAAATATGATGGTATCTATACTCAATATCCGTCCGAAGATGGTACTAGCACTCTTAGTATATACAATAAATATTTAGAAAATATAACACTCCCTTCTACACCATTCTCATATTCTTTGGTTTGCGGCTATGGAGATGCTGATAATGCTTCTTTCGCTATTAGTGGAGACTATTTAGTTGCTAGAGAATCGTTTAATTTTGAAGCAAAGTCTGCTTATACCGTTAGAGTCAGAACAACCGACAGGTCTTCACAATTTTTAGAAAAACGATTTACGATTGGAATATTAAATGTGGATGAAAGTCCATTTTTAATGAACCCTATAGATGATCAATATTTGACAGTTGATGAACCCTGGGTCTTTATGGTTCCCACAGGGACTTTCAGTGACGAAACTTTTGCCGGATCCAAGTCTTATTCTGGATGTTTAAGCAATAATTCTGGATTACCATCGTGGCTTAGTTTTAATGGTGGACAGAGAATATTTAGCGGAACTCCGTCTCTATCAGATACTGGTGTTTTGTCTCTAAAAGTGAATGTTTTTTATAACAGTGTCCTAGCAGCATATGATATTTTTGATATACATATTAATGAATCTGGTTTAAATATTTTTAATTATAGTATCCAGTCAATTGATGACGATAGTCCATTAAAAATAACAAATCTTAACCTATCTGCAGTCACTATATCAGAAAATATGCCATCAGGATCGGTTATAGGAAAATTTGATACGGCTGGTGGCTATTCACCTCATCTCAGATTTGAAACTGCGTCTAATAGTTTCAGTGGAGTGTTAATTAATAATAGCAATATAATAAGTGAATGTGCTTCATTTAGTCTGTACTATCCTACAACCACCTTGCTGGGTAGGCTAGATACTATCTATACGGGAATGTCTTTGTCTGCAACGAACGGTTTATCATCAGCTACGATTACGGGAATTTTAAATTCTCTAGTAGAAATCAATGGATATACAAGTAGTGGATCAAATCGTCTTTGTGTTGCTAGTATGACATTTCCAGACCTACAATATATTTCCGGTATTAGGTTTGTGTCTTCTCTTTCTGAATGGAATAATCAATCGAGAGTCGCTAATACTGGTCAGAATTTTATCACATTTGATAGAATAGTTTTTAGCGGAAACCAGGATTCTGCTTCAAATAAATTTAGCGGAGTACTGATTAATAATAGTAATATAATAAGTGAGTGTACTTCAGTACTTGGCGACCTCAATACTCTCATTGTCGGAATGCCATTATCGACAACTAGCGGTCTATCATTAGCTTCAGTTACTGGAATTTTAGAATCTGTAGTAGAGATTACCGGATATGTAAGCAGTGGATCGTATGTCATTTCTGGTATAACACCCCCAGATCTACAATATATCTCCGGTGTTAGATTTATATCTTCTCTTTCTGAATGGAATGACGAGGCTAGGGTTGTTAATACTGGAGAGAATTCTCTTATATTTGATATCCCCTTTACTGGGACTGGAATTAATACGACTATTACTGTAAATAATATTGGGAAGCGAATTCTTTTAGACACAAGATATCAAGGAGAATCACTATCTGGAATAATAACTTATACAGCTATCACCATAAATAATATTGGTAAGCGAATTCTTTTAGATACAAGATATCAAGGAACATCACGATCTGGATTAATAACCTATACGGGCGTTTTACCTACTAATGACGAATATTATCCCAGTGGATTTCAGTATTTTGCAAGTGGGTATGTGTCTGGTGTATGCCCATCTTTTATATCACAATCATATATTAAAGGATTTTCTTCTGAAACTTCTCAATACATAGCATCTACGGGTCATTACGTTACAGGAATTGTTTCTTTTTATACTGAAGCCGGATGTAATGATATTATTATTAGTCCTGATCAGCATACTAATATAGAATCTAATGAAGATAGTATATTTATAAATTATACTAGCACTAATCAAGGAGACATTCCCACAGACACTGCTCATACATTTTTTAGCGGATACGATGGCACTTCATCTTTTATGGTTAATAATTTATCGTGGTACCCAGATTCTGGTCTGTCATCTACAGGCAGTATGATATTGAACCTAGATAAAAATCATGGATATCAAATACTAAATGCTAAAATCTTAAATCAAATACCGGTTCAGTTCGATTCATGTATAAACAACAATAGTAATCGCAAACCTAAAAATAACTTATTTGACATTCTTGCAATTACCGGAAATCAAATAACTATTAATGATAACCAAAACTATCTCCTAAAAGAAAATAGTAAACCAGACTATTTTGAGCAACCAATCAGAGCATCTTATTCAACAAATGGATTTAATTTTAACTCAACTATAGTGAGTGGAAACAATTCTTTTTATGACTGTGACTCTGCACAAGTATTTAATTTACAAAGGAATATGATTTTGGGATGTTCTTCTCTCGGTAGTGTCCAGCAACCGGTAAGAGTAGACTCAGTTATTTCAGGAATATCATTTAACGGAACAGTATATTCTGGACAAAGTATATTAACTACAAGTACAGGATTATCACTATATCAGAATCAAAGAATATATTCATCATTATCTGGATGGTCAGATAGATACATCTACATCAGCAGCTATTCTGCATCATCTGGAATAATAGCATTATCGAGAAGTATTGATTGGATTATGGATACTGGCATAGCATCTTCATTCTATACCCTACCAATTATAACTGTAAATCAAAATCTTTGCGTACCATACAATAGACAACAAAACAATAGAACATACTATAATGGAAACATTATTATTATCAATGGACTTTCTACTCCAAAAGCATATCTTAATGCCGATGATCAAATAAAAATTACAACATTTAATGGATCTAATAACTTTAACACAAATTCAATTAGTCAATACTGTCAGATTTTACGCATCAACGCAAGTCAAACACTTTTTAGTGGCATAGCTATGAATGGCTCTAAAAATATTGAGCCACTTAATCAAGACGGAAACGACTTATATAGAAGAAACCAATACCGATACTCTGATAGCTTTGGACTAGCCTGGGATACTGAACTTCCAAATGTTGGATCACTATCTTTTATCGGATCATGCTCTGGTTTTTGTAATATTCCATATTTTAATAATATCTACTACCATTCTTATGGCGGTTCAACAGCAGAATGGCCCATGGATAACGACGGCAACTTTGTCTCAGCTCCAAAAACTGGAGTATTCACAATAGGCGTAGGCTCTAGCTCATGCCAATCTGGCACTATCTGCATAAACATTAAGGGGTTTGAGAACACAGACTTTAATAATATTTCTGATATTATTGATAGAAGCAATATTGGTAAAACTAGTAATATCACAAACGACAATAAGGGATATATAAGACCTTGGGGAACAAATAAAAAATTCTACTTTGATTTTTCAGATGGCGCTCCCTTACTAAATGGATCATATTACATTACAGATAAAATTGACCCGTATAATTTTACAATTACTATTCCATACAATGCTGCATATTTTGGCGTCAGTGGTTTAGTCTATATAATAGATAGTGACTATAATCTTAAAAGTAATAAAAATCCAAATATAAATAATGATTTTATAGTCTCTAATGGTTCCATAAACGTATCCGGAACAGACAATAGCTTATTTGCTCTTGGAATAAATTCATACAATGATCAATCAAAGAGATGGAAGCATCTAATTCATTTAAATAATTCAAGCCTTCCGATATATAGTGGTTATACAGCAACTCTTCATAATCAGATAAATACTCAGCTACTATATTTAAATCCTAACAATATAGAAATAATAGGCCTTGATTACTCATTAGATTACGGACAAACATATTCTTCCATATTAGAATCTAACTCTTTAGATATACCTCATACGTTCTCTAAACCAGTTTATCTAAGAATACAAACTAAAAATGGTTCAGAAAAATGGTCTCAGAGCCTCTCAAAGTCTGCACCAAGAGTAAATATATTTGGTATAGCCAATTATAGTATTGACAATGATAATATCATATATAATCCTATTGATAAAATATGGATAATTAATATTATTATAACAGATATTACAGAAATACTAAGTAATAGAGATATGATTATTAAAGTTAGCGACGAAACCGGATTTGATACAGTAAGTAAAAGTATCAATATTCAGTTTATTCCACAAATCAGAGAAGCATTACCATCATATGTTTATGCTAATGGACCAGATAATTGGTCATTAGTATATGATATCAAATATTTACCAGAAACTTATACTATTACAATGTCTGGTTTTCCTGGTTCAAGTTTTACAATAGGTGAGGACAATGATTTGAGTAATGATGAAACTAAGATTATTTATGGATATCCAGGATCTATTACTGGAATATATTATCCAGTCTTATATCTTAAAGATAGTGTCGATAATATTTTATCAACTAGCACTGGAGAAATACATATACTAGGCCCATCTCAGTATGCTCCTTCTTATCAATTAAATCCTGTCGGTCTTGATGATAATATTTATTTAAATATAGACAATAGTTCCCAATCTAGTTCTTTTTATTTTTATGTGCCAGCAGCTGTTAATCAAGAAGAAACAAGTTTAACAGTAACACTAGCAGAGGCTCAAAACTATTATGGAGTTGAGTCCATAAACTATGAATATAGCACAGCAGATAGATATAAAGTAACTGTAGCATTGACCGGCAATACTGGATATTATCCTAATAAAAATATAGGAATATCAATATTTCAGCCAGTTATTGATGAAAATTCTGTTATTACATGGACGCAATATACATACAATAAAAATATTAACTTGACTTTATATAAAAATTTTCAAATTAATACATCAGCATTAACACAGCCATTGGTCTATGATAAGCAAGAGATGTGGTCAATACAGTTTAACCTAGTTAATGGAATATTATCTCACAGATCAGATATTCATCCTACAGTAAGACTAGGTAATCTACCAAATATAGGAACATATGAAAATCAACCATTAGAATATTCTTTGAACTACACATATGATGCTATCAACTATAGATGGAATGTTGAAGCTATTGGTAAAACAGATACTTTTGGAAAAGTTACAGATAATATCGGTCCTAAAACTATTAATATTTATGCTGATGATACTCAGTCAGTAGCAACAAGATCTGTTAATTTATTATTTACCCAAACTGAGTATTTAGATAATATACAATCAACTATTTATTCTGTTCCTAATAAAGCATATCAAAACACGTTTGATATTAAACAAGCAGATGTCGATACTTATCCTTCTGTAACCATCCCTATCAACTTAAAAGAAAATACTATTAATTTGTCACGATACTATCGTAAATATGATCCTAATTTTAATCTTTGGGAGTATTCCTATTCTGGAGAGCCTATTGTAGATAGGTGGGATATTGATATAGATATCTCAAATACTGGAACTTCGCTATCTAGCAGCCAGTTCTCAACCATAACTGCAAAATGTAAAGGAATAGCTACTGATAAAATTCAGGCTGTTGGTAAATTAAGTCTCATAGAATTGGATAGCTTTAGTATTGGAGGACTTCCAATTAAGATTACTGGAATTTCTTATCCAAGTTATACAATTGTTGAAGGATCTCCGTGGGATATAACATTTAAAACTATTTTTGGTCTTGAAAATCCAAATTTCCCGCCAACAATTTTGTTGTCAGGATTACCGTCTATGTGTTCTGGATATAATCCTAGTATTGGACTAGAGCAACAAAATACATGTCTTCAATATAGGACATGGAATCCTATTGATAAATCTTGGAACTTTAAGTTTAAGGGACTTCCTTTGTGTGGCCAAGAAGGAATAAAGCCATTTTCTATTTTGGCAATTGATACAGATACTATTCAAGATATTTATTTAACCTCAGATAAAATAGGCGCTAGTATTCTGTATACTTCATTAGAAGACAACGGGTTTTCTCATACTCCTCCAGTCATTAGGATCAGCGGCTCTCAACAAGACCAGAACCCAATACAGCTATCTCCCTTATGTAATTCACCAATTAATATTTCTTATATATTTGGTCCTACAAATAGAGAGTCTTGTGCTATTCCAACAGGAATAACCGGATGGATGGTGAGTGGAACATTACCTCCTGGTTTGAGTTATGCGATATCTTTCTCTGGAGGTAATCCGTCCGCACCATGGAACAACTTGTCTAGTGGAATTATTACTTTCACCGGGAATCCAACGACATTTGCTAATGGGTCGCTTTATAGCCAGCAGTTCGGTCTTAAGGTATTTGACGCAAGGAATAAATCAACACAAAGAATCTTTACATTTCAAGATATATCATCTGCCAACCCACCTTCTCCACTTAATCTTACCGTATATTTTGATGACGAGAAACCTAAATATACTCCTATTAGAAACATGGTCGCAGGAGAAACGGTTAGTCCTCCGCAAGGAACCAGACCAATCGACAAAGGAAATTATCCCAATATTACTACTTATTGGCCCCCAGCATATTCTGGTTCATTGAATTGTACTAGTATACTACCTCATAATCAATGTCAGACATGCGAATTCTACTATAGTGGAGGCAACTATGAAGAATTAGACTATAAGGTTTATTTACAATTTTCAAGACAACTACCAATATCTAATATTTCAGAGGGCAATAATCTATATTTAGAATTTGATTATAATCCCACTGGCAATAAAAATGGTTTTTATTCCTTAAAATACTCTTCTCCAAACTATTATGTAGAAGTTCCTGGACAAACTTTTACAACAGGCAGCGGAAGACTAGTCAGAGAAAGAAAAGTAGAGAATGTGCCAACATATGATCTACAAAAATTTAATGGCTCTTTAGATTCTAATACAACTAAATCTATACTCGGATGCGGCTCGTTCTCCAATAAGACATCATTTCAAATTCTAGATGAATCAGGATATGGGCTGTTTGGTAGAATGAGACCCGATTATTCTGCTTCTATACCAGTTTCTGGTATTTTTAGTAACTCTGATGCTTCATTAACTGGACTTAATATAGTTCAATTAAACAACCAATACACAAGTGGTATATCAAATCATATCTATACAGTAAAAACATATAATTGCTGGGAAACTGGATATTTACGCATTAGTGGCATATTGTTACCAGCTCCAATTGTAGAATTAACTGACCCAGCTCCAGCGTCCGAAGCTCCTTTTGCATATAATAATCAGCAATACTATGTTGGTAGTAGATGTGCTTATGGTAACACAGCTGAGCAAAGAGACCTACAAGATAATAAACGAGATACTACTATTAATTATAGAATTACTAATCTTTTAACTAATTCTGTTTATCAAAATTCTCAAGTAGGTAGTAATCAGGCAATAGCTTTTAATCACAGCGAAGCCTATGGTACTGTTTTCTCACTTTTCCTCAACAACAATCCCGCAACATTTCCGACATATCGCTATAATGCCCTTAGATATGCTCAAAATGAATATTTCTGGATCCACAAAGGAGGAACCAAGAACGGTACCATAACACAAAATAGCTTCCCACCAGTAATGATAGACGGTATTATTAATAATAAAATATCATGCTTAAGTGGAGTTTCAATTTCTGGATACGAAGGAATTTTAGTTGGAGGATACATACCTTTCAACGAATACCCCATACCAGTGCCTTACTATCAGCTACCAGACAACTCTAACTGGACGACACTAAGTTACAACCCTCACGCCACAGGGTTTATTACAAAAGAAATCGAAAATATTAATAATCCAATTGCTCTTTCTTATAGTCATCCAGGAAATACTCAACCCACAAATCAATATATTAACATTAGTATTGGAGCAAACACGTATGGATTTGCATCAGGTGATGCTGTTAGAATTACTTTTGCTGAAGACACCATACCACCAACATCGCTATTACTGGAACCTGTAAATTTCAGCGGTTCATTCATTAGAATCCCGTATAACAGAGGTGGTTCTCCAGCAATTACTAATAGTCAAGCTTATATTTCATATCGTAGTATATTATTAAGTATAGATGATAACACTTTAACTATTAAACATAAAAATATACCATTTATTACTGGAGAAAATGTTGACATAACTCAAGGATCAATATCAACATGCTCTAACATAGCTCCATATAACTATAAAACTATAGTATCATCAGGAGATAGTTCATTATTATATGTTTCATTTAATGGTCCAAACTCTGTAAATTATAGTGGATCTTTAGCTGTTTCCGGAATTACTCAAGTTAATAGGATATGGAGTAATCAAATCAACATAGCAGAACCCACTTATTCCAAAGAAGGTTACTGGCTATTTTCAATAACTGGAACACCAACAGGCTTATATCGAGATTACTCATACAAGATTATTTCGGTAGAAAATACTGGAATGCCTGTTTTTTCTGGAACTAGCCTAACACCAAAAACATATAGTAGATTATATCCTCTGTATATAAATAAACCTCTTAAAATTAATCTACCACAAACAGTTATAGATTCAGGAATTGTTAATAATAACGGATCCTGGAGCCTGACATTTAATACTGATGGTGGATTAAGGCCTATCTACAATAATAAACCAGAAGTAATGATCAATGGAGAGATATGCAACTTCAATAGACAATTATCTGCTCCAAATATGTTAGACACCTATGATGCATCTACTGATTCTTGGCAAATAGTCCTAACAAATAATACTAATTTTGATTGGAGAAACGAAGAATCTTTTGAGCTAATGATTTTTGACGAGACAGGATTTGATATCAAAACTATTAACCTTCTTTAACAATCTATAATTATGGCATCTATTAATATCATACAACCGCCAAATAAAGTATTAATTATCAACCAGTCAGTAGATGGTTCTGATAGTAATAACGTTATTTCTACAAATGTAAATATTAATGATGGTTTTGATAATACAGTTAGTGTTGTTTACGTAGAACGAGGTTTGCAAGGACTTATTGGGCCTAGCGGATTACGTGGAGAAATCGGACCAGCTGGTCCACCAGGACCAAGCGGAGCTATCGGTCCAGTTGGTCCAGCGGGCAGCGGATTAAATAAATTAGTGGTTGGAGACATTGAAATATTACCCGGCGAAACATTAAATATTGTTGGACAAGGAGGTACTTCTGTTGCTTTCAATGCTGGTTCTAATACGATTAATATTAGTTCAGATATTATTAGTAATAGTTATTCATTAATAGGACATCGACATAATACTAGTGATATTAATAGTTTCGCAGAAAATGTTGATGATAGAGTTGCTGGATTATTGGTAGCTGGTCAGCAGATATCATTACAATATAATGATCAAGATCTTAATAATTTAATTATATCAACTACTGGACTAGAAATTGGAAGTGATATACAGGCCTATAGTTCTAGATTAACAAAACTAGGTAATCTATCAGTTCATTCTGGAGCTATTATTTATGGAACAGGTGTTGATCAATACGGATTATTAAGCATTACGGAAGCTGGTAAAATACTAATAAATGATGCTGACGCAGAAGCACAAAGACTCACTCTTGGACTAGGAGATATTGCGACGAGAGATTCGTCTGAATTTGCTAAACTGGAAGGCGGAAATAATTTTACTGGAACACAATCGCTTGGAGACGGCACCCTAACAAGATTCTCTGCTTCATTAAATAATCAGAGTACTAATAACTATATAATAACCCAAAATGATAATGGTAAAGTATTAAGTTTTAATAATAATATTTCAGCTATAAATATTAGTTTTACTGGCTCTCTAAATGTAGGTTTCAATTGCTTGGTGGCTCAGATGGGATCTGGACAAGTAAGATTTTCAGGCTCTCAACTAGTTAATAGAATGGGCCACGATAAATTGGTAGGCAGATACTCTGTTGCTACATTAGTAAAAACTACTTCGGATACTATAATACTATCAGGAGATACGACAGATGCTAATGGAGGACCATGATGATACTACCACCATTCTTTGGGTATCCAATACCATCTCGCGATAGAGAAATATACAGATTAAAATATTCATATCTTGGTGAAGATATTTTTAGTTATACTATACCGACAAAATCAACCACGGTTACGTTTATTGGTACAGATATACTAACATATCAAACAGTCAAACCCGAAATGTTTCATACTTATTTGGCTCAGGATATCTTAACTTATACTACTCCTAAAGAAAAATTAACAAATAGCTTATTATGTGTTGATATTTTGACCTATTATCCTCCTCCAGCCCCTCCAGAACCTCCAACAAACTTAGCAGGGCTCGGAGACGACGGAACCGCCACCCTGTCATGGACTGCTCCATATGCTAATAGATCTCCTCTAATAGATTATATTGTTGAGTATTCTACAGGAACCTTCACTTCTTGGAATATTTATAATGACGGAATATCTTTAGATACTAGTGTTTTTGTCACTGGACTAGAAAATCTAACCAACTATAAATTCAGAGTATCAGCCTCGAATGCTGTAGGTACAGGTAATTTTTCAAACTATGTTACTATTATGCCCTCAGCATTATTGCTTAATTATTGTGATATGTCTCTTTATCTACCTTTTGATGGTGACTATGTGGATTATTCATGTAATAATATTAATATGCAGGCGATGGTCCCAACCGGGGGATCACTATCTATAACATCGGGCGATTATAAATATGGTGGATATAGTTTGTATACAGACGGAATAGAGTATGGAGAACCTTTTAATAATGATAATCCTCCCGAGTATGCTCACATTATAGTTGGCGCTTATGAAAATATAAATTGGACTCCTAGCGGAGATTTTACCATAGAAATGTTTGTAAAAGGTTCCTCTAACAATATTAGTGGAACAATTTTTAGTATTAAAAATAAAGAAGGATATTTTACAGATAATAATAGCTATGTACAGTTGCGAAAATATAATAATACTTTATACTTCAATTTTTATACAGATTACTATAATAGTGGTTCTCAAACATATATCTATGAAGATAGTAGCATCACTGCTACTAATATTGTTCTTACTACAGGATGGAAACATATTGCAGTATCACGAGCTGATAATACTATGAGATTATTTGTTGATGGTATTAATAAAGGTACTAAAGTTACAAGCTTCAATCCAAAACTTGATAATCACGATTTTTATATTGCGTCAGATATTAAGCCTCCTCACTATGATGCTGGAACTTCACTTGATGGTTTTGCTGGATATATTGACCAATTTATATATACAAAAATGGCTAAATATAAAGGAAGATTTGTTCCATCAGAATATTCTTTACCATACAACTGCGACGATTGTGAACCATATATACAGTCTCAAACTATTCACTTTGTTCCATAGACTATCCTAACGGGGTATTAAATATTAAACACTGGAGTTAATTATGGCCACACTATTTTTCGAAGGATTTGACCGAGGCACAACATTTAATAAGTTGGATAGTGCGTATTGGTCATCACAATTTTCACAATTTCCCAAATATGCATTTGGAGGATATACTACAACTTCAGTCAATCCTAATGGCAATTATATTGGCGTAAACTATTCCTATTGTTCTCCTAATAATGGTATATTGCCATCATCCTACATTGAGTCGTCTTATGGAACAATTCCTTCATATCCCGGTTTTGGTACTCCAGCAGGATTTTTAGCATTATCAAATATTGAAGTTGAAAGTAGTACTGTAGAATATCCAACATACTTACAACTTAGCGGATTTTCTCCTCCTTCTGGAAACAAAACATATTTTGGTTTCAGGTCACTTGGTCTAGAAAATAAACACGCTAGCTATTCGGCTTATCCTCATAGACACTTGTTATTTAGTCTATGTAGTGGAAATACTACTGGATTAGTAGTTAATGTGGTAAAAGTTACAGGAGAAACCCTACTAGAAATAGCTGGAGAAAAAACTACCCTGGGTCTAGAAATTCAGCAAAATAATACTACTCTTGGTATTTTTGATCTTAATTTACAGGGTACAGCATCTGATTATAGAATTAGCCAAATCTTTGATAGTTCAATATTGGTTATTGCTCATACTAATGCTAGTCATACTAATGATAATCGCATAATCTCAGCTAATAAAGGAGGAAATATTCCGATTCTAAGATGGCTACATTCTGAATTCTTAATAGATAACTCCGATTCTAATCAAAGCTATATATCTATGAGAGCAGAGGGTGTTGACTTACCGCTCATTAATAATGATATTGAAATAGCTAGACAAGACTGGAGCTTAGAGTTGCCAATCAGCGGATTCGAATATGATAATATTAGATTCTATAATCGTACTTATTCTAGCAGTATTTTGAATGGTCTTATAGTTTATCGACATGATGGAGTCGTGCTGCCACTATTTGGTATGGATATGAATTATTATATGAGAGGAAAAACTTTATTACTAGATGATATTACTCTTATCGACGATACTGATGTTCCTGCATTTTGGCTTGGTTCGACTGTGAGAATAGTTCCATTAGTTCCTGGAGCAAATAATGAAATTAGAGATAATAGTGGCAGGAGCGATGGTATTAAGGATTGGACAGCTAATAGTACTGTGTCGGTAGGTGTAAGTCCATTTAATACAGTCGAAATTAGTCATCGCAAAGCTTTTTTATTGTCTGATGGAGATTCTAATTCTATAGAAACAATTAATAGTGGAAATATAGACGCTGTAGCTTTTAGTCCTAGAAATTTAAATTTTCCTACTATAAATCCAGCGGACGCTGCGTCTCTATGGAGAGAAACATTTAGTGATGGCATAGGAGGCATGAAAATATATAATAATGCCCGTAAAAGTTATTTGGATACTAAATACGTTAATGTATTTCGATCTGGAGTTACTGACCCATATGAAGGATCTGTGTCTTTACTATTGAGGGGCGAAAGTAATCCTATTATTGATAATAATACTTATGGTAGAAGTATATATCCAACAGGATCAGCAGCAGTATCTTTTGATCAATCCAAATTCGGTAGCGGCAGCTTATATTTTCCCAATGCAAACTCTTACATTTATTTAGATCATCCCGATATTGAGCAATACCAAATTACCATAGAATCATGGGTTTATTTTACTAATTCTGGCAATAAAATTTCTTTCTTTGATAAGACTAAAATGCCTCCAAATTCTACTGATAATGGGAATTTTAAATATACCTTTGATCTTGATATTAGTGGAATAATTTATAGTGGAGCTAATAGACCTACTATCAATAGGCTATATTTTCCAGAAATTGCTACTACTGGAGTTTGGCATCATGTTGCATTGGTCAAAGATTCTTCATATCGCTTAATTTGTTATTTGAATGGAGTATCAGGAGTTGATCATAGTATTTTTGATGATCCAAATAATGCAAGTAACGAACTTAATTCATGTGAAACTACTGGAGTTTTTACTAATAAGCTATATACTATTCCCAATAATTGTTCTTTAAGAAATATTACTAGTACTTTTACTCGTAATGGTGATGGTGCGTCAATTCCTGGATTACTAACTATAGGAAAGGGCGGATATCTGGATAACTATAGAATTTCGTATAATTTTAATCGATATCCTAGTAATTTTGATGCTCCTACAGAGTCTTTTAAGGTTCAACGAGACGATTACGCTGAAATTGGACCGATCACAAATGTCAACAAAACTACCTATAGAACAACAGAATATTATTCAAATCATAATCCAGTAACTAATCAAAATTGGACAGTACCACAAATTACTGGTCTGATTTTTGGAGTTAAAAAACTATGAGTGATTTTACAAGAATAAGATTACGACGAGCAAATTCATCTGGTTGGCTAGAAACCAATCCAGTACTAGCTTTAGGCGAAGCTGGCTATGAAACAGATACCAATAAACTAAAAATTGGAGATGGTAGTGGTATTTGGTCAGAACTAGATTATTTGAGAGTTGATCCATCATCCATATTTTTTCCATCTATTAATTTAGGCATTTACGACGGCATTGAACAAAGAATAGAAATTAATTTATCAGAAAATGAACCATTTAATATTGTTGGTTCTGGTGGCACTGATGTGATATATGATGGTTATACAAATACTCTAACTATTAGCAGCTTAGGTAGCGGTGGTGCTTCATTAAGCAGAAATGATGTTGTTGATGCATTAGGATATATTCCTCAGAGAACAGGAAATTTTAGTTTAGTTGATCACAATCATATCATATCAAACATTAGTGGACTTCAAACTATTTTAGACAACAAACAAGGAAGTGGGAATTATGCTTTGAGTGGGCATTCTCATTCATTATCAATTGGAGATGGAGGAGATAATACTATCTCTTACAATATTGGAGATAATCTAAAAATTATTGGTAGTGGCTATACTTCAATACTCTTTGATGATTATACAAATACTGTAACTATTTATTCAAGCGGTAATAGCGGGGTCACTTCATTAAATAATAGAGTTGGGAATCTTATTCTTAATTTTGCAGATATTACCGATGCTATAGGGTACGTTCCACAACCAGTAGGGTCGTATTCTTTATCTACTCATAATCACTATGCTTCTGGATTACTTGGCTTAGAAAATATTTTTGAAAAAAAAACGATATCCAGTAGCAATACTTCTGGAGCAGCTGGTCAAATTTATTGGGATTCTTCATATTTATATATTTGTATTTCAACTAATTCATGGCATAGAATACCACATTCTGGTTGGTAAAAGCATAATGTGTATTTAATAGTAACTTAATTTAAATAGGAATATTATTATGGCCAACCCTTTTGAATCTCTAATTTCTCCATTGTTCAAAGATACTTTTAATAAGGCAATAGATGCGCTATTGGTTGATAATGCCCTTACAGTTCCATGCACACTGAATTATGGTTCTTCAAGTAGGTCATTATGTAATAACTGTATTTTTGACCCAATTTCTCAACGATCACTCAATCAATATAATGGAACCGGCCCACGATCCTTTGCTCCAGATAGTATCTGTCCAGTATGTAATGGTTACGGATTATTAGACAAAGCAAAAACCGAAAGCGTTTATTTAGCGGTTCTTTTTGATAGTAAATATTGGTTCAATTGGAGCCATAAAGACGCTATCAATATTCCTGATGGATCAGTACAAACTGTCTGTAACATATCATTATTACCAAAGCTTAAAAATTCTCAATTTATGACAATGGATACTAATATACAGAACTATGGAGACTATTCATACGCTATAGCCGGAGATCCCCAACCATGTGGTCTTGGAAATAACAGATATATCATAACTATGTGGAGCAGAGCATGAGATTGGAAATGAAGTTATTGGAATCCAATTCAGACATAGAAAACATGATTTTATCATCTATTAGAGATACCATAGATCAAGCTTTTAATAAATCGCTTAAAAATTTACAACAATCAATCCCCAAAGAGATATATAAAGTTATAGTTTCTGAACCAGAATATGGGTCTCTAGTTGGAGGAGTTTTGCAATACGAACTAGGTATCCCAGATGCTGCACAAAAAGTTAATAATATTGTTAATATTTGGACAAGTAATTTTTATGTAGAAATTTCTCCTGTAACTATAAGCGGATCTAAAATTATTGGTGGTTTTAGTATTAATATGATAAAAGACAGCTATGAAGATGTATTGGGTAGTGAGAACGCTTTTGTTGTTGATGATGCAAAATCATTAAGATTACCATGGTTAGAATGGCTTTTATTATACGGTGGCAAAATTATAGTAAGAAATTATGAAGTTCAAGTTGGGTCAAGTCCTTATTCACGAACCGGACTAGCAATCATGAAACCATCAAAAAAGAACTGGAGGGTTCCAGCAGAATTTTCTGGAACAAGAGAGAATAACTGGGTCACAAGAGCATTAGATAGACTAGACCAATCCATTCCCAACCTTATACAAAAAGAAATTGAGAAAAATATATGAGTTGTGAAGATTATACTAAATTTAATAATGTGGAAAGTATAGGTCAAAATTCTTTAGTAACCACGCTTGAAGAAAATATTAAAAGTTTTCTTGATTGGGGTTTTCTTAATATTGGTGGATTTATTAACGTAAATATTCCCACTAGTGGATTATATGGAGGTAATTTTAGTGATCTAAAAGTTTCAGATCAACCAGGATATTTAAATGGGCAAGTTTGGCAAAGTCCTAAAAAAGAATGGGTATGGGAAACTGGAGCATATTATAGCGGATCATCTCCTATTAATATTTCAGGAGTTAGAGTATCCAATAGCTTTTATCCAGCGCCTACTGGAAGCGGGTTAGTAGCATATCATATAAATTACCCATTAGGAAATATTGTATTTAATAAACCAATCCCAGCATCGTCTTCAGTTAGGCTAGAATATTCATATAGGTGGTGTCAAATATATAAAAGCAGCACAGACCCTTATTTAGCCGAACTTCAAGGAATGACATATGAACCAGCTCCAGCTATCAATCAAAGGGACAAAGGAGATTATAGCTTATCATCAAACCACAGAGTTCAAATGCCCTGCATTATTATCGAACCCATTGCTCGTAGTTTTTCTCATCCTTGGCAGCTAGGAGCATATGATTTCTTAATAGACCAAGATATTTTATTGCATGTATTTACAGAAAATGCAATTGACAAGAATACCATTTCTGATATTATTAGACTACAGAAACAAAAAACAATTTGGTTATATGATGTTAAAAAAGTGGTCAAAAGTGGAGTTAATCCACTAAATTATCGTGGATCTCTTACTAATAATGGTAAAAACTATCATGACTTAGTAACTAATGCTGATTATAGATGGAAAAAATGCCACTTTAAAGAAATTATTTTTTCTGAGATGGAAAGCAAAAATAAAAATTTATATTGGTGTACAATAAGGTTGACTACCGAAGTTATCATTTAATTCTTCTTAATATAGTGGAGATTAACCCATGCCCAACAATCGTATTTTCTATGCATGTCAAGCTGTTCAAATTAACGGACCAAGTGGTACACTACGAACGTTAAATCCTGACTATGATACTGTTCAAGGATTGCAGAGTGTTGGCATGAACACCAATTTTAATCTTGAGCCAATTTATCAGCTTGGTCAAATTGACCTATATGATAACTATGAAGAAATTCCCGAAGTGGAAATTACTCTAAGTAAGGTTCTTGATGGTATGCCCACTCTCTATGCCATGACAATGGGTACGGGCGATCTTGTTTCTTTAAGCAATAATCGTTGCGGAGTTAAATTATTATTATATCCTGACACCAATACATCGGCCACAGGCGTAGCAACAGCTGTAGTAGAATGCGCACCATCATATCTATCTTCTATCAGTTATACCTTCCCAACAGAAGGCAATTTCACAGAAGAAGCTACGATTGTTAGCAATGATAAGGTATGGACAACTGGCGTTAGTGTTAATTCTAAACCAGCTGTTGACGTTCCAAGTGGTGTTGGTATTTTACGTCGTGGATTGTGGAATACTGCTGGTACAGTACTACCCAACTCAGGTGCTGGAGTAGCTCTAGAACGACAATCTGTTAGCGGAGGTCTTCCACTTGGTGCTAAGATCAATAGCGTTAAGGTCAGTATGAATCTTGGTCGTGAACAGATTCGCGAACTTGGTAGCCGTACTCCTTATTATCGTTATATCAAGTTCCCAGTTGAAGTTTCAACAGAAATTGAAGTAACAGCCAATAATGGAGATCTTGTTGGAGCTAGTGGATCAAGTAACACATCATGCGACAATCCCAAAGCTCTTAGTAACAAAGAAATCAAGATTGCTCTTTGCGACGGTACAGTTATTGATCTAGGTAAGAAGAATAAGCTTACCACAGTTAACTATACTGGCGGAGATACTGGCGGTGGAAATGCAACAATTACATATAGCTATAGAACATATAGCGAATTCACCTATACGGCTCCTACTGGTGGAGTTGGCCAGGTATATGCAAACGTTGTTGAGTCTGGCCTACCAGTTCCTCCAACTGATTATTAATAGTTACTGTTAATTTAATATAAAAAGATTATGGCTCGGGGACTATAAAATGGAAGAAATATTTTCAACAATCGGTAAACTATACTTAGACTTGCTACAAAGTCAAAAAATTATAGAAGGCCTGCAAAAAAAGGTAGACAGTCTTGAAAAAGACCTATCTAATCTGCAGGCTTCTATTATTTTACGAGAAGACCAAGTGTGAATGATCAAAGGAAAAACGAATCATTAGTTCATAGGATATTATCTGGTAAACAAATATTTGTTTATGATAACAAATCATATGAGCTTAGGAAACCTTCGTTATCTTTAAAGATGAATGCTGATTTGCTATATGAATCAACATATCAAGATAATATATATAACAATTTTTGGTTTTTAGAAGATATTGAGTTTTTATTATTTGACTTACAGCTTCTGTCTGCTAACTATAAAGATTCTTTATCTAAGCTAGAAAAAAACCTAGAAAAAACTAAAATTAATCTTTATCAGCAGTATTTTGATAATGTCAAAAAAAATAAAATCAAACAAAAAATCAAAGACCTAAAAGATAGTATAGATAGTATATATAACAAAAAACACTCTTTAGATTTTTTAACACTAGAACATTATTGTGATAATATTAGACATGAATTTATTATTAGTCATACTCTCTACGATTTTGAGTCTCAAAAGTTATTATTTGAAAATAATGAAATAGATTCTGGATTATTTAATCAGTTAATTATGATAATATCTAAAAATATGATAAATTTAGAAACATACAAAAGTATAGCTCGTAGTGATTATTGGAGAAATTATTGGAATAATAATAAGAGTAATGTTTTAAATGAACCAGTTAAAGAGTGGTCAGAAGAACAAAAAAGCTTGATTAATATTTCTTGCATGTATGATAAGATATACGAACATCCAGAGTGTCCTAAAGATGATATCGTTGAAGACGATGATGCTTTAGATGGATGGATGTTGGTACAAAAACAAGAAAATGAAAGACAAAAGAAAGAAAAGGGTGTAGATAGTATACTGACTGGAAATATGAAAAACGCAAATGAAGTATTCTTGATGGCTGGAAGTAAAGAACAGGCACAGGATGTATTGGGACTTAATACGGAAAGATCATTAGCTACTTTACAACAAAAAGTAGATTTTGTTAAAGCTAGTTCTTCACCAGTTAGAGATGCTCAATTACCGGATGTTAAGCAAAGACTAATGCAGCAATTACAGGAAAGAGGATAAATATGGATAATGACATGTATAATCCAGATAGATTACAATTCTATATGAAGAGAAGAATACAAACAACAATGATTGGCGCTCTGGCCCGCATGGAACGTCATTTTGGATTTTTATGGGGACAGGATAAAGATGGTGAATTAACTCCACAAGAAGAAAATTTTGCTGATATATGGGAGTTTACCAGGAACGAGATCCTGAATCATGGAAATAAACAAATGAGAGAAGTTGCAGATGACTTCTATGAATATGGTGGTTTATTTAAGAATAAATATCATTATAACTTTAGAGTAATTCCAGAAAATAACAAAAACAGGAAGGATAATTAATATGAAGACTGAAAATTTTAGCACAGTAGTCGGTGGTACAGAGAAGCACTTTGTTGTTAGATCACCATCATTAAATGATCAGAGAGAGGCACAGAAGGCTTATAATCAAGCTTTCACGGACGCTATTAAAAGCAAGAGTATCGTCAGAGCCAAGATGGATGATCTTTTAGAAGAACAAGGATTATGGGACAGGGAGAAACAGGCCAAGTTCACTACGCTGCAACAAGAACTTCTTGATGGAGAAAAGAGATTGGCTAAGGGTGGTTTCAGCATTACCGAAGCTAGAAATTTGGCCCTTAAGATGAAAGAAATTCGTTCTGAGATACGAGAACTAATTAGTGTTAGAACATCTCTTGATAATCATAGTGCCGAAGGTCAAGCTGATAATGCTAGATTTAATTATTTAGTATCTGCTTGTGTGGTGTATAGAGATAGTAATGAGCCTTATTTTAAGAATTTGGAAGAGTATCTAAATAGAGCAGATGACCCTGTTGCTCTGCTAGGTGCTCAAAAATTGGCCAGCATGATTTACGGATTGGATAACAATTTTGAGAAGACACTTCCAGAAAACAAGTTTTTACAAAAGTATAAGTTTGTGGATGAGAAGCTTCGCTTAATTGATAAAAAGGGTCGCTTGGTTGATGCTGATGGTAGACTAATAGACGACAATGGCAGATTTATTGATGAACAGGGTAACTTTGTTGATAAGTATGGTGCCAGAGTGGACAAGGAAGGCGATTATGTTGTTGAAACAGAGCCATTCCTTGATGATGATGGAAAACCTGTAGTTTTAGAAGAGACTAAACCAGAAGAAACTAAACCAAATGATGCTACTACTACCACAACTACAGAAGCAGCAGCACCAGAAACTAATCCAGCTAGTTGACGATAATTCTTTGTTAAAGTTTTCACACTTGAGCACCATGTTGCTACTCCGCAGCATGGTGTTCTTTTTTTGAACATAAAGGATAATTTATATGGCCAAAGGATTTAATTTAACCGCAGAAATTAATTTAAGAGGACCGTCTAATATTAGAACGGTTGTTGCTGATATTAAAAGACAGGTAGGATCAGTTAGTGTTAATGTTAGTCCTACAGTTAATCGTGCTTCTGTGAGAGCTATTGCAAATGACATAAGAAGACAGATTGGTAATTTATCGGCAGAAATAAATGTAAGAGTTAATGCTGGCTCAGTCAGAAATCTATCTAGAGATATTAGACAAAGGCTCGGCACAATAACCTCAGATGTTCAAGTAAAAGCAGACGCTTCATCAATTAGAAGATCAGCAGCAAATATAAGATCTCAATTTAAAAATATCAGTACTAATGTGACAGTAAATGCGTCAACATCCTCTATTAGACAAGCATCTTCAGCAATAAGACGACAACTAGGCAATATAAATGCTAGTGTTAATATTAATGCTTCAGCAGCATCCATAAGACAAGTAGCGTCAAATATTCGTAGACAACTAGGTTCTATTAACGCAACTGTTAATGTTGGAATTAATGCAGCCTCATTAAGAGGTATTGGAACATATACCGCAAATTTAAGAACTTTGAATGGAGTATTGGTACAAACGGCAACCTCCGCTTCTAGCGCAGCAGCTTCTATTGCATCATTAACAGCGGCTATGGGGGCTGCTAGTAGAGTTAACCTAGGAAATATAAATATTAATTTAGGAAATGCTGGTAATGCCGCTAGAACTGCCGCTAATAATGTAGGTCTAGCGGGTAATGAAATTGAAAACTTTGGAAGACAAGCTGGTTTGGCTGTCAGGCGTTTTGCTGCTTTTAGCGCAGTAACTAGTGTTATTTATGGTATCACAAACGCTATTAAAAATGGCATTAGTGCTTTTATAGACTATGATCTTCAATTAACTAGAATTAGCCAGGTTACTGGTGATACAAAAGTGAATCTAGCAAATATTACAAAAACAGTTAATGATTTATCAACCTCTTTTGGTGTCTCATCAAATGAGCTAACAACAGCTACTGTTACTTTGGCTCAGGCCGGACTAACAGCCAGAGATACTGAAAGAGCACTTAAAGCATTAGCTCTTAGTGCTTTGGCTCCATCCTTTGATGATATGAATCAAACTGTAGAAGGATCTATTGCTTTAATGAGACAGTTTGGCATTACTACCTCACAACTTGAGGGTGCTCTAGGATCTATCAACTCCGTTGCCGCTAAATTCGCCGTAGAAGCTAGCGATATTATTACCGCAATTCAGCGTACCGGCGGTGTATTTGCTGCTTCTAGTAGAGGAGTTAGTGAAGGAACAGAAGCTTTAAATGAATTCATTGCTGTATTTACTAGTATACGAGCCACAACTCGTGAAAGCGCTGAGACTATTGCAACTGGATTAAGAACAATTTTTACTAGAATTCAGAGAGGAGATACTATTGAAGCTCTAAAAGAATTTGGAGTAACATTAACTGATTTAGAAGGTAAATTCGTTGGACCATATGTTGCCGTTCAAAGATTAAGCGAAGGATTATCCAGATTAGATCCCAGAGATCTTAAATTTTCTCAGATAGTTGAAGAACTTGGTGGATTTCGACAGATTGGTAAAGTATTACCACTTATTCAACAATTTTCTACGGCACAAGAAGCTTTAAAAATCGCCCAGCAAGGACAAGGATCTCTAGCCGATGATGCTGCTAAGGGTCAGATGGCATTGGCTATTCAAATAGCAAAAGTTAGACAAGAATTTTTAGCATTAATTAGAAGTGTTGGTAATACTGATAGTTTCCAAAATATAGTTAAAGTTGGATTAGATTTAGCTAGCGCTTTAATAAAGGTCGCAGATGCTGCTAAAGGCTTGATTCCTCTCGTTGGATTATTTGCAGCACTTAGAGGTGCTCAGGCTATTACTCAGTTTGCTGGTGGTTTTGGAAGAGGATTTAGAGGAGCGCCGACACAAAGAGCCTCTGAGGGTGGTCCAATTCGACATTTTGCTGCTGGTGGATATGTTACTGGTTTTGGTAATGGAGACACTGTTTCTGCAAAGTTAACTCCTGGCGAGTTTGTCATGAGAAAGAGCGCTGTACAAAATATTGGGGTTAGTAATTTACACTCTTTGAATAGGAATAGCGGAGGAATTACTCCTAGTTCCTCTGTGAATAGATATTCATCAGATATACAAAGATTTAACCAAAGAAATCCTACTAATCAATCAGGAATAGTAAAAAGTGTAAAATCTAAAAATAAGAAAAAACCACCAGATAATGCCCTTGAATCATGGAAAGAGTATCCAGGTAAGACAGACCTGGCCCATTTCGGAAATAGCACCCCACTAACCCCAGCTCAATTTAGAGAATATTTAAATAGAAAGGTCAGGGCTAAAGGCTCAAGTATCTCAAGAGATACCCCCACTAGATCCAGTAAACTTACACCCAGTCTTGATGTTGCGCAAAAACAATTTAAGATACCAGATATATCTGAAGCAAGCAATAAACAATTACAAAGTATTATTGATGAAATTGGAATATCACAAAAATCTCCAATACTACTTAGTTTACCAACATTAACAAACCAAGCATTGAAGTCTTCTGGCTCAGGGACTATTTCATCTAAACTTGCTGCTTGGATGATAAGTCATCCGAAAGTTTTATTGTCTGGTCATTTAGAAAAAAGCAGTAGAAGATCGTTGGATAGAATAAAGTTATCGGATCTGGCATATGGTATTACGTCCCAAATTTTTGCTAATACTATTACAAAAAAAATTCCTAAGAAACCATTAGTAAAAGATTCAGATCTTAAAAATATTCCTAATAATTTTTGGCCTCTATTATCAGCAGATAAACAACTATATTTAGAAAATAGAGCAGATATTGTCTGGAAAAGGATAGCGAGAGGGGATCGTAAAGGAACCCAAGACAGACAGGAATCTACTCAAAAATTAACTGGATTAAGTCAAAATCCAAGAAATATTCGAAGAAGAGAAGAAAGAGCTTATGATAAAGCTACAGAACTAGCAATATCTCGCAGAAGAAATCTTGGTGGATCTATTCAGAGATTTCCCATTGGTGGAGAAGTAAAACCAGTTAGTCGTACTCGTACTATTGGAATTATTGATTCTGATGACTGGAAAGAAGATCCAATCGTTGCTGCTCAAATGAAAATGATGGGCATTGCTAAGCTCGATGAATATAAAGTTTATATGTCGAATCTAGTAGCGGAAAGAAGAAAGTCTGGAGCTATAGGCAGACTAAGAACCGTTTTTGGGGTTGCCGCAAGTGGTAAAACTACAGCAGCTTACGGGGGTTCAAGATCTCAAGAAGCAGATAATGCTAGACTCCGCAAGACAACTAGAAAAGCCATACGAGTTCCTAGTGACTTAGAAGGACTAGATGAAGTTATTGATACAACTTCAGTATTGGGTCCTAGAAATGCTGCTTCTTTAATAGCGTCTGATAGAATACGAAATCTTTCTAGTAGATCTAAAGCTAGTCAAGATGCAATTTTAGTTAGAAGAGATGATAGAGACAGACGATCAGAATCCGGAATACCTGATCCATCTGGACGTAACTACGGACTATTTAAGCGCAAACCAGGAGCTACTAAGAGCGCACCCGTTGATACCGGCATAGATGAAGCATGGTTAGCAGCTTCTGAAGTTTCTGGGGTTGATCCCAAAAGGGTTATAACAACCGATGTTGCAACTGGTAAAAGAATTGGTGCTCCAAATGTAAGAACTCCGAAAAAAACAGCAGTCTTTCAAGGAGCTTTAAGACCAACCACAGCTGGTCATGTCGAAGCAATTATGCAAGGGGCTAAGAAAAGTAAAATTAGTCCAGAAGACACTGTGATATATATTTCTGGAAATACTCCTATAGATCCTTTTAATAGAGATGACCAGAAAGAAAGAACAGCAATTTTGCCTCAAACATCATCTACTGGGCCATCAGCAGTAGGAATGGCTCAAGCAGTCTTAGGATCAAAAGGATTCAACATCTCAGCTGCGCCAAAAGGAATTGCTCCAGGAGTTTTTCCTAAGGCCTTTAAGATTGAAGGACAAGAAGACTCCTATATTGTTCCAAAAGGCGATGGTAATGTTGCATATATGGGGGATGATAAAACAGACGCTGCTGTGAGTAGAAATCTCTCTCTGGGCTATAAGTCAATACAAATAGCCAGAGACGGAATTAGCGGTACTGCTGCTAGAGCAGCCATTATGAGCAATGATGTTGAAGCTATGAAAAAACTTCTGACTCCAGAAGGAATAGCTTATTTAAAGCCTTATATGGCGACGATACAAAAAAGACCAAAACTATTAGATGCTATTCTTAAAAGAATAGAAGAAAATGCCCAGAAAGGAAGAGGAAGAGCAGGAAGATACTCATCAACACTTGCTGAACTATCAACGCTACCAGCTCGTGTTACTGCAAAAACGCCACTCGATGTTGCAGAAAGAGTTAAGTATCTAAGGGAACAGAGAGATAGAGACGAAGCGATTTTAGGACGAAGAGCCGCTAGAATGCTTCCTAAAATTGAGAGACTGGGAAGATCTTCTGGTGGGGCTACTCAAAGATTTGAAGAAGGAGGCACAGCAACTCCAGCAGTCAAAGCTTCAACCGGAGACATTATTAAACTCTTGGGCATAGAGAGAGCAGCTGCTGTTGGAGGTATTAGAGCAACAGATGTATATACCGCTTTAAAAACAACCAAACCCACACCACAACAAGCAGCAAGTAAAGCTGCTATTCTAGCAGAATTTACAAAAGAAAAAACCTCATTAGCAAAGAAAGCAGAAGCTAGCGAGACAAGAAAACGAAATAAAGCAACAGCTAAAGGATTAGTATTTGGTGCTGCTGGACTATTTGGAAGTGCATTTGCAGCCCAACCAGTAACTCAAACTATACAAGATAATAGATTAAAAGATCCAACTAAACAACATACAGTCAGTATTTATAGTGGAATATATAAAAATCAAAAAAGAGCTAGTAGCATAGATGCTAGTTTTGATAAAGCTATTGGCACTATACCAATGCAACAAGCTCAAAAAGAAAAACGATCAGAGATGACTGCTCAAAAGAAAAGAGTTGGAATGATATTGGGAGGATTTGAGTCTGGTAGAGAACTAGCACTAGATTTTGATAGAACATTAGCTTTTGGTGCTGATAAAATTTTAGCAGATCCGAAGCAACCAAGATTTAGTGAATTTTCGGATACTGCCAAAGTGACCGAGGCTCTGGGTAAAGCTAAACTAAGTGTACTAGGTCGTCAGTTAGCGTCTTTAGTAGCTAAAAAACCAGAACTATTAAAAAACATACGAGTAATAACAGCAAGACCAAAAGCTACACTTCCTTTAATTCAAACATGGTTAACTAGCAAAGGTTTGCCAATACAAGCTGGCCAGTTCAAAGGATTTGGTGGACCAAACGTTTCAGGATCGGATATTGCAAAACTTAAAGCGGCAGAACTAACTCCAGGATCTATTTTCGTTGATGACGACAAAAGAAATACATCTGTTGCTAGGAAAAGAGCCGATGAAGGAATTGATGTTTATAGATATAGAGGAGTTAAAAAGCTAAAAGAAGATACACAATCATTAGAAGATATAGAATCACTTAAAGGTAGTTTATTAGAAGCATTTATAAGAAGATTAGGGGCAGTAGGATCTCCAAAGGGTAGAGGATTTGATTTTATGACTGGTCTTGGTAGAGTCTCACAAAAATTCGAACCAAAACTACCTCCTAATATACCAACTGATGTTAAGAGAACACTAGCTGGTCCATCAACCATAAAAGATAATATTGTTACATATCTTAAAAATGTGAAAGGCTTTAATAATGGCGGAGCTGTTCAAAGCTTTATGGCTGGTGGAGTAGCACAAGCTAAAAATAGTGGTGGTTTGATCCAAAGATTTATTGATGGTGGCTGGGTTAAAAGAATGCAGCAGCAGTCACCAAAAGACCTTAATAAAGAACTAGTTTTGCTCGATTCTACATTGGACTTATTTGGTTTTCAAAGAAAGGTTCCAGTTAGTACATTTAGTAAATCAGCCCCTTTCATGGAAGATGCTGGAATCAGAGAAGTTAAAGAAAGAATATCTTCTATCAAAGAGTTTTTAGCTAGCAAAACTCCGCAAAAAAAAGAAAAGACCAAAAAAGAAATAGTTTTACCCAAAGCTCCATCTGGCATTTCTGACTATCTTAAGTCGTTAATTGAAGAAAATCAAATATATGATATAACAGGAAATTATGATGGTGTTGTTAAACAAGCACTAAATAAAGCATATAAGGGAAATTTGGGACCGGGAAATAAACAACAGAATATGGATAAGGTTGGACCAAAAAGCATAGTTAGTTTCGCTCCGAATAGAGAATATATTGATGTGTCTGTGGGTTCTCTAGAAAAAGATATTGAATATATCGACAAAGTTAAAAAACTAAAGGGAAAAGATTCTCAAAGGCTAGCTGCTAATAAAGGCTATAGCATTAGCGATATGTTAGATGCCGTTAGAGCATATCAGGCAATAGGCTTAGATTCAGCTATTAATACTGCTCTTGGCAAGAAAGATGACTTGAGTCAGTCATTAGCCGATACGTCAGGTTTGAATAAAACAGAGAGGAAAAAGCTTGGTCCAGCAGTAGATAAGCCACTATCTTCTTTTGTTGGATCATTAGATGCTGCGATGCAATTTTCATTACCAGAAAAATTATACAGTGGCATAGGAGCTAGTAAGCAAAAATTATTTATAGAATCAGCTGGCGTAAAAGTTAATAAACTAGAAGATACAAAAAAACTAGTTGGAAAAACTGTTAGCATCCCTTCTTTCTTGTCTACTTCAGAGGTGCCAGCTACAGCAGAAAGCTTTGCAAGAACAGGCATGATGACAATAGAAACGAATAAAAAAGCCAAAGGATTAAATCCAGAGAGAGCCAAGACAGATACGATTAACAGAGACAAATCAAAAATAAGAAAAACAAATCAGAGACTCATTGCTGATTCTTTGGGCAAAGGTAGAGCTGATGAAAATTATGCTGACGATTATGATATAGAAGTAGAATATATTCTACCAAGAAATTCTAAATTTAAAGTAAAAAATATAGAGGCTAACGACAACAGTGAGGAGGGTGGTAACATTCTTGAATCGCTCAATATGGATTGGGCTGTAAAAATGTTAAACCGTGGTGGAATGGTTCAAAAATTTATGGCCGGTGGAGCGGCAACTAAAACCAGAAAACCAAAAGAAGTTTTTGGAACCGGAGAAACTATATTTCCCCCTAGCATATCAAAGGCCTATGCTAAAGACCAACAAACAGCTGAAGAAAACTTAAGAGCTAAATTAGCATGGGATAAATATCCTAAAAATGAAAGAATAATGGTTGATGATGATAAAGTTAAACAATCTTTTCAGCAACCATTTGATAAGGCTAGATTTACAGCATCATTCAAAGAAAAAATTAGTCGCGATACGCTCTTTGATAGAATGTCAGATTTTGCTAAGTTTGTAGGATTGCCACAAGAAGATTTAACTGTTGCTCTACCATTACAACTAGATTTCGGAGCAAGCAAAAGAGGAGGAGGTCTATCCGGGTACGGCTCTGCTCAATTCCAAAGAGATGCAACTGGAGTTAGGCCGTATGAAGGTTATGATCTATCTAAATCTGGGTATGGAGAAAAACAAAAACAAGAAGCTTATGGATTAAAAAAATTAATAGAAACAAAAGAAAAAGAAATTAAGAAGATTACCAAAACACCGACTGAAACTTTTGATGACGGTAGTTTCTCTTTTGATAGTAATGCATATCAGAAAGCTAATGGTGAGTTAGACAGCTTAAAAAAGAGATCATTCGAATTATCAAAGGTCAAATCTGCAGCAGAAAAGTCGGTTTTGTCTGAGCAACAAGCCATTTCCGCAACTACTGGTCGAGGAACCTTAAGTTTTGCTTCCTCTATGGGATACTCTAGCGACACTAAGAACGACGTACTGTATCATGAAATGACACATCAGCTATTTCAAGGACTAAGAACAAAATCAGCAGATAGTTTTAATAGATATAGAAGCAGAGTGTCATCTTTATTTTCTGGAGATAATAATGATTTAGCTGATGCTTTTGATGCTTTGACAGCAAATGGTGGATATTCTAGTGCTGATGTTGTATATGGTAGGAGTTATAAGTCAAGATCTATGGATCAAATGCTTTCAAATTATTACCGTACTCTGGGTGATTCTTCTAGAGATGCTACTCCTGTTTCTGTGGATATGACAAAAGATCTCTCTGCGTTGAATATGCAAGCTAGAACTACCAGAAGAGCCAGAGAGTATAGGCCAATTAATCCCAAGATCAACCAAGCCTTGCTTCAGGGAGGGCCAAAGTTTGGAACTACTCAAGAAGTTATTGATAGAATGGAAGATAGCGGCAAAGAAGAATTTTTAACAACTTTAATCGAAAATCTTCCACGATTAGACGATAGATTACAATCAATATTAGATTCTACATTAACAGAACTATTGGGTGGGGCTGGAATTAAAAGAAGAAAATATGCCGTTGGTGGCATGGCTCAATTTGCTGGTGGTGGACATTCCTCGGATACTGTGCCGGCACTAGTTAGTAATGGAGAAGCCTATGTTCCACCAGAAACAGCAAGAGCAATAGGATACGGTAAATTAGCACAAATGAATAAAGCAGACCGTAATGGCATGAGTCGTTTTGCTAGTGGTGGTATTAGTGTAATTAAGGGGCCAGGAACTGGCACTAGTGATAGTATTCCTGCTAATTTGCCGGTTGGTAGTTTTATTATTAGAGAAAAAGCAACTAAGGCTTTGGGACTTAGGAATGGTGGTTCTGTTGGTGGTCCAGTTAGCACTCAAGAGTTTGCAACTGGCGGAGCTGTTCAAAGATTATTTATCGGAGGATTATTAAATCCACCACCAGCAGCTAGGCCGAATCTTGGTGGAATGAATGATGCTGAAGCTCAAAGAGTTGTTGGAGTAGTTAATACTGTTAATGAGCAATTAGGACAACTAGCAACAGTATTACAAGATCTTGGTGTCACATCAGGAGATACCGCAAGACTTATGCAAAGAGGAACTCAGGCAACCTACGCTCAAGCTATTCAAGCCACAGAAGCCGATATTAGACGAGCCAGAATAGCAGGAGCCTCTGCTCAACAGATAGCTGCTGCCGAAAGTATGTTAAGAAACATTAGACAACAAGCCGACCGAGATATTAGAGCAAGAAGAGCATCTGTAGATACTCCGGGTGGAGCTAGAGCTTCTTTAGGTAGTTTAGGTGGACAAGACTTACAAAAAATAGACTTTAGAGCTGATATATTACGTCAACAAATGACAGAAACAGAGAGGAATAGACTAGCATCTCAAACTAGAACTCGTAGAGGAGCAACAGTAAGAAGATATTCTGATGAGCAAGTTGAAGAAAGACTACAAAGACGAGCAGGAAGAATTAATAGACAATCTTACGAACAAGCAACTACTCAAGTGACTGGTGGACGAGTCAACCTTGGTGCTGTTGGTTTAACCGGAGATGATGCTCAAAGATATATTCAACAGAGTATGAAGGATCGTAATACTTTAGCTCAAATGGACATGACATATATACCGCAGAGAGCCGCTCAAATCAGACAACAGTTGGCCGCGGAGCGAGGTGTGTCTGGCGATAGAAATGCGATGCGCAGATTAAGTGCTCAAGCATTGCGCATGGCCGAACAAGAAGCAAGAGATAGAGCCAATACTGCACGAGCCACCGCCATGGCTGCCGGAGCAGCTGGTCCCGGAGGCGGCGCAGGAAGTGGTGTTACCAGAGGCATCGGCATGGCTTTTGGTCTACAAATGGCAGGTTCACTAATTGCACAACAGATTAATCCAGAGACTAGTTCTTCTAATGCTCAGTTATCTGCTGGTTTGCAGGGTGGTACAAATATGTTGGCTACTGGTACCATGATCGGTAGTAATATAATGGAAATGTTTCCATCAATGACTCGATTGCTAGGCCCAATTTCTCTCTTAACTACAGCGGCACTAGCTGCTGGACAAGCTTTTATGGATGCTCGTAATGCTTCAATTGAATTTGAGAAAAAATTAGCAACAAACAAAGCGGCTGAAAGTTTGGAAAAAGTATCCAAAGGTTTGGAAAAACTTGGTACAGATCTTAAAAATATAAAACTGCAAGAAGAAATTACTAAGAATTTATTAGACGCTACTCATCAAGTTAAAAATAGTCTATCAATAGATAGAAATACGGCAAAAGCATTTTGGGTTAATATGTTCGATGCTTTCTTTTTCGAAAATAAAGGTAATCAAGGAGCAGCTGCGAGGTCAAAAATTTTGGAGAAAGAAGGAACAATAGCCTACATGCGTACTACGTCATATGGACAAATGTTAGGTGGTAATTTTACTAATCCATCTGAAGCCGCAGCTCAAGCAACACAATCTAGTACTCAAAGACTTATACCAGCAGAAGCTCAAGCCAATTCAAAGGCTTTTGCTGATACTGCTAATGCTACAATGCAATTACTTGAGAGTAAAGTTAAAAGTGGAACAGATATTAATGAATTAGTAAGTGAAAATAGTGCTGAATGGAAGCTACATAGAGAAGCAATAGCTCGATCAAATGCTGCTACAGAACAAGAAATACTTACCATAGAAAATATGATCGGTATCGAAGAAAAAGAAAGAGAATCTAGGAAAGCTAGCGTTATGCAAGCATACGCTGAGTCTGAGGTAAGGAAAAAAATTGCAGCAACACAAAATGCTCTGGCACAAAAAGATCTAGAGAATACAACTAATACTTTCAGTCGTTCGTTTACAAGAATGTTTGCTAATATGGAGCAAGCTATTGGCAAAGCTAGCTTCTCTCTTAGTCAAATGACAAATGATATTGACCTTTTATCCTCGGCACTTACTGGACAAGCTCAAACTGGCAAGTCGCAGATAGCAACAGCAAATATTTTGCAAAACCAAAGAGCTTATTCTGAGCCAGAGGTTGAAAAAGCAAGAGGAGATGCTGCATCATTATTTGGTGCTGATGCTAAAGTAATGAAAGGATTATTAGGAGTTGGCGAAACTATAGAATCAACAGTAATGTCAACACTTAATAAAAATTTAAGAGAAAGACCAGGAATAAATAACGAAGTACTGGCTACTAAAGTTGATCGTGAAGTTAAAAGTGCTTTAGAAGGATTATCATTACCACCAGATCTATCAGATCAACTAAGTAAAGAAGTATCTAAAGCATTAGAAGGATTGCGAACAGAAGGTGATAATAAAATTGATTTTGCTGATCTAAATAATAAACTAGGTTCACTAAGTAAAGTTGTAGATACCGCAAAACAAGCTCAAGACATTGCCGTAAAAGCATTAGAAAATTATCAAAATGCACTTAATATGTATAGCGATAATATTAATAAAATTACAGATCTACAAGTTAGTAGAAATAGTAGATTAATAAAATCTCAAGATATTCAATTATCTGCAACTCTTAATTTAAATAAAGCATTAGGACAAACCAATAACTCAACTAATGCAAAAACTATAAGAGACGCAAAAGTATCTGCTCTTACTGGTGGATCTACCAATATTACTGATATTGAAAATAATATTTTTTCGTTAAATACTAGACGTGAATCACTAGAAGTCGCATCTAATGCTGCTGGCGCTAGAGGTGCAACAGGAGCTGAGGATGTTATTAAATTCAAAACAGAGATGGTTAGTACTAATACAGCATTAAGACAAAATATAGAAGCATTAAAAATGTTGGCTGAAAGTACAGATGTTGCCGCTGAAGCTATGGATAAAATAGAACAAGCACAACAAAAACAGTCTGGAAGAGTTAGTTTTATTGAAAAACTAGTAACAAGTACACCAGAAGAACTCAATTCTTTGAATGGTGCTTTTGCTAGACTAAATAATAATATGAGAGGACAAATTAATGATATTAGAGATTCACAAAGTGCTCAAAAAGCCTATAGAGAAGCAATAGATCAGGGTGCCTCTGGATTTGAAGCTATGAAAGCTGCTCAAGCAGCATTTGCTAATGACAGAAAAGAGACCCTTGGTGCTCTACAAGATATATTGCCGTTTTTAGGTAATTCTCAACAAGGAAATAGCATAAAAGCCGATGTATTACAAAGCATGTTGCAAGAATCTGGGGTGGGTGTTTCTCCAATATTCCAGCAAGTTCTTAATACTTTAAGAAATCCACAAGCTGATCCAGCAACACAATCAGCGATTCAAGAATATAAACAAGCCAATAATTTACAATCACTAGCTAATCAATCATTAGCACGAATGGATGAAACTTTATCAAATCAGCTTGCTAATAAATCGGCTAAGGCTTTAGTTGATGCTCTTAAAGGTACAGTGTTAAGCTTCGATAGTGCTCAACTCAAAGATCTTAATAATCATGTTTCTGAAATTAATGCTAAAATACCAAAAAATCCAAATCCTCCTGTTGGTAAAGCATCCGGAGGAGTAATTTATGCTGCTGCTGGCATGGGTATTGATTTTGCTCCTCAAGGAACAGATACTGTTCCAGCAATGTTAACACCTGGAGAATTTGTGGTTAATAGAGCAGCAACACAGGCTAATCTACCACTATTAAATGCTATTAATAGTAAAAAGTATAGTGGCGGTGGATCCGTTAGGTATTATGCTTCCGGTGGCTATGTGTCTAACTTAACCAAAAACGAATTTAAAGATACTGAAAATTTAGAAAGTACAAAAGAAAAATATTTGGATCCAAAATTTGTTAAGAATGATCTAAATACAGCATTAATTAAGTATGTTTATAAAGGTCCCAGAACAACCATAAGATCTCAGGCAGGAGCACCAGAAGCAGATTTTTATGATTCTGGTAAGAGTAGTATTAAGGCTAACTCAGACAGTGCTATCATGGCAGGTAGTGCTCCAAACATAGTAATGGTTTCCAATGGTTATGCATATGATAATAGCAATCCTCGTTTTGACGTTAACGAAATGGGTCAACTTGGTGCTGTATTATCTAATGCTACTAATAGCAATACATTTAACGAAGATCATGTTAGTAGAAAAGATTATAATAAATTTTATAGAGAAAAATTAATAGAATTTAATAATAATACTTTAAGAGCTAATTTATGGAATACGGAAGGAAGTTTTAACGGAAATCCTCCATCTGCTGTTGGTGGTGATCCGTATAAGCCAACTAGCCAAACATCTGAACCAATTGGTCTTATATTATCTACAAATAAAGAATTTAAGCCATCCGCTTTTTCATCAGATGATGATACTAAAGATATTTTAAAAATTTATGGAATATTGTCTAATGCTAGTATCGGAGTAGGAGCTTTGGCGGGTTTATCGGCAGCGGCTATTTCAATCGGCACATTAGGTGCCGGAATACCATTAGGTTTAGCTATTGCAGCTGCTGGTACTGCTGGAGGTGCTGGACTGGGTGGTAGTTTGGGTAGATCTTATTCTATAGTGAGTACTAATGCATCAAGTAAGGGTATTGCTATAAAATCTGGTGGTGGTGATACATTTGTGCCGCCAGAAAGTTATTCAGCTAATGGCGCTGAATGGATACAAAAAAATGCTTCTTCATTAAAAGAAAAATATAATGAAAACAGAATAACATTCCAAAAATCATTAGATTTTGCAATTGATCCAACAAAGGCAACCTTTGAAAAAGGATCTGAAAATTTATCAGTTGCTAGAACTGCTGAAAAATTAAGTAATATCTATAATGATAGATCATCTATGGAAATTTTTGGAGCTAATGATTCTAGTTTGGATTTTGATGGTTTGGGAGCTAGCGAAAATATATCAACGCTATATTTACTTAAAAAGAAATATAATCAAGATATTATAAATAAACTGAATAGTATTCGTGATATTGATACTTTCCGTAATGCGTCACAATTTAAGAAAATACAGCTAGCATTTAGTGGAAGAGCTAAACAAGAACCAGCTTGGGCTGGAAATATTCCTATGGATATTGGAATATTAGACGATACTAATAGTATGAAACAACAAAAAGAATTTCCATGGATAGGAGACACAGACCCATCACTATTCTTAACATCAATAAAAGCTGAAATAGACAAAGATAGAAAAGAAACTTTAACTGGCAAAAAATTTGGATTTTCACAAGAGTTGGTTGGACCAAAAAGTGCAACGTACACAATAAAACTTCCAACACCAATTGGTGGTGTGAATATTCCTTATGAGATGAGTTATTTAAAGTATAGGGGTCCAAGATATAATGGATCTGGTAAACAAGACGATTTAGGATTTAATATTGATGCTGTTGGAAACAGAGAATTTTTACCTGATAGTAATAAATTTGTATATCTAATACAATCTGGTGGAACATCAAAAAATCCATTTAAAAATTTAGATAATAATACTCATTCTTATTTTAAAGGAAATGCTGAATTATTAGAAACTGATATATTTAATCCATTAAATTTAGTTAATGATCCCAATATTCAAAATCTTATTACTTCTATTAATAATCCAAACGCCCCTTTGAACCAAGATGATATTATAGCTAAAATTAGGAATACTACGGCTAGTATAGATCTAGAATCTTATTTGAAGAGCAGCAATAGGCCAGACGGAGTAAATGATAATATTAATGTATTTGCAAATAATAATCCTATTGGTAAAGTTGATATTCCAATTGGTGATTTTTTAAGTGATATTATACCGCAACTTTTGGAAGCTAGGAAAAATAAAGCCAAGGAGAGCGGTCAGACAGTTGTTAATGCTCAATCAAGATCAACACCTTTAACTAATCTTGTCCAAAATTTCCCCAAAATAACCAGAGGGGCATTATCACTTTTTGGACGAAGAAAAATTCCCGGATTCGCTAATGGCTGGCTATTCAATGACATAAGAGGACTTCCTGGAGTAGGAGGAAGGCCCGTAAGAAATGATTTGGATGCTACTGAAGCATCAAGATATATTGCCGGAGTATTCAACGAAGCTGCAACAGATGTTAGTCAATTATCTAACATGGCTAATAGTCCTCAACAATATCAAAATATGAAAGAATCTTATCTTCTATTAAGTGGTGCCTATAGTGCTTTTGATGGCATTGCTAGTGGCAATACTAGATTTCTTCAATCTGTGACTAATGGTGCAGAAGGGAACTTTGAAACTGCATTTCGTTCATTGGGTATGGGTATGGCATTCCAACAAGCCGCCAGTCGTCAATTAAGCGAAGACTTTAAATCACAAATAGCGGGACAATTAAAAGGAACAAAAATTGCTTCTATCGGAGCTGATGGATCAATACAATATCAAGACTTTAAAGACCAAGTTCCAAAAGACTATAATGATCTTGTCTCATTAGGATTAAATCCCTACAATGAATTTGCTAATACAAATACTAGAACTACATTAATTAATAAATTAGGTTATGATATCTCTATTGGTCGAGATAGCTCAGGCATGTCCTATTATGATCCTAGAACATTAGCATTTATTACCAGCAATCTAAAGATTTTAAGAAGTTGGTATGGTGGAGAAAATAAATGGCCAGGTCAAGACTCATTCTTTGATCAAGGATCTGATCCTAAAACCAGAACTATTAAATTAATAACGTCGCTATCAACTCCAGAAGGTGTTGATCTGAGAAACAAAGCATCTGTTGCTAATAGAGACCTTGGATTAAGCTCCACTTATGGAGATATTCCAGATATTAATTACTTTACTGAAAAAATGATGGCAAATGCGACGATTCCAACCTTTAAGGCTAATGGAGGCATGATTTATGCTTCAGAAGGTCAGTTTGTAAATTTTCAACCTCGTGGTACAGATACTGTCCCAGCCATGTTAACACCGGGAGAATTTGTTGTTAATGCCAAGTCAACTGCTCAGAATTTACCTCTACTAAGATCTATTAATAATGGAGGAGTTAAAGGATTAAGTAAGGGTGGAGTAGCTTATCTTAGTGAAGGAGGAATTTCTCATAGATCAATGAATCCATTAACAGGAGATAGAACTCTTGAGAAGGGTGATGATCTTGGTAAAAAATATAGGATTAATTCTGGCATATATGATTATCTAACTTTAGAGACAAAGATGCCCGATTGGTTAACCTCATTAAATAATTTAAGTTTTGACGCCAATAGTATGCGCTTCTTTAGCGACGCTTCTTTTTATAAGGCCTTAACTCAAATAAGAGAAGCTACTGATTTAAGAAGTCTTCAAGATTTATCATATGATTTTGTTAAAGGATTTAAATATAGAGACTATAATAAAGATAATCGTCTTAGTGGGTTTGATTTTACAACCCATCTATCTAAAACTGATGGAATTTTAGGACTAATAGATCCTGATGTTGGTGGTGATTTTCAACCAAAAGATCTTGTTAAATGGAGAACAACAAAAGCCAAGCTCAAGGCAAAATCATCTGCTGCAAGAGTTGTTAAAAATTTAACTCCTGATCTAGAAAATCTAAGAGATATTCTTTCTGATCAAAAGCCCGCGGGAGAGAATAATAATCCAGAATTTAAAAATAGAAATCATTATGAGTCTCCTGCAGCTTTACTAAATATTGTGGTAAGTCAATGGAAAAAAGAGAGACAACAAGAAAAAAATAGATTAAAGTCACAACAAGTTCTGGAACAGTATATCCAGCAGTCACAAACGCCAATGCGTCCTTATCTTGATAGAAATTTTGATGATATCAATGTTGCCAGTGTTGTAAAAGATATTCTTACTAAGCAAAAAACTCCAGATACGGAAAATTTAGTATCTTGGCTAGAAAACACTGAGTTAGCTAAAAGTACCGCTGAAAAAATTCAAGAACTGTTACCAGCTCGTAAAGCAAGTGATTTAACAGGACAGGAGTCGTCTAGACTTGAACTTCTTGGCATTGAATTACCTCCCGGAGATAAAGTTGCTGATGCTAGTACTCTTATTGATACTGTTAAAAACCTTATTAAGAATGGTCCCGAAGCTTTTATGATCGGAATGGAGGGAGAAACCAAACGAAGCAAGGGTAAGTCTCTTATTTATTCTTTGCTAGCTCAGTCTGCTAGAATTCAAGGTATTAATAATCTTATCAAGGCTAGAGCATTATTTTCTGGATCTGATGCTTCAGTCAGAAAAACTGCATATGGAGATATGGCTAGAGTAGATAGTAATACAGTATATAAAGATCAGACCAGAACTCCTGAAAATTTTCGAGGAAGAGAAGATAACGTAGCAAGACCAGGACAATTTAAACTTGGAATTATGCACGATAGATTGATTGAACCGGTAAAAGATGCCGCAATCCCTGGATCTGGACCAAACGGAAAAGAAACTTCTGCTGAACGCACAGAAAGAAAAAATAGAGCCAGGATGGCCAATGGTCGCGGAAGGTCGGCTATTCGTGATCTTGATCTATGGGATGATAATAAAGATGGGAAAATTTCTTTTACAGAGTACAATAGACGATTCTTAGGCTCACGAGATCCTAAAGCTAAGAGCTTTAAAGTTGAGACAGCTGAAAGAAAAATATTATTTGATAAAATAGATGTTAACAAGAAGAATGGTTTTATAGATCCAGCAGAATTCCCAAACATGGTTGGTAAACCATTACGATATGCTGATATAGACACAGAGAGAGAAGGAAAAGAATTAGGAGACACACTAGGAACACAAAGAGATCGTCGTGGCTCTCAGAAATTGGCCTATGATAAGATAGATAAAGCTATTATCTCATCAGTTAAATCATTATTTAAAGAAGATTTTCAGAAATTATATCCCGATTCTTTTACTAAGGCTTCAGAATACTTAGAGGAAAATATAGCATCTCCACGCATAAAAAAACTTGAAGGAATTTCAGAACCTACACAAAAAAGACAAATTCTAGCTGATCTAGCATCTGATCAAAACAACAGAGATTGGGGTCTTTTCGTCAAAGCTGAAGAAGAACTTGATTATTTGAGAATTAAAATTAAACAAGATCCTTATTTGTTTCCAAGATTAGTGAATAAAGCATACACTAAAGATCTCACTCGCCCTCAGGATATTTTGCATAACGCTAACATTAATTATGATAATACACTTGATAAATCTGGCTGGGCAACAATTAATAAAGCAGATGTATTTGAAACTATATGGCAGGATTATAAATTATCTTCTTCTAATTATAGTAATCTAGACTCTTTAGAGAAAACATATAGATTAAAAAATGAACTTAATTCTAAAGAGATGGCAGAAGATCAACAAAGGAGTGAAGAAGCGGAAAAATTAATAACAAAAGCAAGAGATAGAAGAAAATATAAAAAAGACTTAACAAAAAAAACTTTAAGAGGACTATCTGTTCCAGAAAGTTATTTTGAAGATAGAGTTTACACCAAGCTATGGCGAGGCAAATATAAAGATTATTACGATGTGCCTGATCCAACACTTGCTGGTCATATTGACATGTATAATACCCTTATACCTTTCGGCGAAGACGGTCGTTTATCAAAACCAACCGAAGAGCAAGAGAATGATTTTTACAAAAAGGTCAATAATGGATCAACTCGCAAAAAAGTAATTTATGCTAGTAATGGAATGCTAATTCCTTATCAACCCAGAGGCACAGACACCGTTCCTGCCATGTTAACTCCAGGAGAGTTCGTAGTTAATGCTAGAGCCACAGCTCGAAATCTTCCACTACTACACTCTATTAACGAAGGCAGTGCTCCTGGATATAGTAATGGTGGAATAGTTTATCTAGCAGATGGAGCACAGGTTGGAGTCCCAAGTCCACAAAAGAGTGCTAAAACATCTTCTGATTTTAGGACTGAACAAGAAAAAATTCGATATACTAGAGAAACAGCTTATAGACTTAGCAAAGTTGATAAAACTTCACAAAATACAGAAAATCTTAGCGAAGGTATTGCTGGTGGTAATCGGGAGATTCTATCTGTAGCAAGATCTGTATTAAGCTCTATGACAACTAATACTAAAAATAAAAATTCTAATAGTTCTTCTAGGATTAATCCTAATTTAAAGAATAATACTATTCCTGATCTTGATAATGATAATAGATTTAATAAAATAGATAGTGATAATAATATTCTTCTTCAAACTCTAAATAGTATGAAAGATTTATTATATTCACAAAAACTCGATGCTTTAGGAAATACTAAAAAAATTATTGCAGTTATATATGATTTGTTTAATGGATCAAATTTTAGGGGAGCCTTAGGAAAAAATCAAGTTAAAAATCTAAACAATGAAGCTACAAATGCGGCTAATCTTTTTAATAGTGGTGGAATTGTATATGCTAGTAATGGTCAATTAATGCCATATTCTCCCAGAGGAACTGATACTGTTCCGGCTATGTTAACTCCTGGAGAATTTGTTGTTAATCGCTCTGCAACACGAGCTAATTTACCCTTACTGCAAACTATTAATAGCAGCAATGGTGGGTTAATTAATTATCTTAGTGATGGTGGAATGTCAACACTAGACGCTAGCATTCAGAAGGACTTTCGGGATTCCATGACTGATGCTAAAGCTGCACGATTTGCTGCTATGTCGGAGGAGAAGTTTACCGATATATTTAAGCGCGGTCTGACGAAACGAGATAACGCACTGAGACATGAGGCTAACCTTAACGCTATGGTCGAGCGGATTCGTGAAGGACGTAAGAGCGGCATAGGCGATGCTCCTCAAAAATCGGCCCTTGCACAGCAGATGATGTTTCTACGAGATGGCAGACGTAGACCTGTCCCGAGCGAAAAGATGCTCAAAAAGTGGAGTTATATTGATGCATTAGCCGGAAGAAAACGTCAGGACGGCGGACACATTAGTGTACCTCCAGTTCGCGCAAGCGAAAATGAGATTGCTGCTTTTCTAAATTCTCTTGGTCGAAGGAATGTTAAGCCTATTCAGGGCCCAGCTATGCCGCCGCCTGTTCGTCGAGAAAACAACGCAGTATCAGAAGTTCTTACTGATTTGGCTATCGAAAGAGGTAAATCAAGTCCTAGGAGAATGTACGAGTACCTATCTCTTGCCAAGCCATTCCTTGGCGACTCTCCAACACCTCTTGAGACTGGCCTGTCTAACAAAGATTACGTTAATAGTCCTGCTTTTCAGGAAGCTCTTGGTCGAAGAGATACTATGGTCAATATAGAAAATCGATTCGAAAGGGAAGACGCTAAAAAAACTTTAGGACACAAATTATTAAAATATACTTCTGGAGACAAAGGCAGAGCAGCATTAAACAAGATTCTTACTGGAGCTAGATATAAAAATGCTACTATGAGAGTTGGAGATACTGGAATGACACCTGTGGGTGATGGAGATTTGGGTAGAACTGAAAGAACTACTGGTAACATAGTTTTTAATAAACCTTTAATAAGTAGAGGGTTAGTAGATCATGAACTGGGTCACACTATTCAAGGAGCATTACCACCTGACAAACAATCACAACTTACAGGCGGTGGGGATGGTAAAATAGCAACATTACCATCTGCTGTAAGAAGTTTTGTTCTTAAAATGGCTAAGGATCCTGAATACCAAGCAATCAACACTTATCCTGGACATAGCTTAATGGGTAAGAAAAAAGACGAAATATTTCCAGTAATGTTACAAGTTATGGATAAGCCTCTTTTTAATAAACACGGAGGAGAGTCAGCATTAAGAGCTATGATGAAAGTTATGGGCTTTAATAAGGGTGGAGTAGTTTATGCTGCTGATGGGGGAATGCCCGGTCCTCTTACCAAATTAGACACTAGAAGAAAAGAAAAACTTGAAGAAGAATATACCAAAAAAATAAAAGATGAAGAAATCAAAGCATTGGGCTTCCTAGGCCTTCCACCTGATCCAACTCCAGAACAGATGGAAGAAGTTTTAGGTAGAAACTCTGAGAAAGCTAAGAAACTAATAGAACAAGCGATAGTAAAAGCAAATGGCAAGCCGTATACTCACAGAATAAATAAAGAATACAATATTAAATTACCAAGATTTCCAAGACTTACTGAAGAGCTTAGAAAGAGAAGTTGGCCTTTAGTAAAAGAACAAGAAAAACCTAACCCTTTTGAGATACCCGTCAAAGAGGATCCCCTAAATCCCACTAAGCCATTTGACGCTAATGAACCAAGAGTATACTATAAGGGTAAGCCTATAGTCACAAAAGCTAATGGTGGAGTTATATATGCATCAACAGGAACATTAGTAAACTATCAACCTCGTGGAACTGACACCGTTCCCGCAATGTTAACTCCGGGTGAGTTTGTGGTTAATGCTAAAGCCACCGAACAACATCTTCCATTATTACATGCTATTAATAATGGACAAAAATATATGAGTAAGGGTGGAATATTATATGCTCAAGAGGGTGCTGTTGTAGGAGCTGGCCTGCCTAATGATGAAAAAGAAATGAACAGAAAGAAAAGAGAGCGCATGGCTTTAGCTGGAATTGATCCTAAAAATAGAACCGAAGAGCAGCAGGGTCGCTTAGAAAAACTTAGGACAGAAACCGGCTGGTATAGTGATGATAATGTTGCAAGAAGAGAGAAAAATACGCGAATTGCTTTAGCTGGAATTGATCCTAAAAAGAGAACAGATGAGCAGGAAAAGAAATTAAAAAATCTTAGAGGAAGTGATCCAACATGGGATGAAGCTAATAATAAAAATGTTGAAAGAAAACAAAGACTACAAGAAGAAAGAATGAAAGATGAAAAGAGCAGAACTAATCTTGATAATAAATATATAAATGATTTTCTATTATCAGGAGCAGAAAATGCTGAAGAATGGTTTACAAATAATCTACCCGGCATAAAACAACCAAGGCTTGAAGGACTTATTCAAAAAATAGAAGAGATGAAAGCACAAGGTGTGAAGGAGGGTATAAAAGATAAAGTTAAATTAGGTAATTTAGAAAATAAATATATTCGAGATTATTTAGAGTCAGGTTCTGATGATGCAGAATCGTGGTTTGGTGAAAATTATCCGGGATTAAGAGGAGCTCGTGCTGAAGCAGTTATAGAAGGAGCTATGCAACAACAAAAGCAAAATAATGGGAATGCTAGTGATGATCTTGTAGGTGTTAAAGTTCCGGTCAAAGAAAGAGAAATATCCGGAGAAAACGAAGCTACCGTACCAGCCGAAGTTCCCGCAGTACAGGGAAAATCTTCAGATGCAGATAAACAGACAATGGAACAAAATAAAGCAGAAAAAGATAAAAAAGCAAAGGACAGACAAGCAGAACTTCAATATTATAAAAATAATAGTAGTCCATTCATGTCTTTATATACTAAGCTCTCAAAAGAAGTTGAAGAAAACCCAGAAAGGTTCGAACTTTTTAATCCAAATGCAATACGAGATGAATTAAAAGTAGAAGATATTGTTAAAGAACGACGAAGTAAATGGGAAGATCTAGCTGGTGATGCTAAAGCCTCAAAAGCTAAAGCATTATTTGATACTGATCTTGAGACATTCAAAGTTCTAAATAATATGACAGCTAATGCACAAGAAGGATTAGATATATTAGACCAATATCCAGCAGGTAAAGGCAGACAGATAAAAAATAGACCCATATTATTTATTTTACAAAAACAATTACAAGCTGGTTCAATAGCAGCTCAAAATCTTGATCAAGCTTGGAACATATTAAGAGTTAATGATCAACTTCAATTTAAGAGCCAAGCTGCTCCGTCGAACACAAACGTTGTTGATGCGGTACCCGATAGTGCTGGAGGTATTATTTATGCTAATAATGGAATGATGATTCCTTATAGTCCCAGGGGAACTGACACTGTGCCAGCAATGTTAACTCCGGGCGAATTTGTGGTCAATCGCTCGGCAACTCAAGCTAATCTACCCTTATTAAGAGCTATTAATAATAATAGATATGCTAATGGTGGTCAGGTCGGTGCAGTTAACTATCTCTACACCGGAGGTCAAGCAACATCAGAAGCCGGTGGCGGTGGTGGTGTATCTAACAATAATAGAAGTGAAAGTACCAGTTTGAATTTTGATGGATTAAGCAAGTTTACCACAAAATTTGAAGCATTTATCGGTCAATTACAATCAATTAATCCAATTATTAATATGCAAGGAACTCATACTGTGGTAGTAGAATTTGGAGCTTCAGCTAGCGTATTTAAGGGTATGGAGGAAGGCTTACAGAGATATGTTGTTAGTCAGGTAAATGCTGCACTAAATAATGTTAATAATACATTAAACAATAGTATAGAAGGTTCTATTGATCGTGTTCAATATATAGCTTAATATTAAAGGTATAATATAATGAATGAAACAATTTCTGGAATATTATATATTGGTTCTGGCCTCACTCCAGATATTACTTTATCTAATACTGTAGGAATAAATACTTCTTTTAATGCTAATAAGCAAAACATTGATTTTAGTATTCTTGGTACTGGCAACAACAGCTTAGTTTATTTTGATGCTTCGGCTGGGCGTTTAGGAATTGGTACGGGACTTCCTGATGCTGTGCTCCATGTTGTGGCCCCGTGTTCTAAAGATGGTCTGATTATTGAGAGTATAACTAATTGTCCCACGGGTGTTACTCTTTTATTAGTACACAATCCTCAAACAGCCCCTCAAAGTGGAAGCTATCCTGCCATAATTAATCTTGCTGGACGAGATACGAACTATGGAGAAATAGCATATGCTCAAATAATGTCACGAATATTAGATCCAGTTACTGGATTTACTAGTGGCGAGCTTATTTTCACAGTTGATGAAACAGGAATTAATAAGCCAGTTTTTACAGCTAATTTACAAAACGTTATTCTTGGTGGAAGAAATCAAATTTCCGGATACAATTATGAAGTTATTGGTAGTAGGAATGCCATAACTGGTGTTGGATTTACTAATATCGGATCCTATAATAGTGGATTATCTACTAGTGGTATTTTAATAGGTAATTTAAATGATGTTAATGGTCTTAAAATTTTAGCCCTTGTAAATAATGCAGATATACTAGGCAATAATAATGTGGTGCTAGGAGATAGACTCTCTTTATCTGGAACATCCAACATACTCATTGGAAATAGTAACCAGCTATCTGGATCATACAACGTATTGATAGGAGGAAATAACGAACTACTTACAAGCTATACTGTTGGATTAACTCAAAATGCCATGTCCTCCGGGATATCAGGAATAGTTTTAGGCTCATATATTAATAATACTGGCAACTATAATATTTATATTGGTAATGTAAATAATTTATCTGGTAATAATAATAGTATTGTTGGATCTTACGTTAATCTTACTGGAACTAATACTGTTGTATATGGAAGTTCAGATAATGTTTCTGGTAATAGCTTAATACTTATTGGTTCTAATCAATCAGTCATTAATGTTAATAGTGGTATTTTTATTGGAAATAATATTACAAGTCAAGATTCCTATAGAAGCGTTATCGTTGGATTAGGCAACAGTATTCAAAGTGGTTTACAAGATAGTATTTTGGTTGGTATTAATAATAATCTATCTAGTGGCAATCCAAGCAGTCTACTTTTGGTAGGACAAGCTAATACTACTAAAGATATTACAGGATCATTGATTATTGGTAATACTAATAATCTTAGTGGCACAGTGGCAAATAACCTAGTTCTAGGAAGCACCAACGCTGTACCAGCTATTAGTAATAATAATTTAGTACTGGGAGTATTGAATAACCAAACAGGGGTCTACATAGACTCTGCTGGTTCAGTTTCTGGAACACCGAGAAGAACATCCGGATCAGTTAATAATTCTATATTAGCTGGCATAAATAATATTATTACCAATGGAAATAGCGATATTTTACTTGGAAATAAAAATTCAATATCAGGATCAAATGCTAATATATTAGGATCATATAATAATCTTAAAAATTCGTCTAACACATATAATATTGGTAATTCTAATTTTATTGTGGGAGATAAAATAGGAACTCTAGGAAGTAAAATTTCTGTTATTGGACAAGAATCTGTGGTGTTGAACACGGCCAATAGCAAGATGGATGTTTTTGGTAGTGGGAATATTGTGATCGGTTATAATGCTGCTGTATCTAGTGGTATAATAGTTGGAACAGCGAATAAAACTCACGGAATCAATAATATAATTTACGGTAAAAATAACACAGTTGGATCAATTAGACATCAATTTACAACAGATAGCCAAACAACCTTCACGGTTACTGTGCCATCTCTCAATGTGTCTAATAAATATAATATAGGAGATACTGTATTAATTTACATTCAAAATCCTCCGTCAGCCACAAATACTTTTATTCGAGAAATATTAGATATAGTTGAAGATAGTTTGAATACCTTAACAACTATCACATTTACTAATTCTATTAGTATAGATAATAGCAACGGTTATTATTCTATCAATAATGCTTTTGACGACAACAATCCTCCAGCCAGTGCTATTAGTGGCTTAATCATGCCATATCAGCAGGGTGGTGGAATTGGTGGACCAGAAACCAATCCTACCTATGGTTCTGATAATATTATAGTTGGATCTAATAATAACTATATATTTAGTAGTGGTATTGTAGTTGGCAATAATAATACTGTGTCTGGCGTAAAAAACATAGTTATAGGATACGGTATTAGTGGAGTTGCTAATAATACATTATATCTAGGTACTAATAATAGAAATAAAATTATTCTAGATAATGAAAAAATGGTGTTCAATTCTGGGGCTTTCCAAGATAATTTCATTATTAAATCTAGTAACGATAATACTTCAATTGTTAATGTTGATTTAAATAACAATTACTTCGGAATAAATACAAACAGTCCAACAGCCGATCTTTCTGTTAGTGGCTTAACCAGCACGGACACTATAAGAGTAGGTTTTTCTGCACCAGATCAATATGTATTAACTACTAATACTAATGGTTACGGAACATGGCAGCTCCCTGTTAGAATATCAGGAACTGATAATGGATTAATGTATAGGGTAAATAATAAAGTTGCTAGCGGAATTAATCAAATACAATATAATCCAACCACGTCAACAATGGGTTTTAATCTTGATGGCAACAATGGTTTTTATATTACTTCTTCAGGATTATTAGTTAATGACGAAGGCAATATTTATGGCATGAGAGTCAGAGGAAGTGGAGGAACAGACTTTGCCAAGACTTTACTAGAAACAAACTTTAGCAAAAATAGAATTGACTTTTATAATGTTAGTGGTAATTCTGGTAATTTTGGTAATTTCTCAGTAAGCGGAGGAATGATTCTGCCAGTAAGTTTAACTGGAACATTCTTATATGTTGATAATTCTGGTAAATTAAATGCTTATAACTCTAGAGCTTATAGCGTATTATTTTCTAATGGTAATTCATGGGCTACTGGAGATACTAGCTACAGATGGTTTAATAATCAGTCTATATTAGCTATGGGCTCTACCGGAGTAGTAACATATGATGAAATAACAGCGTCTGGTGGTAATTTTGATACAAGATACAATATTTTATTGAGTTCTAATAGAAATATTGATACAGTATTTAATAATCTTGGATTAGGTAATAATTTTTCTGTATTAGTATCAGGACAAACCCCAGGAAGCCAAAGAAGGGGTTTTCATGTTGCTAGTACTGGTGTTGTTATTATCAACTCTTCGAGTACAGATACTAATGCATCTGGTAATTCATTATATGTTAGAGGTAAAACATGGACTAATTCATTAAGGCTGGGTGAGGGCAGTACTGTATCCGGACTATATTTAAGAGTTGATGGTGGAGGCAATGTATTCTCAAGTCTATTGGATTTAAATACACAATTCTCTGGTTTCTATCCACTAGCAACCGAAACAACATCTCTTGGACAAGACAATGCTTTCAGAGTGGATATTAAATTTTCAGATAAAGACAGATCAAATAATGCTATAGAGAATGGTGGGTTTTTAATATTTAATGGAAACAGTTGGAACCTAGCAAGTGGTATTAAGATCGATCAATCTCCAAGTGTTACTAATCAGTTAAAAACACTAAATGGTATTGAGTTTGGTCATAAAGCCAAAATGGGATACACATACCACACACATGCTTTTGCATCAAGTTCTTTTCTAGATACAAATACCGTATACGATGGATCGTCTCAATTTGCACAGTATTATTTAAGATGTAGAACATTGGGTAGCACTATTGTGGAATTAACTACAGACTGGGCAAAAAATAACGCTACAACACATGGCAGAGATAACACGATTAGTTTATTATTAAATACTGGTAATAGTGATTTATATGATAATGTATGGAACTATAAAATACTTGTATCAGCAATATGGCAAAGTGGCACATCAGTCAGCGGAGTTGGGCCTAGATCAGGAGCTGGCATCACTATTGAGGGAGCTATTTTAAGATCCTCAGATGGTAGCATATTTACTAAACTAGGAAATGAAACTATAACTACATATAGTGCTGGTCTTCCGGCTGGTATGGGTATAGCTACAAGACTTGATACTGCCGATCAGACAACAATCCCAAGACTTAGTATCGTAGCTACAGGAGTTGCTGGACAAACAACATTATGGAGCGCCACCGCTCAAATTAATCAGTTAAATTATCCGGCATCATACAATCTATTCGGAAATACTTAAGACTTTAAAATAATTTAGGAATTATATTATGTCCGCTTCGTACATGAGATATGGACCATTTAAGTTTGAGGCAAACAGTGGCTATCCTATACCATTTATTAGCATTTCCCAAGATTATCAAAGAGACGGAGGAGGTAGGCAGATAGGATCTACTGCTACTATATCTTTAGAAGGTAAAATTTATACTGGTAGTGGTAATAAAGGATTTGATCATTTATTAACTCTTGAGAGTGGTCTTAGAAAAGCTTTTAGTTTCGATGGAAATGACTTTACTGTTGGGTGTGGAAGTGGTGATAATCCTATTGGTACTAAAACTGTATTCAGTGGCATAAAAGTTACTAGATATAATGCTAGTAGAACCGAAGATAACTGGACAACCACTATTGATTATAATATTGACTTACAATCCGAAGTAGCTCATACAGGAAGCGGTATTTTTTATGTTAGTAGCGCTCAAGACGACTGGAACATAGAAACTCTTGATGAATTTTCTTATGTTAATAATAATAATCTACGAACAAATATGAAATTATTGGGTTTTGGAAACACATTAAGTTTTGAGCAAGGAGATAATTATCCATTTTATAGAATCAGTAGAACTATTGGTGCTGTTGGTAAATTTATTCCTGTTAGCGGTAGTGGTGGAAATGTAGCTACCACAGGCTTCAAGACGGCTGTTTCAAACGCTAAAGACTGGGTAAACTATCACTTACCATTGAGTCCAACCTATAGTGGAATTATTACTGGATTATTATTGTTTAATTTTGTAAGAAGTATTAATGTTAGCGACACAGAAGGAAGTTATAGGATTACAGATAATTGGTTAGGTATACCATCAGGAACAGGTGGAGTATTTAAACCATTTACTGAAAGCTTTACTATTGAAAGTTCATTAGACAATAGCATGTTGCGTACTGTGCAAATTAATGGAACAATTAAGGGATTGGAACTATTTAATAGTGGAGTGCCATACTCTAACACTGGATCCCCATTCATAAGTGGAAGCTTGAGTGGATCACTAACAAATCACGCCCAGGTTGCTCAAATTTCTGGTGGTACTAAATTTTATAATGCTATTAGCGGATATAGTGGAATTAAAAATGTTCTATACCAAAGAGTTCAAGCTTTGGCCGTTACTGGAAATTATGCATCATACGGGGCCGGGTCAAATGCTCCATTTGCTTTTAATGCTACTTTTAATAGGTCTGAGAATGCTCTAAATCCTATTCCAGTGTCTGTTACTGAAGGATTTAATCCTGCAGAAGGTAGCATTACTTATTCATGGTCTTATAATAATAGACCATTGAACTATATTGCTGGCTCAATTAGTGAGAATCTAACAGTAGATGATACTTTTGCCACACCATTAGTAGCTTCAATTTTTGTTCTTGGCAGAAAACTTGGTCCTATTTTACAAGATCTCGGAACTGTTACATCATCACAAAGACGAGTTTCTTTTGAAGTGGTTTTTCCTAGACCTTCAGCTCTTAGGGATTTAAAATTTAAAAATGAACAATATTCACAAATTACAGGACTAATTGAATCATTTAACCCAGAAAATTTAATGCCAAATAATGCTACTAATCAAGGTGGTATTAAATCATATGTGAAAAGTGATACCGCAGCATGGAATATTACAGAAGGAAGATTAACTAAAGAAAAAACTTGGGAATGGACCCAATGCATTACATAGGAAAAAAATATGCCCGCAACAACAAAAACATGTGGTGGATCTTATAGGGAAGTTGGTCCATATAAACAAACTCTTTTTCTTGGATGTAGTATAACTAATTTTACTATGAATCTGGGATGGGGCTCAGACCAAAGTAGCGTGACAGTAAGTTTAGTAGAAGACAACGCTTATCATCCACTAAATGCTATTTATGCCCCATTAAAACAGCAAGTTAGAACATTCAATGCGGCTGATGTGGGTATCAATAATATTGATAATATTCGCTCTAGCGCACTAGAAATGCCTAATAGTTATAATAATGATAATACTTTTACTATAACAACTGATACTGGCAATATTAAAACGTCATATAGTAAAAATTTAAATGAAAGTTCTCCATCAAGAGACAGATATGGAAATTTACATAAGGACATTAGTCAACAATTAGAAACTCAGTTTTCTGAACAAGAAGGATTACCAACCGATAGAGATATTGGTAAACTCATATGGTCAACCAAGCCCGGTACAACTCGGCCAATACAGTGGACGGATCCTGATCCTGGTTTTCTTGCATTAAAAAAAACTAGGATAGAAGACGGTAAGGAAGTCGAGGTCCGTACAGGCTATGATATAATTGGTACCCCGGTTTATTTTAAGTTTTCTGATGGTGTTGAGTATGGTGGTTATGTGCATAGCTGGAAAACTACTGGTGGACAGGGCGGTACTCCTCTTTATGAGGTGGAGATTCGTAGTTATGCTAGTTTATTAAATGGTGTTCAATTAATTATTAATAATTATACAGGATCTATTTCTACAATAATCACTGATACTGTGGCCGTACCAAGCTTAAGTAGTGTTGGAGGTTTTAATGGTAGTATTAAAAGAGGAAATTTACCAAATGTTATTAATGTTTTTGGATATTTAGAAGATGAGTCTTTAGGAGGAAGTTTTGGAAATGCTGCCAAAACTAGCGAAGGCGTATCTGCACTACAAATTTATTACGCTATTCAACAACTATTATGCGCAAATAGTCCAAACAAAAATAGATATTCTCCATATGGATGCATTGTTGGTAAACACGTTGTTGCTAACGACGGTTCTTTTGTTAATGTTTCATCCACGGTAGTTGGTGGCGGAGATAGCCCACTTGCACCAAGAGTTACACTAGCAGATTGTGGACTTTGTCCAAATATTCTTGCAAATGATGGAATTTATCGTAGTTTATTTAAGTTAGACATAAGCGAACTACCAATACCACCAAATGACTTATACATACCAGAAACCAATATATCTCTTGGAGATTTTATTCAAAGAATATGTGATGGTGCTGGTTTTGATTATTTTGTTGATTTTGAAAAATCCAATAGTTCAAACTATTCTGGAATTATTAAACTTAAAGTTGTTAGTAAAAGGATTCAACCAAGCAAGGACATTATTAAAAATCTAATTAATAGTTTATTAAATGCTAATCCTCCATTAAAAATTACTAATTATTCATATGGACAAAGTTTTACAGACAAAGATACTAGAACAATGTACATAGGAGGTAAACAAAAAAGACTATATCAAGCTGCTTCTATGCATTTATCACTAAGACAAAATACCGCAGTCTATGATCCGTATGCTAACAACGGAGCTGGATCTTTTATGCCAGTATCTACTAGATATGGTAATTATTCTAGAGTGCCAGATGCTGGTAGTACCAGAAAGAATCAAGTTACAATAGACACTGCGGGAGCTAGTGTTGGCCAGGTAAATGACTTAACTATTTTTAATAGTAGAGAAACAATGGGTAGTGATTCATTATCTTTTTTAAGAGGAAATTATTTTCCTGTAGATAATCTAGGTCCTGGTCCTAATGCCATAAATACACCTAGTGCTACTAGAATTAGTTATGCACTATATAAAGATGTTATATGTCCATATTTTGGCACACACGGAAAGCCTTATGAAGAAGAACAAGATACTGTAAGCTCAAAAGAACCAAGAAAAGTATTTTGGGATCAAAATCTTGGACAATTACAAGTAATTTTTAGAAATAATGATATTACGACAATATTAACTTCCGCATATGAATCTACTGGTGATTTTGTTGTATTAGAGAACGAACTACGAGCTGCTTTAGGTGGTTTTGAAGTATGGTTTTCCTATTGTTTTGATAGCTTATTTAACACAGATATTGCTGATCTAATGTATACTGTATTTAAAAGTAAATATCCCTACTATGCTTCTAAAGATAATTTCTTAGCTGGTTTAAGTATTATTAATTGGAATATAGCAGCAAAATCAGCGCCTAAAACACAAACTGTTGATCCAAGGCCATATGCTATCAAATTAGAACACTCCAGCACATATACCAAAAATTTATATGCTGATTTACAAAATGTTTATGACTTTTTTAATAAGGTTGCTAGCGAACACTATGGCAAAACATTCATGGTTCGTGTCCCAAGAATGAGATATTATAGAGAAGGAGATCTAAAATTAAAAAATGGTAATTATGCTTATGCTGGTGGCGGAAGAATATTTTCAGATTGGGAAATATCTACCGAAGGAGCATGGGAAGAAGAAGGAAATGTAATTGATGATACAATATCTGTTGGATCCACAATATGCGACTTATTCACAAATGATGACGGATTAATTCAACCAATTCTTGGTTTTAATGCTTGTGGAGAATTAGCTACCAAGGATCTATGGATGCAATCGAACATTAATCCTGTTGATTGGTTAGACGCAAACGGACACGCATTTACAAAAGCTAGATGGGGAATTCCAGATAGTAATGGTTTTTATTTTCCATTACAACATAGTCTTAAACCATCAGACTATGTATATATTCCATATACCAGCCCTAGGCAAATAACTAATGTAGTGGGGAGTACTAATTATGGAAGTCTTAAAACTTCTCACGGTATTGGCATACCGAACGATTGGGTATATAAAATGTATGTTAAAGCCTCAGTAAATAAACAAGTTGTATTTATAAACATAGGAGGCGATAGATACGATCCTCGCGCTATTATATCTTTAGATGAACCAATTTTATTAGGTGGTGGTAAAAATGATACTGATGAATCTTTATTATTTACTCAACTACACGATGCTATATGTGTTATAAAAAGAGGAATGAGTAGACCTCAAGGATATGGCAATGGTTCTGAAATAAGAAGAGGACCTACAAGCGCGAATGACGCATCAGCTTATATTTTTAATTGGATGTTGAATGCAGGTGTTATTGAAGATGGGGGAGGCATATCTATTAATACTTCAGCACAAAATGCTCCTATTAATAAAAAAGCAACGTGCCCATTTTTTGCTGCTATTCCAATAACCTATAATAGGTCTACATACGGACCATGGATCAATCATCCTGGATTAATTGATAACATAATTTTTAATGGGAGTGACGTTGCTAATAGTACCAATCTTGTTAATAATCTTGTTGGTGGATGTAAAATAGACGAACTCCCAGATTATGTACCATGGACTTATGGAGGAATAGATAATCTAGATGCGTCTATTATGAGTAAAATTAAAGATGATGTTACTTATCAACAAATAGCTGAAGAAGGAAGCATATCAGTTGCGGGATTTGTGTTAACGGCAAATGATGGAACAGAGTATGGACTAGGAGACATACTCTCATTGTCCGCAGGAAGTTTGAGTGGTCCTGTTATAACTAGTCTCAATGTAAACATAGGAGAAAATGGTATAACGACTAATTATACCATGAGAACCTATACTCGTAAACTTGGATTTTTTAATAAAGAAAATTCCGAACGAATTAAGGCTCTTGGTCAAGAATCGTTCAAACGCAAAAAACAATTCACCACAGCAATGAATGCCTCACAATCTTCTATTAAAGAAAATATGTTTTCTAGTAATGGCAGTAATGGAGATACTCCTAAGCCGTTAAGATGGAGTCCTTTGGAAGTATTAGCTGGGGCTGCATATAGTCAAATTAATCCTAATAGTTCTATATTAAATAGTTTTAATGATTTAAAGTTTGGGCCAGATTGGTTTCAATTACCGATAGGAGGATCAGTCACATATGATCCTCTAAATATGATAAAATATCTTGCTAATGTTGGAGTACAGGATATTCAAGAATTACCCAGAGAGCTTGATGGAGATTATGATCGTAAATCTATTATGAGTTTGGATGGACTATTATCTCCAATATCATTTTTTCCAACATTATATGGTACTACATATAATATTAGTAAATATACCAGAGAACGATGTCCAGTTTGCCAAGGAAGAGGCACTTTTACTTATACTTATTTAAATATAACGCCAACTAATTTACCTAGTTCGCTATCGGCTATGAAAAATTCTGTAACTTCAGTTACTAAAGACTGTACTTTTTGTGAACTATTAGAAGATAAAAAGAAAAGAGCTTTTATAAGTGCATCACCTAAAGAGACAACCCCTCCTTATGTGATAGCTAGTGGAGATGATTTACAATTAGTAAATAGCTTAAGACAGAGTGGACTGAGTGGAAATCCAGTAATTAATGGAACAACATTAAATCCCATATTAATGAGTACTGGTGAATTTAGCTGTTTTCAAAATAGACAAACCAGAGACTTTACAGCTCATTCTATTGATGTGGTTGGATACGGAAAAATTATACCACAAGAAGGCAATTCTTTAAAACCAGCGTATTCAGCTAATCCTAATAAAAATTTTCTAGACTATGACTTAAACTATTCAGAGTATTGCTCCACAAATAATTTAGATCCTGGAGTTATTCCGGATAATAATGTAAGATTTTTTGGTTTGCGTGGTCCTCTTATGGTTCATGCTTGGGGTTATGACCTAGAAGGCTATCCTGTACCAAACGCTTCTGGTGAACCACTAATACAAAATGGAAACACTGTATTGGGGGTTACAGAAGGATCTGCTACCACAGGACTAATATATAGAAATCAAACTCAAAAAGTAGATGGAACATGGACAAAACCCTACAAAGAGAATACTTTCTATAAGGGTTGGGGTCAACTACCAGGAACATGGCCAGTAGGACCAATTGATTTGCGATGGGACGAAAAAGCAAGATTATGGACCGTTGGAGCTAATTATAAACCAGTTTGGATTAAAATAGAAACTGATTTAATAGCCGACACGCCCATCAGAGGAGTAATGGTTGAAGACTCCTCAAACGATGTATTACCAAGTGGATTAAGGAAATTAGTTTATGTTAAAGATTCATTAGGAATTAGTCCAGCCCCAAGAGGAGCTCAAATATATTGTAAATACGATAGTGATAATGGATTTTATGAACCAATTTATAATCGACCATATGTTACTTCCGGTATTATACAAAATGCAACAGCAGCAGAGATATATAAGCTTAATGATTCTAAAAATACTAAATATAGTAGCGCATATAAAAATCCGTTAAGTTTTAATGTAGCAAATGGAGACATTGGATTATTCATTTTTATGGGCACAGATTGGATATTACAATCAGTTAGGTCTTAATTATGGGATGTAGCATATATAAAAAACCATTTTTATTTGATATAGACTATAATCAAGTAAATATTAATTTATCTAGATTAAGTGGATTAATACCAGCTTTTGATCCTGCTATTAGTGGTCAATGGATGCCAATTATTATTGGATCTAATTTATCAAATACTGTTTATGTTGATCCTTTAATAAGGGCGAATAGTCAAGTTCAAAAATCTTTTGATCCACTTAACTGTGTTCCAGATACCACCAAAGATTATTCTGAAATAGAATCAGATCCAACAGTTAATTGTGAATATTGTTCAATGTTGTCTCCGTCGGGATACACCACATCATGGCAACTAAGAGACAGCGATGGGAATACTAGGCAATTGCAGTCAGATAATGGTTTAGTGCCCGCTAATATTATTGCTGATTGTTGTAATGGAGCTTGCGACACCAGGATGAAAATAGATGATTACTTACCAAAAATACCAGTTATTAATCAAAATTATTTAACATCCTTCCACGATCATAAATATACAAAACAATTTCCTGCCACAAATAATCCAGGACTAGGATTTGAAAGTTTTGTGACACTACCTGCTGATAGATTACAGAGTTTTGAAACTTGTCCACCACTATTCATTGATTGGGTATTAAAAGAAACAATATCAGAAATACCATATGACGAGATGACTTCTCAGCATATTAATATAGATCAACATAATAAATCTTATAATAAATCTCTTAATACTAGTAGAACTTGTGGAAACTTTATTCTAACCCAAATCAACCCAACAACGACTGGCATACATCCATACTATCCAATATTCTCAGGATTAATAGGAGATATTGATCAAACTAGAGTAACATTAACTAAAGATAAATTATTGCCATCAGTATCTGATTTTACTCCTCCTTATGGGTTTTCTAAAAATACGTATGATAATATCTTTATACATAATGATAGGATAGGATCTCATTGGAAATGGAATTATAGTTCTGGAGTATTGTGCTGGTATAGATATTTTAATGTGGCCTTATCAGGATCGGGAAATGTAATACAAGCATCAGGAGATGCTAGGCCGATTAAAAATGTTGATTTATATATATCTCCTGGAGATGTTTTTTTTGCCACTAATGATGGTCCAGAACCTTTAACTGTGGCTTATGATAGTAGTATGAGTATAAAGCCATGTCCATCAGGGCTCAAGGTATTAAAGAATAATTCTGTGACCGGAGTAATTCCAAGTGGTTCTCATTTTACTTATATTTCCAGCAATATTTATGATAGATTTATAGAGCTATATGATAAAATAGAAAAAGCTAACGTCATGGATAGTGGAAATATGACAATAAAGCAAAGATTTGATTTAGCCGCCTTATTAAGTACTGCTCCACAATATGATAATATAACATTAGATTTACATAAAAGAAATAGTTCATATAAATATACTATTAATTCATATCTTCAAATTTCTGGTTTTAATAAAGATATGACTACGAGTCCAATAGGATCAGTATCTAAACTTAATTTTATTAGCAACAAAGAAGATCTAGTAAATACTTTAGCAGATAAGTATGGAGCTTATTTATGGTGTTCTCCAAATCAGACTACTAATATAAGGCTCAAAAATAATATTAAAAATCAGTGTTTGGTTGATTTAGAATTCGACGTGGTCTTAAATAAAGACGAAACAATATTTCGTGACAACTCTTCTTGCTTACCAACTACAGAGTGTCTAGATAATATTAGTCGTAAATCTTTTGTATATAATCAAGCATTTTCATTAGGTAATATTAATTTTAGTACTGTAACTGATACATACACTAGATATAACGCAAGTTGTTCTGGTAATACTATGACTAAAACAAAGTCGGCAAAAACAGCGTCGGCCTATCTAAATAATAGTTTAATTAAAGAAATAATTTATAATAGCGGATGTTCTGTTTATCAAGATAACTATCCTAGAATTAGCTCTGCCAGTAACACAGGAAGCTGCACTGTTTGTGGTAGCGATAGTACTTATAAGTTATCCATTGTCGATAGTGATAATATCTGTAAAAACTATAATGGAAATCTTAGTTGGTGTGATGAGCAATTAGCGAGATTCTATAATAATAGCGAGGGTGGCAATATTACTGGAGATAGACCGGCTAGAAGCATAGTAGATGGAACACTATACTTTAAAAGATCTTATCCAGCAGCTGCTTTCAATCCCCATATTGATAGATTAGCATTTCATAGTCAGGGTGGAATTTATTATACTTGTAGTCCTCTTGGAGCAATTAGCGGTAGTACAGTATTTGTAAATAATACTACGTCTTTATTTAGTGGTATTAATGGAGGTCAATTGTCTCTTACCTTTAATACTAGGGACGTTGGAATAAAAATATATAATATTTCTATTGAAAAGATTAGAGGCCCAGCGGAGGATAGTTATTCCTGCAAAGCTTTTCCAATTAAAGATAGTTGCAAATGTTTTAACTTAAGCAATGTAACTGATTATCCATATCGATGTAGCTCATCAACCTCTATTACATATACTAATCAGGATAAAGTATTATATACTCCAGCACTTTCTACACAAAATAGCCCAAGATTAAAAGCATATGGAGGCTATTCTTTAAATAAATTAGCAGAACTATTTGGTGGTTCTAAAATTTTAGAAGATATATCTAGAAAAGAATCAGAAATTTTAGTAATTAATGAGCAAATTATTTCTATCACTAACTTAGATGATTTAGAATTATTACAAAGTCGATTAAGAGGCCTTTCTGAGGAATTAGAAACTCTTAGAAATAGATTGTCGTCTATTACATCTAATATAATACCAAACCATCCAACAGCTAACTCTCTATTGTCATCTGTGAATGCTAAAATTGATCCATTGAATCCCTATGGATGCGAGAAATCTGTTACTATTACATTAAATAATTATGCTTCTACTAATTGGACAGTAACTTTGCCTTCTTACAATACTACCCATGCAGATGTTTGGGCTGAAGTGCTTGAGGGTGTAAATTTATTTAAAACTAATAATTTTAGTACAGATTCTGAGACTGGAGAATTAATAGCTACTCCTAATTTAGGGTTTCAAAGATTTGCTACTAAAGTAAATTTAAATGATAATATTACCATGTACGATCAACAGAAAAAAGTATTTATTGGTAAAGGAGGGGGTTCGTCTTCTAGCGTTAGTATAGGCCTGAACAATCCTTATCTAGAAGGATTATTGGGAGATGAATTTTATCTATATCCGCCAACAGGGACTATCTGTGAAACTAACAATATTTTTAGCACACGGGGCGATGAGATTAGTTCAGTACCTATTAAATTTAGCCGAGTGCCGAGAAAACAAATTCTAAACTTTTCTATCCCTTCATATACTCAATTAGGGAATTTAAGGAAAGGATTTTTTCATCCTAATAGTGGACTTTCTTTCGAAAACAAATACCATAATTTGACTCCAATATATAAGGATTCGCAGTCGCACTCTTATTATATAGACTATGAAAAAGATAAATTCAGACCAGAAGCACTATATCCAAGTGGATTAGTTTTAATTGGAGAATTAAATAGCGATATTGAAAGAATACTTACTCAAGTTGGTGGTTCATCGGACCATAGAAAATTAAGACTATATCTACAATTACAAGATGGATGGTATTTGTATGATAACCCCAATACTTTTGGGTTTTTTAATAAAGAAAATCGATATATTGGCGAGCCTTTTATGTTTGAATATTTATCTTCAGAAGAAAAAAGCTATTTACAAGGCCCGTGGTTACCATCTGCTCCTAAAGAACCCATAGAATTCGATTTCCTGTATAACCATAAGCCCACAGGAATGAGTGTTCTAGACTACAACATCGACACATATCCGTTATGTCTTGTGTCAGCTCACATAGACCCAAACAAACCGGATATTGTAAACGTTGAAGGTCCTAGATCATATTTTTATGTTTCAGAAAAAGATAATCCTGTTGTTTCCATACACGACTCTATTGAATCTCTTAGCGAAGATGAACAAGCTTTAATTGATGTGGATAGTAGACCAGTGGTTTTATTAAGTAATGGAGATAGATGGAGATATCTTGGAGGAAACAAAATCTCTCTATCTTCTTATCAATTAACAGATTATAATTACCTATATCAAAACTTTAGCGATCTGAATATTAATTATATTCTTAAAAACAAAATTAATTATATTTATGGAACCAGACTCTTTTGTGATCAAGAAATAACAGTTATTAATAAAGACAACAATAAACAAAAACATACTGCCAAAATTATAGAGAAGTCTATCTATTGCTATAATACTGATAAGTATGGTCGTATGCTATCTTTTAATTCTATCAATCCAGATCAATATATTAAAATATATACTCGATTTAAATTAGATAGAAAATTAAAATATGATAATGTTGATTTAGATTTTTCTAGATTACATAAAGACTATACAAACCCTAATGGAGTGGACTCTCTTATTCTTTATAGAAATTTTAATCCACTAGTTAAAAAAGAGCTAGATACTTTTTTACATAATCCTCTTTTTTCTACTAAATGGGCAGATTTAATTGATTTTGATAATAAGCTTAATAGCGAATTAAGTAACTATATATATTCATCTAGCGTTATTCATAATAATTACCCATTATCGCAATATAATAATTTATTTAATAAGATAATTATTAATAATAATAACTATAACATTTTTAACTATATTATTAAGCCAGAAAGCGCTAGTAACATTCCAGTATCTTATACTGGTCTAGTATATTATACTATTCATCAAAAATATAACCTTGGAAGTGATAACTATTTAACTAAAAAAGATTTTCACTCTCAGGACAATTATTTACCTTTGATAGATTTAAATTTTATTCCAGCCCCAGGAATGCAGACTCAGGACTTCAGACCAAGATTAACTGATATTATTCAGCAAAAATTTTCTCAAGATAAATTATTACAAGGCAAAGTAATAGTTAGTGGACTTTATAAAAATCTTGCATCAGATCATACGTGGGGGTCTTTTAAACCAACAAACAGTACTAGATATTTTTGGATTAATCTTAATACAAATAATAAATTAAAATCAGCAATATCTATTAATAACAATAGTTCTTTTTATTCTAATACTCTGAGAATAGATGATCCTCCTTTTAGATTATCAGCATTAAATTCATCAGGAAATCTTTCTCCAGACACATCAATGTGCAGGAATACATTTAGGGCTTCTGTACCAACTTATAATAATACTACATTTACAGATGTTTTTGATTTTAACTCCTTCAATACTATATCATTCACTGGAGATATTTTTGCTAGATATCCAGTATATTGTGATACAGATGCTGTTAGCGGATGTGGTAGTTTTAGGTGTGGCATTAATACTGTTGGTTGGACAACATTAAAAGCAGAATATGCTATCAATAAAGAAAAAGAAAAAAATATCGAAAATATTCCGGATAATATTCCTTTCATGTTATCTTATGATGCTGGACTATATAATATTATTGGTAATACTGGCATTAAATATATTCAAAGATTTGAATTACAGCCGAACAATATTTTGTATCCAGAGTCAAATTGTGATCCATCTGTTGGGCCAAGGCCAGCAACAGAAAAATATTCCATATTAAATCCTGAATATCAATCTTTATTATCGAATAGCATAGTTTCTGATCATACTAGTATTGTCAATAATACTGATATTTTAGCTAATGAAATGTTATTTAGGCTTTTATATGGTGAACAACAGAAAATTAATCTACAAAGAATTGATAATTCAGAAAAACCATTAACTCTTATAGATTTTTTAAGATATTCCTATCCTAAAATTGAAGCTAAAGATGTATACAAAAATATTCCATATGACTTAGATATAAGTGCTGATACCTCAAATAGAAAAATTAATGGCTCAATAAACATTAATGGTATTTTAGCAGTAGGTAAAGTTGTCGATATATCTATTAATAATTTATCAATTACTATTAAAATCGTAAGGACTGATGGCAAAATCAAGGCAATAGCGACAATATCTAATCATAGTGATTTAGAGTCAATAATATACTCAGAATCTATTACAAATACTAGTTTAGTAGTATCTACACAACCACTATCTCCAGCTAATAATCTGGAAACATATAATGAAATAGGAAGATGCAAAGAGCGACCACAAAAAGCATTCAATTTAATTAATAAAATTATAAGAGCAGAGATCGAAACTATTGGATGTTCCAACGAAATAGAAACTTTTAGTTTTCCTTTTTGGGCAGATTCAAATAACCCTAAAGGTAAAAAATGTAACTTTGGAGCACCATATTATAAACCGATATGTTCAACTGATCCAAACGTTCCACCAGGAGATCAAAATATACCCAGTATTTATTTTGTGGACCATGATGCTTGTGCTAATACCAATAGTTTCCCTTATCTAGAATGTACTAACAGAGGTGTTGGTCCAATTGATCCGATTGCTTCTAACTGCACAGTATTATCGTCTAAAATAGTTACTATAGATGTTAGTTCTCCTGGTTATGCTAGAGGAGTCTTTAGGGGATGCGTTAATCGTGGTGGGTCTACAAATCCCAATAATGACTTAACATTCAGAAATGGTGGACCCATAGAAAGTATGATTAGATCTACTACAATACCCGATGTGGGTACTTTCCCACTAAATCCCAGATACGAATCTTCTACTTGCGGGACATGTTTTACTTTATTAGATGATGAAGACAAAAAACGATTTAATAATCTAGCAAATAGAGATTGGCCACCATCTCCAACCAGCACTTCGGACGCATGTGAATGTTCTAATTATGAATATGGGTATTGTAGAAGTTCTGACAAAATTAATGACTGTGCTTGTAAATCATTAAATTATGAATATACCGATTTTGATTATACCTTTGAATATTGTAGACATTCTATTACATTAAAAGGCTACAAGAGAAAACTTGTAGGTTATTTGTCTAATCCAAATATAATTACAGATCCGATACCTCCACGATCCGATATTGCTTTGAGAGCGAGTCCCACAACCTCAAATAAACTAACTATAACAGAACAGTGTGGTTGGATGTCTTGTCAGATTTCTAATCCAGAAACTTACTATATTTATAATAAAAATACAACTATTCAATATAATAGATATTCACCCTCATGTTCTACACAACTATGCAATATATCTTATGATAATAATAATCTTACAATTTCTTTAGCTGGTGGAGTATCAAAATGTATTCCTAATTCAATAAGATCTGATTGTCCTTCTATAACGATAACAGTTCCAGATGATAGCTTTAGTGTAGTTGATTCTATTAATAGCGAGTGTTCTGACTGCGGGGTTGAGCCTAATCAAGCAGCTATGATAAATCAGCATCCGTCATGGGATATCATAACAGAAACTAGAACATGTGTGTTAGGGTATTTAGTACAAGGAAATCCGAATCAAGATGGGCCGACACCAATCGGAGGATGTCAAACAGTAGCTAAACAATTTTGTGGAACGCTGCCAGATCCTAATGCCTGTAATGGTTTTACTGTAACAACATGTGGAATAGGACAATGTGGAAAATCAGCACCGGATTCTTTTCCATGGCATACTTGTATTTCCAAAGCTTCAGCAATTGTTGTAGGAGGAAATATAGAACATGCTATTGCCGGGTGTGAAACTGAAGTACAGTTTGAGCAAGGTTCAGCCGGAGCTAATGGCGAGTTAAATAAAGAATGGGAAGCCAACATGGAACAAGCTTATAATAATATAGCTGTTTGTAAGAATAATAAAGATAAGTATGAAATAAATGATATAGTTGAAGGTGTGGTTCCAGGCACTTGTAGTAAACTAAGTTTTGGTATTATAACATACCCAGCAATTAACTATAGGGCTACTTTAGGTGATCCAGCATTAGTCAGCGTTGAATTACCTGTTAGAGTAGCGTATTATACATATAAATATAGAAGACCTAAAACTATTCAAGATATTTTAAAAGGCGTAGATACTTCTATCAAATGTAATGAAAGAGCGACATCATGTATTAATTCTAATATTAGACTATCTTCTACTTATAAAACTACTGATTGCGATATTGCTCCATCATGCTATAATACCGGAGCGTCAAAATGTAATGATGATAAAGGATGTTGCCAAGCTAATAAGGTGGAATATGCATAACTCCAGCTACTGTGATCTTCAGCCATTAAATACATTCTTTAACGATAAGCCACTGTATAAATGTAATTATTGTGGCTTAACCGTTGGTCTTGAAATACCGGATACCAAAATTTTATGCTTTAAAAAAATGGAAGATATTACTAATAAGATTCAACAGGTTCATAGAGGACAAGAATCTTCAGTAGAACATCTTTCAGAGAATCAGAATATGTCTGATGTTATCCTAAATAAAATTGCAGACAATACAAAACAGCAATACTTAAAAGCTCAAAATAATGACAATCCAGATAACCTCTGCTCTGCTGAACAAATAGAACAAAGACTAAGCGTATGTAATTCTTGTGAATATTTTCAAAATAGTTCTTGTTTATTGTGCGGATGTACTGTTATTAGAGAAGCAAATCATCAAAATAAATTGGCGCACAAAGATCAAAAGTGTCCGGCTGATAAGTGGGGACCTATCGTCTAAATCTAGTAACTTCTAATAATGGTTGCCCATTAGATACATTAACATTAAATGTTTGAGTATTTTGATCAACCTTAACAATCACTGACACCGGAACAGAAGCATTTCTTGACCAACTTCTGAAATGATGAACTCCGACATAATATTCTGCATTCGGAGCAAATCCTTTGGCCCAAAAAATATTTTCTACAGGATCATCTACAAGATTTGCAAAATTGGCATTCATGTCAACATCCAACATTCCTCCGTTGGCCCCAACTCTATTGGACCATGAAATTGTAGAAACTTCACCATTACTAAGTCTTGTATAAACATGAAGATCTATGTCGTCTCTAGTATTCCAGGCTATTGATATCTGAACGTCTCCGGACTTAGCTCCAGCCTTAGATAGTCTTCTTCCTATTTCTCTTTGTGTTGACAGGCCAACACTTCCGTCTGATTGAGCGAATTGACCTGGTTTTGGCAAGGATCTTGCTATTTCTCCGATAATATCGCTGGGAGATCTGTCAGCATTCTGTCTATTTGTATGCTTTTCTGTATGTTTTACGGGAATGATTTGATTAAGATCTAAATCTGTTGGTAATAATTTATCAGTATTATTGGGCTGGTTAATAACATCAACATATTCATCAATAGAAACAACGCTTTCTTCCGTTATCTCCTTTTCAATAATTTCTGATAAAATTTCGGACTCTTTATTTTTGAGATCACTAACTTCTTCTTTTCCTGGTTGTTCGTCTAATAGCTTTATGCTATCTGTCTCCATGTCCGGAGCAGCCGAAATGGAACTGAAGGAGAAACTTATTTGAATCGGCTTGTGTGTTAGGTCTTCAGAATAAGTTAATGCTAATACCAATAATACAACAGTATGAAATATCGTACTGTGTGGTACTCCAGACTCATATAGTGTATTTACTATACTATCTAGTTTCTCTTGTGTTACTAGGTTTTGTCTGCCTGATTTTTCTGCCATTTGTGCCAACCATTATTCGGTAACCAATTGTTTTCTTCATCCTTACGTCGTGGGAAGAGCGTACCGCCCTTTTTATGCTGGCCAAAAGCCAACACCGCACCGCAATCATTACATCTTAATTCATAATAGTCATTGCCGTCAACATTTCTTACTATAAATTTTAAATTAGACTTGCCGCATAAGCCACATTTTTCTTCAGAAAAGATTTCCTGAATCAAAGCTAACTCTTTAAAGATTTCCTTTTGTCCAGCACCCTCTAGTTCAAATGACAATCTTTCATTAGCCTTGTATGTTGCTTTCATAGTTATTTCCAGTTTGCTTGATAGCCTAATAAATCTGAAGGAATTTTATTCATATCTTGCTGATATGCGGTGAGTTGCTTTATTATACTCACTGCGTTCTCATGAGATATATTATATATGTTACTTTCAGTTATTGCAAGCTGACTTATTAATAGAATCACATTAATATTCAGCCTTTGGGCAATTACATCTATAAAGTTTATTTGATTAACACTAATTTTAGATACTGAGTTTTCGTCGGGATGATCCTCGATATCTTTAGCAATTTCTTCAGCGGCAACAACTTTTCTAAGCTTGAGTGCTCGCCTTAAAGCCCTACCCTCTGCTCGTGTTTCTGCAACAGCGGTAGGATGGTTACGATATGTCTTGTCGCAATTACCCCAATAAACGTCCGCAGAGCCGCTGACAGTCCTGAATTTAGATTCTTGCTGTAGTGTCTCATCCTTTAAAAAATAAGACAGCCTATGGACAACTGTAGCCCTCTTTTCGTTCTCCGGAGTAGGAACTTGGGTAACGTCGCTAGTTGATTCAATTAGATCACAATTTAGAGCAATTTCAAAAATGCGTCTCAAGCCATCTGTGGTAGGATTACCGGCTATTTTTTCATCATCAGACAATAAACTTAAAACATGGTCGGTCCATCCAATATCATTAGGATTTAATTTGGTAACCTCAACCACTTCCTCTTTTGATTCAACAGATGTCTTTTTTTCCTTAACCATCATTTAGTCCTCTATTTCTATGATACTATTTGTTTTATAACTTTGTGTTTTTAATAGATCCAATAATTGATCATATATTAAATTGCCTCTAGCGTTTGAAAAATCCTTTTTTTGCTTGATCCGTATGAGTGCAACACCTTTACCAATAAGCAAGCCATTCTTTTTCTCGTCATATTTTTTATTTTTTGCCAGAGCATCATCTCCCCAAATTGGAGAGAAGTGAGATGGTCCGTCAACTTCGATAGCCACATTCATACTAGGAAGAAAAAGATCAATCTGCAACTTTGTATTTGATAAGACTTGCTCCTTATGAAAATCAACAGAATAGCCATCTTTGAGCAGTCTATTCAATAAAAATTTTTCCAACTTTGATCCGGTTTTACTGCTTAATCTAGCAGCAGCATTAGCGGATTTTAGAATATTCTCCTTAACATCATTATCCATGCTCTCCCATAAAGCTCTACTCTTGTCTTGTCTCTGCTTAAGCTCTTTTTCGGTTAATCCATCCCAAGAGGTCATTACTGCTTTACCAATTTTTTCTTTAGTTTCTGTAGATCTTTGAGATCCTTTTGTTGGATGCTTATGCTTACCAGTTTTAAGAGCATTTTTTTGAGCATCACTCTTATTTCTGATTTTAATGTTCAGTCTTTTGGCATCTCTGCGAATTTGATTGGCATAAGTATCAAACTTGGACGCGATATCTTGAAAACTAAGTTTTTCTTGTACATATAGTTTCTTCAAAATATCTAGTTTTTGATTGTCATTAAGAGATTTATAGTTTAGAGATGACATTCTGTAATTCCTTGCTATTAATTTCTGGTATTAGCCCTATTGGTTTTTTCCAACAAATATCAATTATATCGTGGGTTTCTTTTTTATCCGTAAGTAGTTCAATTTGCGGCTTCATATAGATATTATACCAAAATCCGTATGGTAAAGCAGGGTTGATTGCCCATTCTGGTTCTGACATGAACATAATCTGTTTTTTAGGAGAAGGAAATGTTTGTGTAAGCATAGCACTTTTAGTATCAAAAACAAATAGGATACCATCGAAATATTTAGCTTGTTGTATATGAAGCATATAATATTTGTGTCTATGATCTAACCTATTAAATTGATTATTAAATACTATTATGTTGTCATAGGGACGGTCTTCACACAGCTGATTAACTGCGGTTAAAATTTTAGTCTGTAAAGAATTTTTTGCATCTACATCTAGTAAATAAAAACCTATATCCATTATATTTTCCTTAAGATTTTTGGTGAGAATATTTCTTTGAAAAAATTAGTGTAAGAAAGCTTATTCGCATTCTCTATAGTATCTTTTCTATTATTTTCTTTTATGTTAGCGAGTAGATCGCCTTCTGTTGATAGGTTATCAATACCACATATTTGTGCTTCTAGTTTAAAATTATCATCAATATCTATTAAGGCTTTATATGTATTAAATATAACACAAGTATCAGCTGGATTCAATACTCCAACATTTTGTGCATGTTTATATGTTGCTGAATTAAACAATACTAGTTTTTCTAAAGACATTGGATACAATAGAGAGCCGAGGAGTAGAGCGCTCTTGGTATCGTTAGAGGATAAAATTACAGCAATTTTATCATTTCTACTACTATCTGTCCTATTATATATGGTATCATCATAGAGAGCATCATATTTGATCCATAGTCCAACATCATTATCTTCTGTGAAGTAGGAAGATCTTCCTATTAGTGTTACGTTGTGATCATTCCAAAATTTAAAAATACCATTGTTATCAGTGTTACTATTGAGATATAATACTATTTTGGTGTTTTTATGATACTCAACTATGAAATCATGAAATTCTTGAGTATACTCATTCACTGGAAGTATTACAAACTCTGGCTTAGTTTGATAATATATTTCCAATAGATTACCATGGACATTAGTACTCATTAATTGAATATCGTCACTTTCATTGTCGTAGAAAGTTTTAACAAAAGACTGATACTCTGAGTGGCCGCAAATGTGTATTAATATTTTTTGCATAATTTATTCTTTTATCTTGTATTTATCTTTCATTCCTGTAATAATACTAATGGATTCTGGCGGAAATACAACTTGACTAAATTGTATTTGATGGCTTGAAATAGACCTATTAATTATCTCAAATAAAAACATATTATCGTAAAATGAATTAATTGATAACTTTAATTTAGTAATATCTTGTTTACATAAATAAAACGAGCCACACCAGACATGATCTCCTATATCATAGAAGATATAGTCTAGATTGCCTCGTTCATTTGTAACAGCGCCCATGTATTTTGTTCTTGATGGGTGTTTTTTATTTTTTTGTGATAATATCCATGAATTGTTAAATGGTAGTTTGGTATTTTTTGATCCACTATTTTTTATTAGAGTACCGCCATTCACAATAAAACAACCAGAATATTTTCCTATATCTATTTTTGACAATATGAGTTTTAATGCATATCCATGATTTTTATTTTCGTATTCAGAATTCACTATTGTACTAATTTTTTCTGGTAGTTTTTTATCTAGTTTTTCTGATCCAAAACCGGAAACAATAAATATATCTGGATTATCAAATATTTTGTATAAGCTATCAATTTGACATAAAATTAGTTCCCTAGCAGAAGCATTCGCCTTTAACAGTCCTATTGGGCCAAATGACTTCATGCCTTTAGTAATTTCATAGGATAGAATAAAACAAGCTACCTTACTCATTTATTCTTTTCAATCACTGCAATAGTATGGATATTTTCACTATACATCTTGATAAGACTATATCCGTTAAGTTGAGAAATTAAAGCTAGAAAATCTGGCTCAGTCCATGAGGAGCGTAGTCCATCGACCATTTTTGAAAAACCCATACCATCCACAAAACCATTTTTGACCTTGTTGCACACCAGTATAGGATTTAAAAATCTGACTGTTAATTGACCACCATGATTAAGTTTTTTTAGCATTTCCATAAATAGACTATTTCTGGTATCTTCAGAAATCTTATCAACACAATTACATACTATTGAGTTAACATAACCATTTGTTAATTGTGTAAGTTTATCGACACCAATATTATTATATCCGACTACGAAATCTTCTTTATCTATAACCATATTAACTTGCTGTATCATAGTATAAAAGCCTCCATATTAGCTTTGAGCATTAAACCATCTATATTTTTTGAAAATGTGTTGAAATTAAAAACACTATTAGCTTCAGCAGAAAAACCTTCTTTTTCAGTATCGGGAATTGTTAGTAGATCATTAATACTTTCTAAAAGACCATTGATAGAATCTACTAAAATTAGTCCTGGAATATTGTATTCATTCATCAACATAGGCGTTTTTATAGATACTCCAACACATCCTGAAGATATCGCACATAATAAATTTGCTACGTTATGTTCGGCTAAATCAATACATATTTTGTATTCATTAAATTGATCATTAATAGTTTTTGAGTTATTTGTTATAGAATTAACGATATCACAAGAGTATCCTTTTGATGTAATTGCTTGATATAGTTGTTGATTATAGGGGAGGTTTTCCGTATTAAGTATGAGGATATCTTTTCTATCAGATGGAGATTTGATAATCTTAAAATCAGCGGGGATTCCGTATTTCATCACTATCGAACCACCCTGTAGATTCCATGACTGTTTTGCATTTTCGGTAAAGAATATTTTGGTTTCTCTTTCAAGTCTTTGGCTCATTAATAAAGCGTCTTCTTTTTTAATGTAAGGTGGCTTATATGAATGAGTAAAAATTAATGTATTGAGATGAAATTGCTTAAGATTGTTTGAGGTGAATCCAATAATATTGTTGGTGCAGCAAAGATTGTAGTTATATAATCTAATATAGCTGGGAGGTAAGTCTATTACATTGGGCATATTATAATCTTTGTTATTTTCACCAAAAATGTAATAGTTGTGCTGTTGTATGCTCATAAGCATAATATCAAATAAATTATTCTGAGGATAATAAACTACATTGTAATGATCTTTACAGAATTTTTGTAATATATTTCCAGTTATAAAACTTAAATACATAATTTCTTTCCTATTGTAGTATAACTAAATTGCTCTGTACTTGAGAGACCAATAGCTCTTTTTTCTTCTAATTTTTTTCTGTTTTCTTTATGCATCTGATAAACCGTTTTCATTTTCTCTATTAAGTCGTAAAGATTAATTTTATACCAGAATTCATTAGCATTATAGATATCAAAATCTTTAGATAGTGTTCTTTGGTCTATAACTACTGGTGTTTTATGACTATTAACAATAAAACCATTATTATTATTAATGTAATCTATCATACCCGTATTATCTGTGACAATAGGAGTTTTACCTAAGCATAAGGCCTCAGCTACTGGTCTACAAAAAGACTCACCATAAGACGGAGATATTAAACAATCACAAGCATTGTGTAGTCCAATAATATCTGTATATGGTAGTTTTTCTGTGATGATAATTTCTTTTTTATATCGTTGAGAGATGTTTAATTTTTGTTTAACTTCATTCAGATCTTTTTCAATAATTTTTAACGATTCGCCTGACGACATTCCTGGGATACTAGTTTTTAGGATTAGTGATACTGGCTGATTGATATCGAAGGCCAAATGAAATGCGGTAATTAAATCTTTAATATTTTTACGTTCTACATACTCTCCGATAAAATAGAACTTGAAGGTTCTATTCACTACGGGATTAAAGTCGATTTTATAGCTTAAATTTTTATTTAAGGTTTCAATATCTAGTGGTTGCGAAATTGCCTTTATTGGCTTTGTTATTCCAGACTTTATCAAACATTTTTTTTCTTGCTCACTTGGAACCCATACCTCATCCATTTGATTGACGGTTTGAACACATATTGAATTTGAAATATTATTGGTCTCTAGCATGAATAATCCAATATTTTTCTTAAATCTACCGTCATAAAACAAGCAGTGCGGAAGAGTTTTTTGTATCACAATATCATAGTTATGATAAAATGAATTTTCATATCCAAGAATATCATTATCTAATTGATTTGATCCATTGCCAGCCAAAAAGATTGGTCTACTTGTTAATTCTCTTACTTGTGTGGCAACAGCCTTGATATAGCTCTGCGCCGCCATTCCCCATCCATCTTGCTGTCTATATGGTCCTATAAAAAGTACGCTCATTGTAGTTTTTCTTTCATATTAGCATATTCTATGAAATCTTCATTTCTTAGTTGTTTGAAATCATTCTTTGCATTTTGGGCTAGATTATTATTAGATATGATATTATTAAGAACATCAATAGCTTTAGATATATTATATGGTTCTGTATGCATCCCATTAATAGTAAAACCATAATCCAAATCTTTAATCATATTCAATAGAATTATAGACGAAGCTATTTGATGATTTGGTAAATGCTTAGACACTACATTTGTTAAAATATCATATGGACTATTACCTTGTGGTAATTCTTTTATGGTATTTAGTGTTAATAGATTTTCTTGCCATTTGCCTTGCAGACCTGTTAACTTTACAGAATCAAAATACTCTTCCCATTTATTAGCTATATGATCCCAGTTATAATATTGTTCAGTTAGTTTTCTTGTCTCAAATCGTTTTTGTTCCAATAAAAACTCTGGCAATTTGCTAAAATCATATAATATTTGAACTAAATGTTCGTTATCGGGATATACCCTAATAGCCTTGGTCTCTAGTTCTTTAAAATATTGACCAATCTTAATTGGATAGCCATTTAACTTTCTGACCACATCGTTCATTGCACTATAATCAACTGATGCAACAGGGACACCACATGCTCCGGCTTCTACTTGAGGCATACCAAAACCTTCACAAATAGCATACTGAACATATATATCAAAAGAATTAATAATAGTCGATAAAACTTGCGAAGTTACACCAGAGCTAACGTTCGGCATAGAGAAAGCTTTTTGGCCACATCTTGGGCAAAAACTAACAGGATGCTGGTATAGGCATGGAGCAAAGTACGAACAATTCTTGCAGCTGTAGGTAAACAGAACCCTGTTACCAACTTTATATTCTTTGAGTAATTGCGGCATATCCCAACCGGCATCGGGATAACTCGTGTGAAGATACAAGTAGGTATTCTTCCCTCTTGGATCATCCTCTTGCTCAAACTTTTCTAAAAGCTTTTTTAGAGAAACAAACAACTCAGGCATAAGCTTACGTTTTTGATTTCTCATGATAGATCCAATAATAAATGAATCATCTTTTAGTCCAAAAGCTTGTTTAATTGATTTTTTATCTCCAATCAAATTAAATGTTTGTAAATCTACACCTGGAGAAGTAGTATTTATATATTTGATCTTATTATTACTTTGTTGTAATACTGTATCTCTACCAAAATCAGAATATGTAAATATAGCATCAGCATGAAGAAACGTATCAATCCATTCCTCTTGTTGTGGTGCGGAATCTACTGTCGGCATCAAGATCCAATGATAGAAAGGCCTTAATGGAGAAAATTGTTGATAAGAATTCATCCAATAGTCTCTAACGTCAAACACTATGTCTGGCTGAAAATCTAAAAGAACCCGCTCAAATCTCCATCTACCAAATTGATTCTCTGCTGAACTATTATATTCTCTATGTCTAGGATCTTTATCGTCCACAGCATTAGCATAATATTTCCATGTTATACCAACGTCTTTTGGATCGTTGACTTTTCCATAAGAAGCAAATTCAGCTATTTCATATTTTCCAGTAGCGTGAAGTCTTTTAAGTATTTCTTTAGCATAGGTGCCAAAGCCCGAGCTTAAAAAACTAGCTTCAGAACACATGAGAATTTTTAATTTTTTTGATGACATAATGAAAACGGGGGATATTTCACCCCCATCTCCCGGAAATGACTAGTGGTTGATAATAAGATTAAAAGCTAACGACTTCCTCAGTTGATTCCTTGCTCTTTTTTGAAAGCTTAGTAATCTTAGAAAAATTATTCACACGAACCTTTAGAGAGTTATGTTTTACTCCATCCTTCTCCCAAGAATCATTCCTTAGCGAACCCTCTACCAAAACTAGATCACCCTTTTTAAAAGACTGACCAATAATTTCAGCTCCACTATCCCAAGCCTCACAAGGAACAAAGGTTGTTACCTTATCCTTTTCTCCGTTGGCCTTGGTATATTCACGAGATACAGCAACAGTAAAATTAACTACTGATGTTTGCTTACCTGCTGTATTGACAACACGAACTTCCGGATCCCTAGCTAAATTACCGCGTAAAATGTTAATATTCATTAACTTCTCCTTGAAAAAAAGACCAATGTACTGAACTATTATAGCAATGACGCGACGAGCGTCAAGTCTTTGGAATATAAGTTTTTTCTACGATAAACGAATCGCCGTTCTTTGATCTGCTACCCTTAACTATGATAACATTGCCTTGGAATAAAATATTTCTATAAGCCTTGTATGCTTCTGGAAAGAAAATAACAGAGTCCAGAACTCCAGTCCCATCGCTCAATGTAACAAAAGACATTTCTAGTCCAGGATTTTTGCCTGTCTTAGTCTTAGTAACACTAAGATTATCGATCTCACCGCACAAGATAAGGTTATCGCTCATTAATGATGTTTTGAAATCTTTACATGTTGTGTTCGTCATAGTAATATCATACATATCTACTTTAGAACAGGTGATGCTGCATCCCAGTATCTCATCCTCTGTGTCGGAAATCCATTCTGGATTATCTTCCAAAGAGTGGGGTGGCTTATTATAGTTATTGATTAATCCTAATATTATTGATTTTCTATTCTTGTTTGATTTACCATTATGGTATAGATCATATAAGCCATCACCTAAAGACTTATATTTCTGTATATTAATGAGTATGAATTCAGCCTCTTTCTTAGTTAGTTCAGAAGCTAGATTAAATTCAAATAACATACATGCCCTACTTTTATTTAAATAAGACAAAGACCCACTCTGTATCAATGCTTTTGCAGATATGGAGTTTATGTTCATTAATACTTGCAATAACATTTCTATCCAATTCATCGTTTCGAAATCCAAGTGCTTAGTATTTTTGATATTGATTAGTTTATCAAATACTGATTGTCCAAAGCCTTTAATATCAGTTAAACCAAAATAGATTTTTTCATTCTTTAGTACAAATAGTTTATTAAGATTTCTGATATCTGGTATTGATACTGAAACATCCATTTCGCTAGCGTTTTGTACTAACTCTTTAATCTCTGCTTTTGGATCAATCTTATCTTTCGCAAATCTTAGGTATGAGGCGAAAAATATCTTGGGAAAATGTGCTTTTGCAAATGCCGATAAGTATGCATTTATTGCATATGATACAGAGTGGGACTTATTGAATGAGTATCTTTGAGATTTTTCGATCCATCCGAATATTTCTTCTGCCTGATCAACTGATACCGTGCCTACCTTTTCGCATCCTTTAATGAATTTAACTTTAATTTTTGCCATTTCTTCAGGCTTCTTCTTGCCGATAGCTTTTCTTAACATGTCCGCTTCTTGAAGATCGAAACCGGCAACAGTTCTAGCTATTTCCATAGCTTGCTCTTGATAAATCATCTCTCCATAAGTATTCTTTAAGGACTCCTCTAGTACAGGATGATAGTAGTCTACAGACTCCTTACCATTTTTTTTATCAATATAATGATTGCTAACGCTTTTCCCTTCTCTCATTGCCTCCAAGCACCCAGGCCTCAAAATGGCTATTAACGCAGATAACTGCTCTATATTTTCTGGCTTTAACTTTTTAGCCATTGATTTACCTAACCTAGACTCCAGCTGAAAACACCCTTTGGTATTTCCATCGGAAATCAACTGCCAAGTTTTAGAACAATCCAAATGAATGTGCTCTATCGTTGGATCAAAGTTGATATGTATATGCTCATCCGTAGAGTCTGGAAGAACATCAAAAGAACAACCGCAAGAATATTGAAATTTTTTAGACATTGCTAGTAGAGAAAGAGTCCTTGAATTTGATCTTATTGCTTAAATTACGATGTAATCTAAGAAATCTAATTAAAATATCGGCACAGTCCTTCACATCCTTCAATGCGTCGTGTGCTCCTGCTTTAGAGATTCCAAAGTAGTCTCTTAATGAATCTAGACTATAACTTTTTAAGTCACCATTATTTTCAAACCAATAGAAAATCAGATTCATGATATCGACCACATCCCTAGGATAAAAGATATCACTCTTTGATTCCTTGTTGACGTTGCCATATTTATTACTGAGTCTATCTACTATCGGTAGGTCAAAGCGATTAATATTATAACCGGCAGCTATAGGAGCACTAAATTGACTCTTTTTAGAAGACCTACTATGATACATTTCTAAATAATTTGTAAACATTTTCCAAGATTGTTCTTGTGAAGGATAAGCTTTCCATTCTTTTAGAATATCGTCCTTGGAACATCCCTTGACTTTGGCATGAAAGTCCAGAATATCTGTTGTATATTCATAATTTTCATCTTTAGCTAATACATCTGGTTTAAAGAAAATATTAAATTCAGAATTTGGAACTAATTCAAGCTTAATTGGATCAATAATGACAGATGCTATTTGCACTGGACTACAAACACGAGGATCAGAACCATCTGTCTCAAAATCGAAAACGCAAATTTTATTATAGTTAATCATTAGTTTAGTCGTTTACTTCTACTTCTATTAAGGGTAAAACTTGAATCCGCTGATTTTGATCTGCTAGTAATGCTGCATTTATAACCTTACAACAACTTATTCTTTCTTCTGTAAGTTTTACATAATCATTTACAGCACCCTGTTCGTTTTTTAGCTTAAATGTCTGACCAACAGTAACTTCCATAAATTTTTTAATTGCCATATTTATTCTCCTGTTCTTAAAATGTCTCGAATAGTCATAATTTTATCTAACATCGCTACACCTAAAATATCAAACTTAATTATACCTAACGATTCTAAATCTTGCATTTCCATGCCAGCTATCATCTGTTCGTTTTTTGAATCATAAACCATTGGGCATGATATATTTAATGGATTGGCACTAATGGCTATACCAGCGGCATGTTTGGACTGATTAGACTTGGTGCCTTCCAATCTTATAGCCTGCTCAAATCTTTTTGCAAGTGGTCCTTGTAATTCGTTCTTTTCATCGATAAAACACCACTCCCTAAGCTTATCTGGCTGATTTTCTAAAGCCCATCTAATAATTGATGCTTCTCCGGTTTCTTCTTTCATTTCTTGAAGATCGTCGGCAATTTTGGACTCATCTGGAATACTTTTAGTAATTTTATTCATCTCATCAAAAGATATATTACCATATACTCTTAAGACATCCTTGATAGCTCCTCTACCTTTAATCGTATTGAATGTTATCATTTGAGACACCTTGTCTTTTCCGTAGCACTGTTTAATATATTCGATAACATTTTCTCTTTTATTAATTGGTACGTCCACATCAATGTCTGGCATTGAGATATGGTCTTTACTATTACGACCAGCATTGTAAAATCTATCGAAAAGAAGATTATACTTAATCGGGTCTATACTAGTAATACCGATTAAATAAGAGACTAAGCAACCAGCAGCACTTCCTCTTCCTGGTCCTGGGAGCCAATTATTAGACCTAACATAATTCACAATATCTTGCACAATCAAAAAGTAGCTTGATAGCCCAGCTCCCTGTAAAACATCAAGCTCATATTTAATCCTATCAACATACTTACCATGGTCTTCTTTTGGGATATCATTGGCAATTTTCTCTCTCCATCCGTTTCTACATAATTCTCTCAGATACTCAGCATCGTCCAGATTGTTTGGACATGGAAATGGTGGTAATTGTGGCTTATCCAAAATATTATATTCTTCACATAAATTAGCCACAAAATTGGTGTTCTCGATTTCTTCCTCTGTGTGAAATAATCGTATTTCTTCCTGAGATAATATGTGAAAGTTGTCAGATGTAAAAAAGCAGCCAAGAGGAACTTCCTCATCATTCGTGATCTTCCTGCTGATCTCTGGGAAGGTTGTTTTTAAATTATTGCACAGCAGTACTCTTTGATCAATTGCGTCCTCCTTGCGGCAATAATGAGCGTCTGGTGTGGCTATAATCTTGGTAGAGGTATGCTTTGCAAGCTCTCTCATCGCATCGGTCAATATCTTCTGAATTGGTGAGTTTTCTGAATCCATTAATTGGGCTTCAAGAAAAAAATTGTCTCTACCAAATATCTCTCTATATAGGCCGATTTGTTGAATGCCAATTTCTTTCCAATCTGGATTTAGACTTTCTCCTAGCATAATCTTGTCAGCTATAGTTGAACCAGCATGTCCGCAAAAACCAATAATATTGTTGTTGCAGAACTGCGCTAGGGTTGATAGGCTGAGTCTCGGCTTGTGATAATAGAAGTCTGGCCTATTAGACTCTGAAGTTATTCTGATTAAGCTTTTCCATCCTTCAAAGTTTTTTGCCAATATTACAAAATGACTAAGATCTTTATTCTCTTTGCTTTGTATTGATGGATTATCGTTGCAAATATATAGCTCGCAACCCAATATGGGTTTGATACCATGCTTTTTCATTTCAGTATAAAACTTAACAGTTCCGGCTATGTTACCATGATCTGTTAGAGCGCAAGAAGATGCTCCAATTTCTTGACATCTTTCGGCCATTGTTTTTGGCTGAGACAATCCATCCAATAAGCTATACATCGAATGACAATGGAGCGGAGTATAATTTTTCATGCGGTGCTTCCGGGTGCCTTGTAGTGTCCAATACTATAACCCGGAGTTTGATATTCGTCAATCACGACTTCTGTGCCTTTGGTGTCTATATCATGCTTTACTTGCTCGCACTTAGTCATACACTTATCTTTTGGTGTTATCTGATTATCTCTGTATTCTATTATTGGAGCTATGGAAGTATTCTCAAATGTTGTTTTCCCAAAATGACATAGCTTAGTACATTTCCAGGTTTTATTAAGTTGAGGTTTTTGTGTATTCTTAATAGTTTCAAATTTATTCTTAAGCATGATTTCTGTTTTGAAAAGATCGCTTTTGTCAAAACAAATAGTAAATGCCCCACCGTCATTAATAAAATCAATAGAGATCATAACATGCTCAATTTCTGGATATAAATGTTGTATAGCATAATGATATATTCTTAGTTGAGGATCATTTTGTAGCTTTTCTTGGGTTTTTTCTTCTCCTGTCGCCCAATCTAGTCTTCTTCCAGTCTTCCAGTCTATTACTTCTAAGGTTTTATCATTAATCCTGGTGATAAGATCTATTGTGCCCTTGATAGCTAAATTACCTTCTAGTAATCCATCTTTAGTATCGTATTTATAAGAAGACCATGGTTTTTTAATCTCTATGTCAAAATGCTGCTCTGGCTGCACTATGTCCCTATTCCTAGGGTCAAACATGCCACCATTGTATTCTAGGGCTTTGTAAACCCATCCGTGACAATCTTTATAATCCTTTATGTCCCATTCGTGGTGGGTGAATCTTGAGGTATAGTATTTATATACTTTTTCTATGATCGTATTTAAGCTGTAATTATTAATATTCACAGAACCAACAACATCGTCTTCAAAAATATTTATTTTATTTTGTTGATTAAGTTTGACATATGCCAATATCTCTAGAACTTTATGCACCACAGTCCCCTTGTCAGCTTTTTTATTAGACGGAGATCTTAAGCCAAGAATATATTCAAAAAAATATTGCTGTGGACACATTGAGTGAGTGCCATAAGAACTACTTCTTAGATATGTTATTATAATGAGAACACCCCTCTTTTTTGTAAAAATGATACAATTAGATCGTTTTGTTCTTGAATACCAATCTTCTCATTGTGTACAACTAGATCAAAATTATCTGGACTATAGTTTTCTGGATCAAGAGCAATTTCGCTTGCATGATTTGAGTTATATAGATTTCTAGTTAACTTAATAACTATCCCTCCAGCACTCTTAACTGCTTCTACTTCATTTGGAAATCTACAGTCAGCAATAACAGCCAAACCCATATGTTCTCGATTAATTTTAGAGATTGTGGCATTTACCCAAACACCATTATACATTTTTCGAAAAATATCAGTACCAACTATTTGCATAACTTCTCTTGCAGTAAGCTTCTGTTCATCCCACTCTATATGAGTTGTAGTATTCTTATCAATATCTGACCCATAGCATTGATCATGAGTCAATCCAAGTATATTCATGCATATATCCTGTTTTAAAGGATCAGCAAAGTTATATACCTTAGATAAACCAGAATGTTTAGTATTATAGTAATCACAAATATTTTCAGAACAAGTAGTTTTTCCAGACTGCTTTCTTCCAGCAAATGCAATAATTGTACTCATACTATACTTTCTAGATATGGTTTTATTTCAGTATTAATTTCTTCTGATGTCATCTCTCCCACATCGGGCTTACTGATTGATGGAATAAAAACTCGATAGGTATTTTGACACTTTGACTTAATTTGTTCAGCCGCTTTTCTGCCAGCTTCATCATTATCTGTTAAGATTACGATAGTCATAGCTCCAGACGAATCAAGTAGAATTTTTTGTCTATCGCTCAAAGACGATCCGAATATAGCCACACTGTTATGGATGCCGTTTTCTTCTAGTCTCCAAACATTACCGGGGCTCTCAACAATAATTACTTGATTGCTTTTCATAATGTGCTCTTTCGCAAACCAGAAATTGTACAAAGAATTTTGGCTTTTAAAATTAGCGCTGTGTTTCCATTTTGGATAAAGCCACTTTTTTTCGTCTGATGGGCATTTTTCAGTTGCGTTATGATAAGATGAACAATGACTACACTTATCAGATATGCTTCTTCCGCTACACGCAATCATATGAGTATAATCATTATTATAAATAGGTACCACAATCCTATTATACATTTCTTTAGTGGCATTATCGCATAAGCCTACATCGTACTTATCCAATATCTCTATAGAATAGCCCCTTTGAATATAATAGTCTGGAGACATTTTTAAATTTTTTCTTACTTGGTCTCTTGTTGGTAGTTGAACTGTCTTATCCAATACCTGAGCATCTCTGGATAAGTAGCTAACAGTACTGGTAAAAGATTTTTTATCTCTTTCCGTTTTCGAGACTTTAATATTCTTTAGGTCTTTATTGATAAATTTGAGACAAAACTCCAAGGCATCATTGAAGCTACATGTTTTATCTCCATCTTCTTCCCATCCATGCTTTTGATGCGAGAGTATTCCTCTAACGAACCCTATAACAGAAGACTTAAATATCTGTTCGCACCCATGAGTCCTGCACTTCCAGTTTCCTCTGTATCTATCTCCTTCTGGATATAGATTAATGGCAGACATATTGTCTCCACCATGAATTGGGCAAGACATAGAAATCATTTTGTTATTGGATCTATATTCCAAGCCAAAAGCATCAAGCAGAGGATATATGTTGTCACAAATATCATCGCAAACTATTTTAAGTTTGGTCTGATCATTATTCGAACGGGATTTCTTGTTCATTTGTATTGTTGACGATAAAGCCATCAGATGTTCCACCCTTATTGTTAAGTACCTCAAGTCTGGTCTTGCCTTCTGTGATTTTCGCACACCAACCCTTCATATGACAATTAATATAATCATTGTCATCCAAACCTCCTCCGTGTCTACTGATTAATGGGACCAATTTACGATTACCATTATCTGGTCCATCTTCTGCTATCTCTTCTGGAGTTTTTCGTTTGAAAATACTAAAGTTGCTACATAGCCATATAATACGGTCAGATCCGCTGGCAGAATCTGTACTTTCTTTTGTGATGCCATCTCTGTTCAACTGTATGAATGCAACGATAGGCACCTTATATCTGGTAGCAAAATTATGCAAAGAAGTCATCATGAATCCTAATACCTGATATTCTTTAAGATCCTGACTCATGCCAGCACTATCCATTAGTTTAAGATAGTCATAAAAAATAACACATTCCTTAGCTGTGCCATCGTCATTAAGACCAACTTCTTTTAGTACCCACCTTCTCATGATTGCAAGCTGATCTTCAAACGGTTGACCAGCAATACTTTTATGAAATAGTTTGGTCTTTTTCAGTTCTGTAGCTGCTGCTATTAGCTTATTCTTTTTATCTGGAGATTCTGCGAACTTACCAGTCTCTATAGCATTGATTTCAATTTCTGTCATCATAGCTAATATTCTATTGATATGGTCTTCTTTATTCATCTCAGTATCCATATTAAGAACTGGAATCCCTAGTTTAGCTATATTATTGCCTATATTATCTGATAGTAATGTTTTGCCAGTTTTAGGTCTAGCCCCGATAACATTCACGGTTCCTTTTCTTAGACCGCCACCTATTGCATGATCATAAGCAGGAAAACCTGTGGGTATACCAACCTGATCAACCCTATTATGTTCTAGATTATGTATATATGCATCTAGATCGTTGCCAATTGGTACGGGGTTGTTGTCTGAGTCGTTAAGAAGAGACGTAAAATTGAATATGGTCTCTTCGGCTATACCTAGAATCGAACCTATCGGTTCTGTTCCATTAACGTCTAATATCTTCTCTTGTGCTAACTCAAGCTGCTTGCGTAATAGTCTAGCTATTTCAAGCTTTCTAATTTTAGCTGCAAATTTTCTTACATTATCTACAGCAACAGGAAAATCAATAATTGCTCTTAAATGCTGGGCTTCTTCTTTTTTTGCTAAAATATGACCAAATCCCAATTCTTCTGCTACAGAAAAAATGGTAGCTATGTCAATATCGGGCTTTTGTTCTCTTTCGCAGACAACTTTTAAGCACTTAAAAATAATAGAATTGCTGTCAATTGTAAAAGAAGAATCCTGTACAATATCTGCCACATCCAAGTAAGCATCCTCTCCATAATTACATATACCGGAAAGAACAGCTCTTTCTGCTGCTGAATCACACAAAATCATATCAACCTGCTCCTGCTGAACATTTGTTGCACTTATATCTATCTAGAGAGTCTGTTATTAACACAGGATTTATATCTTCTGTTTTTCCGCACACCCTACAAGTTGCCTTAAGCATTCTGAATTTTCTTGCTCGTGGTACTGGTGGTTGGATAGCCAATTTCTTATCGACAGCAATATCTTCTCTATGCATATGTAACTCAGCCATTTGATCAAACTTATTCTCTCGTTCTGGCTTAGCTTTGATATTATGAGTTGCAGTATTTGCGGTCTTTTTCCTTGGCTTTCTTTTTGGAGAAGAAGCAGAGTCGCTGGTTCCTTCATTTGTAGTAGGGGATGGACCAGCTGTTGGCAACATAGCTTGTAGTAACTGTATCATTTGCTGTATCTGCTGTGGATCTAGGTTTGGATTATCCATGTTTCACCATCTTTATTTTTTGAATAGAAAGAAGAATATCAGACAAGTTTTTAACAGAGTTTGCTAGGTATGACAACCTATCGGTTCTTTGCTTAGAGTATATCCTAATTTTATTGAGAGATTGGGCTTTGTCGTTATGTTTGATAGCTTGATTAGCTTTTTCCACATAGCCATACCCCTTATAGTTATTGATATCATCTGCGATAACTACCTTTATAGTGTCATCGGCCCAATTATTCCTGGCAATTTCTCTATTAATTGTTCTCTGTATATGAAAAGCAAATTGGCCTAACCTATATGAAATTTGTCCACAATCTTCTGGCGTCAGCTTTTCTAGCTCGTCTCTATTCATTGATAAATAAGTATTTAATTCTGTTTCTGGCAATAATCCACTACTATATTTTGGTAGACCAATTCCAGATTCATATTCGTCCAGTAAAACATCCCAATCTTGTAGTTCTTCTTTAGCTGTTTTGTTGTTCATTTTTAATCCTATTTAACCATGATTCTTCGTTTTCGTTGAAAGGTAATTCAATATATGAAATACCATTTATTTCGCACCACTCTTGTTTTTCCTGATCTCTTTTTTTGTGTTTTACAAATCCTAATAATGTGCTATGATAAAATGGAGTAAACTTATAATGTTGTTCACCATGCACCTCGACGGTTCGTTTTAAAAGAGGTATATAAAAATCCAAATATAGAGTTTCCGATCTTCTCAAAGGAATCGCTACTTCCTCAAGTATCTGCATAGTTGGGAAGCATTTATGTATTAATTCTCTAGCAGTCAAATGCAAAGAAGATTTATTTTTAGCGGCACCATGAGCAATGCCTCCAATGAGTTGCCAATTGCAAAGATTGCCGTCAAGATCTTTTATTTGCATTTAATGCCCATAGTCTCTTTAACTTGTGCTAATAAGCTCTCATAAACGTCTGGATGGTCAACCAGATATTGTCTGACTTTTTCAGTTCCTTGGAATTTAGGCTTATCTTCTACTGAAGTTAATGTATACCAAGCTCCACCCTTTTGTATCAATCCAATATCTGCTGCCAGCATTAATAGTTCCATCTGCTTGTCAATACCCTGACCATATCTAATGTAGCTGGTAATTGTGCCGCCGGGAGCGCCCAACGCAGAGCAAATAACTTGCCACTGTATTTCCTGGCCAATCTGCTGACCATCTTCTGATGTTCCAATTTTCCATGCTCTGTGGAATTGTGCTCTGAGCTTGATATCAGTTTGATAAGCAATAGCTTGACCACTCTTTTCTTTCCATTCAACATGACCAGTGCCAGGGTTCCCCATAAGATGAGTAATGCCTACCACGATATTCCTATTTACAGGAATAACATTAGCCACTTTCCTACAAAATTTAGCTAATAACTTAGCTCCGTCTGCTCTTTGCATTTTACTCATATCTGATGTGATTTCTGTTTCCGTGCATAATGCAGAGTAGGAGTCTATAATTAGAACGCATCCCGGTATTTCATTTATGATTCTTTCTCCGATCTGGAGATATTCTTCCGCATGTAATATCTTGCCTTGTTGAGAGCCAATGATGTGAAATCTATCTAGATTAAGTCCTGGGATGCCTTCTAGGTCTCGTTTCTTAAGTCTACCCTCAATATTGAGATAATAGACCTCTCTTCCTTCTTTGAGTTCTTTATAAGCATATTCTGGTCTTTGTGCGGTTGCTGCGAAATCTAGAGATGTTGTGGTATTATGAGTAACAATAAAACGATCAGTTAAATAAAGTCCATCCTTATGGTCTATCTCTATGCACTGGGCTTCTTCGCGAGAAACCTTTTGCACATCAATAATAGTCCTACACAAGTCAGGTTTGATTCTTTTGTGCTTGGTCTTTTTCCTAGGTAAACTGAATAGTTGATTAATGTCATTACCATGAATACAGAGTCTATATGAAAGAAAACTCTTATTATTACAGTTAGTATTTCTTAATGTTGACACAACAGAGTAACCCAACCCCTCTAAAAGTTCTCTAACATCAGAAGCTAATCTTGGTGATACCGTTGAATATTCTGCCCTTTTACCTTTGCTATTATATCCATCGGTATCCATTAGTCCACGAACCAAAGATAGTCTATTGGCCACAGAAGCATACTTATATGCGGTTGGTATAAATTTGGCATGAGACCCGCAACCCATTAATCCTAGTTTCTTCAGATCTCTGGTTAGAGTATTCTTTACCATAACACTTGACTCTACATTACCACTAATAGAATAATCGTACTTATCAATATGCCTAAAAGATAGTCCTCTTTTTTTACAGAAAGTTCTAAACTTGCTTGCTATAAAGGTATCAGAAGTTGTGAATCTAGGGGTCTTTTGTGTTAGTCCACCATCACCAATCAAGCAACCCAAAATATATGGATCAAGAATAAGTTTCTTCTGCTGTTTAAAGTAAACTGGTTTTGTTAACGGAATCTTCCACTTCCAACGATCATTATATCTCAGCCCCTCGCTCATAATCTCTTCTAGGGTTATCGTTACATAGTCACTTTTGCGATTATTTTTGGCAACAGTCCAGTTGTGTTCTAATCCACACTCTGCTGAAGAACCATCATTAAATGTGACCTTATAAATATCCTTCTTTCCCTGTGGATATACTCCAATAACTTTTGCAGTATTACCATCCGGAGTACAGACTACTGTTCCAACCTTCATTTCTCCCATTGTTCTTGGTCCATCGGGAGTATATATTAAGCTATTTAATGGCATCTCTTTGCCGCATTTTGGTTGACCAGTTAAAATCATAAAGCTTCCTTCTGGTACACCACCATTCAATATAATGTCTAATGATGGACTCACTGGAATGGTAATTAATTTTTTATCTACAACAGCGCTGGCTGTTAGCATAATTTCATTACCAAAATCCTTAATAACATCTTCTTTTAAACTCATTGATCTAAGTCCTTCAGTTTAGAAATAATATTCTTTGATTGATTTTTAATACCAAAAGAAATGTTTTCTTTTCTCTCTATATGAAGAGTAAGATCTGTATTTTCTTGTTGGATAATTTGTTCTTGACTCTCTATAATAGCTGGAAGATGTGGTGCTCGCAAAGAATAGATTTTTCTTCCTTGATCAGTATTCAATGCTCTTATGATAGCTTTAGAAGAGTATTTTTTAAGCAACTTATGTGCTGATCCTATTTGGTTCCTATAGAAAGCAGACCATTTTTTTTCTAGCCAAAATCTATAATGTAAATCTTGCTTGGTAGACTGGGCTTTCCTTTCGCAAATAATTTCTGTTATAAATTGTGCTGCGGATACAGTTTTACCGTTAGAATAATTTGATAAATATTGATCAGACATTTTTATCCAATAGTTATTTAGTAATAACGCTATCTCTACACGTAGACTCTAATGTTTGTTGAAATTGTTCCAAGAATTTTTGTAAAAAGAGAGAATAGTCTTCGCCTGTTTTTACAGGGATATGATAGTGTTGATTCATGAGATCCTTTGTTGCTCCAAGATATCCTTTATCATCGATTTCTGAAACTTCTGCTGTAACTGTAATTAGTATCTCGTGTGGTGAATTTGTTATATGCTTTGGATGAATTAGATCTGGATTTTTATCAGAAAATGAGGAGGCTAGATCTGTATCGTCTAAGTTATCAAACTTAGAGTCTTTCATTGTATTTATTGACTCAGTAATTTTATCTTGTATCTTTTCAAGGATTTTTTGTTCTTCTTCAGATAAGCTATTTATTATAGCTTCAATATTGGGTTCGTTCATGATTATTTCTTAAAGGGTCTAAAAATTCCATTTTGGTTATCTGGTTTTGGGACAGCTCTCTTTTTAAGTTCATCATTTAAGGCAGATGCTTGTTGTGTCATAATAGATACGCTTCTAGTGCGTGATGCACTTTCTGTGATCATTAAGTCCTTTGGTTTGATTTTCCCAACTGGTGATGAAGTTGTGGGTATACTATTAGATTGAGGTTCAGCAATGTGAGACTTATCCACGACAGCTTTTACTTGTTTTTCTGTTAGAGATAATTCATCTGCTATTTTAGAATTATCTAGCCCTTGATTATTTAGCCACAAGACTGCGTATGTCAATGTCTTATTCATTTTAGCCATTATTCATTCTCTCTTTCTGCGTTGTTTAGCCATGCTATATTTTTTGTATTAAGAAATTCCATGTAAAATCCAAATACTTTCGCATTAACTTCTTTGAACTTACTATTGGATCTACAAACTTTGTTTATGAATATATTATCATGTTCTTTGTCATATATGGAAAAAGGATTCAAAAATTTTCCATTGTTACCAAGTCTTATAATATATTTAATAGATCCATTCTTACGAATGTTCTTTTTTGCTAATACTGATTCGCTATCGATCTTGGATCTAGAAAACCCATTTTCATCAGTAAAGTCTGCCTTATCAGTAGTAGTAAAAAATTCAGTATCCACAGTTTCATCTTTTTCAGCGTTTTTAAAAAGACTCTTAGGATTGTATATGAATTCACTCATGGTTTTGTCCATTTGATTTTAGTTTTTGATTTTTTAAGCCTAGACATCCCGGTTGGGAGTTCTTTGTTCGATTGGATCTCTTTATAGTCGTTGTGCTTATTGCTTAGTTCAATTCTTTGATCATTGCTCATTTTGTCTCTGTTTCTATTGGCAATATCACCAATAGTAGAAAGCTCGTTATCACTCTTCTTTACAGAAGTATACAAAGAACTTATATCTTCTATATATGCTCTACGAGTATGTTTTGCGCTGTGGCAGTCGGAACATTCTATATCCTCTTTATAGTCTTTGATACTACAAAATATTTCAAATTTAATTTTGCACTTATCACAAAAATATGAATATGATGGCATTATAAGTATGATTCCGGCAAATAAACCGACCACTCCGATGGTATGTCCGACCTTATCCTAAGAAGCATGTGGGTGATAGGCAAGTACTTTGGACTCTTATTCGGTGCTATTGGCAAGTTTTGCAGAGGCATGTTGGCTTGTTTGGGAGTCCTATTTCTTTTTTTTCTATTACACTCAACACAGGCCGTTACAATATTAGTCCATGTAGTTGGAGATTCCGATTGACCACGGAAGCTCGACTTAGGAATAACATGATCGTATGTTAATTTGCTAAGATCTTTTTTTTCTCCACAATATTGACAAGTATAATTATCTCGTATGAATAGATTTTTTCTAGAGAAATTTACTTTTTGATTATTAACTCTAAAATACTTAGCTGTTTTAACTATTGCTGGTATTGGGAATTTTTTATTATTGACACCACAAATATAATCATCTTTATAGAAATCAATTATTTCTATTCCTTGGGTATCGTCATTCTCATATTTAATATACCAAGTAAGAGCCTTTTTCCAATCAATAATACCTAATGGAGTACAGTCAGCATTAAGAACAAGGCATCTACTATTTTCTGGTCTCATTTTGATTTTCGTAAGTATCGAGCCTACTAAGAATTTTAGCAATAATTGGGTGTCTAACGATATCGGAAAATTGAAGTCTTGAAATCCCAATACCTTCTATCCCCTCTAATTGTTTTATCATCTCATAAAAACCACCCTGTAAATGTCTTTGTAAATCTGACTGACTGATATCGCCAGTGAGTACCATCTTGCTATCCTTGCCAAGTCTAGTAATTAACATTTTGAGTTGCTCATAAGAAGCATTTTGGCACTCATCTGCTATAATAAAACAATTATTAAAATTTCTACCTCTCATTAATCCTAGTGGAACAATTTCGATTTTATTATTTAGTTTCAGCGAATTATAATGAGACAGTGAGATAAAATGATTTATTTCATCAAGTATGGGTAACAAGTAAGGATGTAATTTTGAGTCAGCATCTCCTGGTAAAAATCCTATTTTTTCACCTGCTTCCACCACAGGTCTTGTAATAATAATTTTTTTTACTTTCTCATCAAGTAAATGTTCTATAGCCAAACCTACGGCACAGTGTGTCTTACCACTACCAGCAACACCTTGGCAAAAGGTTATATTGCTTTCTAGTATAGTTCTCAGATATTCTTTTTGATTATCTGTTCTGGGTTTCAATCTATTTCTATAGATTTCTGGAACTGGCTGAAGACTATTTGTTGCATCGACTACTTTGGTCTTTTTAGACCTTTTATTAGTTTTTCTCAAAGTTTGGCCCTTCTTAATAAGTAAGAACGTCAACGCCATTACGATTATTATACACCGCTTGAGCCAAATCCTCCTATTCCCCTGTTAGATTGCTGTAATTCATATGTTTCTTCAAAATTCATATTGTAGTGAGCTTCTATTATTAATTGAGCTATTCTGTCTCCACTTTTGATACTGAATGAGTTGGATCCGGTATTCAACAATAGGGTACACAGCTCGCCTCTGTAGGATGAATCTATAACGCCAGCTAGTACATCTATACCATTTTTAAACGCAAGGCCAGACCTAGGAGCAATTCGCCCATAATATCCTTCTGGAATTTCTATACTTAGTCCAGTTTTAATCAAAACTCTGGACATTGGTAATAATTCAATATCTTCTATAGAGAATAGGTCTGCACCAGCATCAGTTGGATTAGCCCTTAATGGCACAATAGCTTTTGGGTCTAATTTTTTATATTTGATGGTATTCATTTATAGAAGACATGCTCCACCAGCACAACTAATCTCTTCAATACCAGCAGTGTTGTCTTCTGTTTCGGAGAGCTGGGTATAGTCTACCTTCTTAAAGCTCTCAAATAGATCGCAGTAGATCTTCCAGTTGTAAACATCTTTCATACAATATGTTAATCTCTTTATGTCATCTTCAAAATATTTTACAGCAAAATTTTTCATCTTGTTCATGAACTTTAACTTATGTTCGTCGTCGCCTTCTTTTGCTTGATTCATCGAAACATAATCGCAAGCTGCCCATAGATTATTATTAAATGCATTTAATCCTAGTTCAATTAATCCAGAACACCATAGTGCAGCATCTCCATATTCCTTAACAATTTCTCTACTAGTATAAACAGTTGTAAACGGAGCCTGAGGATAATCTTTGTCTCCACTCTGTGGTATTAGAGATATCCCTGCAAAATATTTTCGATTATCATAAATATACTTGGTTACAGAATCCCACTCTTCTGGTTTAACTGTGACAGTATTGCTAACATTATGACTTAAATATTCTTGTGTACATAATGATCTATTCTTGCCAGACTGCACCCAGTTCTTTTGTGTATCTTTTACAACCTTGAGCATCTCTACAGCGGGTAATTGATTCTTAAGTTTGGCTCCATCTGGAACCTCTATTGGAAATTTAACTACCTCGTCAGTATTATTCGCTGACCAAACTGATTTTTCACAAGCTTGAGGATTTAATTTCTTAAAGTATAGATAGGGCGCTTCAAGAACATTAGCTTGTACATGGCGAATGTATCTCTTTGCATGATGAGGATGGATTCCAGAACTAGTTCCTAGCATACTAGAAGAAGTCCCCTCTGGCTTTAAACAAGTTACTCTTGCAGCTTGGTTAATATTGATCTTAGATGCTATCTTCTTGTTTGTTTCTACAGCGATCTTTGCTCCTTTAGTAAGGACTTTTTCTGATAATACTAACTCATGTTTTTCCATGGTTCCTGTTAAGGATACTCCAAGAAGAGCTTCTCTTTCAAAGATTCTTTGACTAATGTCTCCTAAATAGTCTAGCGTGGTAAAACCAGCTTGGAGTGTTCCTATAATAGCTGCAGCTTTACATGATTCATAAAAATCTTCTTCGTCGGCTACTGATGAGCAATTGATTGTAGATAGATTACATCCCTGCCATCCTGATTTATTTGTTTGTTCATCTATTGGCCACATACCAATTTCAACGCATGGATTAAAAATCATCTCTGTTGATTCACTCCAGATAAATCCCGGTTCGCCAAACTCCTTGACAGATTGCATCAGTGTGGAAAATTCTTCAAAAGATGTTGAATCTTTTAGCAGTAAGGCAGAATTATTACTTCTTGCTCTTTGAGGATTATCTATGTACCAATTTCCTGTCTTAGCCTTAGCCATATCCTCATCATCATGACTAAATAGAGCTAATGAAGCACTTCGGCGTACACCTCCAGACAATACAGCATCGCTACTATGCATCACAATGTCATATGCATCTATGGGCCTAAGTTTCTTTTGGCCGTCCTTAATACATCTATCTAATAGTGTTCTAATTTTTTCTAAGCCATTTGCAAGAGGTTCATAGCCCGGAGCTTTGCCTACTCCAGAAGCTAGTGCTGCTCCCTTTGGTCTAATACTTGAGTAATCGAATACTATATGACTATTCTTATACTGCTTAAATTCATCTACTGGTTTGCTAAAATAAGAGCTTAACAGAACGCCCAAAGCATTTGCCCAGCCTTCGATACTATCTTCGATAACATACTTAGTAGCTTGTCCATCTTGCACCTCATGCTCTAGTGATGGTAGCTTAGATACATGATGCTTTTGAACACTGAATCCTGTACCGCTTCCGCACAGCAACAGCCAAAAACATTCTTGAAAAAATCTTAACCTATCACAATATGAACTAGTACAGTTATATATTTTAGCGTGTCTTTTTAGGATAGGATCTCCGCCGAACTGCAAAGCTCTTTGACTGCCAAGAACCTTTTTCTTATACATCATGTCGTAAGCCCAATCAATCTCTTCGCTAATTCCAAAAGAGTCATACCTGATGTGCATCATTTCTCTGACCCTATCAACAGCTTCTTTCCAAGTCTCTCGCCTATTTTGATCACTTAACCATCTAGCATATTTACTGACGAAAGTGTAATTTTGAAGCTCTTGTAGTGCTGACATTTTGTCTCCTAGAGATTATGAATAAGCTGTTGTTCTGATATACACCGTGTGATCATGTAGTATTCTAAGATAGTCGATGAGTATTGTAAAGGAAAAACTTATTGTTTTGGCACAGTGTGCGGAGCATCTATCTGTCTGCGAAATGCCAGATTCTGCCATAGATCATTTTGATACTTATTTCCATCTCCGCTATCAAAAAGACATAATGATTTAGACATATCAGAAATTAATCCTGGCCACATTTCTAGACTTAGTAAATGATCATGAGGCTGATGCCAATTTTCGTTTTGTAAAATAGCCGCATCAAACCAAAAAAAAGTACCAGAATAATGAAACTTACTATCAAAATAACAATCTTTAGTAGTCCTTAAGCATCCGATAAACTGGTAATTATTAGATTCTATCTGTGGTTTAATTAAATTATAAAATAGATCTATATTGTATTTCCACAAGGTATTAACCCAACAGGTAATTGCATAATTTTTTTCTGAATGACTGCATCCCTTTGTATGGCCAAAAAATATGAAATTTTTATGTTGATCATTTTTTAAAAGACTAGACATTAGTGGCCCTGATCTATAAAAAAAATGTTCTGATTCTTTCAGTATGTTAGAGTTTGGTACTGGTATGATATAAATATCAGAAGATTTGAATGAATCAACTATTTTTTGAAAAATATGATTATTGTGAAATTTATTATCTGGAGAGGATACTGTAATAATTTTGTATCCGTTAAAAATATGTAAAACATTTTTTAATTTTGCTATAGCATAATGAACTTTTTCATGATCTATGCAATAAAAATGAAAAATAAGATTTAATTTTAATAAGTTTTTATTTTCTAGGTCTATTTTTTCTAATAGATCTTTTTGGTTTGGAATTATTTTTTCTTTTTTCCATAAATGTTTAAATATCATTATTACAGCTTATCAGATGATTTTGGTGCTCTAGTAAATTTTGAACTTGGATAGTATAGATATCTAATTTAAATATACCAGTTTTATTATTGTTTTTAACAATATTAGGTATTTGATGCATAGCTGAAAAAGATCGTTCATTCATTTTTGATCCATCAAGTGATATTATGATACTGTCTTCGGATAATAGGTTGTTATTTTGAAAGGTGTGCAATTTTTTAGAAAGATCAATTTTTGTATACGCTTGTTCCGTAGAAAGATATTCTGTATAGATATTAATTTTATCTTTTTCTATATATATATTATTACACCATGGTTCTAAAAGTTCCAATAATGAAAGATCGCAATTTTTAACTACTAAAGATTTAGTATAATATGGACATCTTACTGTTGATCCCCATTTTCTAATAAAGTTTCTATTAGACTGATATTCTATTTCTTTAGAATTATTTTCATAGTCTGTTGAGAATCTTGATGTTTTGCTAACAAAATGATAGCATAAAGCATCTAGAGATGTCTTAATGGTTTTTCCCATAAGCTCTAGTCTTCGTATCATATCCTCGTCTTCGCAAAACATCGGATTGAAGAGTGTATCTAATCCCCCCATACCTAGAAACATGTCTTTGCATAAAGCAATAAAAAAAGAAGACCCATTGATTGTTTCATTTGCTTTTAATTGTTGCTCGTTATCGCAGAATAATTCGAATAATTTTTCTTGGAAATTTTCTATGTTAGTGCCAAAGTCTTTAACAATTTTTCCTGGGTGTTCGTTTTCAAAAACAGGAGGCTCGACTACTGTGTAGCAAATTACCTCGTTTTTATCTAAATGTTTATATATGTTTTCTAAAAAATTTTTAGCTATTACAATATCATTATGACAAAATACTATATATTTTTTGGTGGCTAATGTTACGCCTTTATTGTATGTGGCAGACAGACTGAGGGAGGTGTTGCTGCTATAGGATTTTACATATAGATCTGTTTTTGATATATCTTCAAGCCATTCATTTGTTCCGTCGTTACTACCATAGGAAACAAAACATAGCTCATTTGACGGATAGTGTTGACGAAATTTAGTATAAAAATATTTAGTGTATTCTAGATTATTTTTAAGACCCACTATTGTTGAAATATTCATTTTATTATTAGATTTTTAAGTAGATGGTTCATTGACTTTTTTTATTATAGAGAAACAGCCAAGTAAAACAAGAATAGGAATATTTATGAATTTTGTACAAAAAAAATGGGGATATGAAATTTGGATAGAGAATAATAATTTATATTGCGGAAAGCATTTGCATGTGGTTCCAAATCGCTGGTGTTCAGTACATTATCACAAGAATAAAAAAGAAACTTTTTATATTATTAGTGGCACATTAAAGCTACAATACTCTACTTCACTAGATAAAGAAGAATGGAAAGCAAATCCCGAAGAACACTTAGTAAAAAGCATCATTTTAGAAAAGGGTCAATCCTTTACTATTAATCCCATGACAGCGCACAGATTTACTGCTCAATCACATTATCCTTGTGATTTTATAGAAATATCAACATTTCATGAGGATTCTGATTCTTATAGAATAATAGAAGCTATATGATATACTATATAGATATTGATAATACAATCTGTTTGACAGAAAACAGCGATTACGACAATAGTAGTCCATTGTATGACAGAATCAGAGCAATAAACAACCTATATGACCAAGGACATAAAATAGTTTACTGGACAGCAAGAGGTTCTAAGAGTGGTAAAGATTGGTCTGAATTAACCAAAAATCAGTTGGACTTTTGGGGATGCAGAAGACATAATATATTATTTAATAAACCTCATTATGATCTGTATATAGATGATAAATCAATAAATTCAGAAAGTTTTTTTAATGAATAAAATTGCTGTAGTAGGAGAGTCTTGTATAGATGAATATGTTTATGGGGTATGCGACAGGGTTTGCCCGGAAGCTGCCGCCCTGTGTTTCAAAACCAGCGAGGAAAAAACATCTAATATGGGTATGGCACATAATGTATATAACAATATATTAGCAATGAATTCGGATTTGGATGTTACTCTAATAACAAATAATACTACTATTATTAAAAGAAGATTTATAGACTATAGATATAATACTATAGTATTTAGAGAAGATATCAATGATTCATGTGAGCCTATCGATATTAAACAATATGATTTTGACTCATATGATGTTATAGTATTCTCTGACTATTGTAAAGGATTTTTATCTGAAACAAGTATTATTGACATATGTAAAAAAATTAAAAAATCCTGCTATGTGTTTATAGATACAAAAAAAAAGATTAAAGATTTTATTAGATATGTAAGTTTTTTGAAGATTAATAGCACAGAATTAAAGCAGAATATTGTTGACATCGAAGATATTAGTAAATATTGTCGGGTAATTGTAACCAAAGGAGAGAATGGAGCTACTCTCTATGAGGGTAGTGTCGTTAAAAACTATCCAACAAAAAAAATAGAAGTAAGAGATGTTTGTGGAGCAGGGGATACTTTTATGGCTGGTCTGGTGGTTAAGTTCTTGGAAAACAAAGATATTGATGAAAGTATCAATTATGCTAATTTGTGTTCTTCTATGGTGGTAGAAAAATTTGGGGTAACCACACCATGAAAAATATATGGGTCAATGGATGTTTTGATATTTTACATGTAGGGCATATTAGACTTTTAAAATATGCTAAATCTTTAGGAGATAGATTGATAGTCGGTATCGATAGCGACACTAGGGTTAATGAAATGAAGGGTCTAAATAGACCTATTAATTCTGATATATATAGAAAAGAAATGCTTTTGAGCATTAAGTGGGTAGATGATGTTGTGGTTTTTGATTCTGAAATATCTCTGATAAAAGCTATTAAAAATCACAGCATATCAGTTATGGTAGTTGGAGATGACTATGCAAATAAAAAAGTAATAGGGTCAGAATATGTAGAATCATTAATTTATTTTTCAAGGATACCTAATATTTCTACAACAATATTATTAAACAATAATATTACTTCTGATTGATGTTTTATTGACATATTCTAGAATATTATATAAGTCTGATAAATCTATGTCGTTTATAGTGTACGATTCTATAGATATCTGATTATGATTTTTAGGTTGCCAATTAATAGCAGTTGTAGCACCTGAATAGAAGGAATAACCATAAAACCCAATAACTGGATGGTTATATGCTGACGCAGCCCATATCATTCCAGTATCAGCCGATATTAAAAATCTACTAGATAACATTACTTTAACTGATTCAAAATATGTACCATTAAATTTTGTAGCTCCTTCTATTGTAGAATCATTTGGTCCACCAAGCTGGACAATAGGAAGATTGAATTGCAAAGCAAATTTTTGAACTTCTTCTAATATTTTATACGTTAAGTTTTTCGGGCTTCCAAAACTAGTAAAAGGAGCTATTGTTATATAATTTTGTCTACATATTTGTCCAGGCGTATTTAATGAGAAATCCATTTGTTCTTCCGATGGTTCTGGAAGATTGTGCATTAAACAATTTTCTGTTGTCTGGTGTCTATATAAATACCAGTTTATTTCTTTATGTTTAGCATTTGGATCAAATACATGTAAATTTTCCCCATAGATATCTATGAGATTTTGTATCATTGATACATCTTGCTCTCCTGGCCAATTGTCATATTTATTCCATATGATTATATCATCTATGTTATCGCTATGTAAAAATGCTTCTTTACAATCTAAAAACTTTTTATTAATTGAGTATATGAGTCTAGACTCTGGATATTTTTGTTTTAAGACCGAGGCCGCTGTTAAGCCTATGAACAAATCACCATACTGCCCATGATTAAATCCTACAAAAGTTTTTTGCATTAAAAGCTCTTCAATTTGATACTTTATTATATACCGCCATCTCAAATCTACTTCCGGTAAGATAAAATAAATCAAAAACAGGATATGCTAATCTTAATGCTGAGCCCTTACTATTAAAATCATCACATAAAATTACTGTTTGTGTTCTATCTATTTTATTAAATTGCCTAAGCATCTCTTGTGGATCATCTGATCCATCTAAATATATCAAATCATATGTACTATCAGAGATATGATTATATGCGTCATCATTTAAAAAGTTTATTTTCGCATTAATTCCATGAACTAATTTTTTGCAATTTTCTAGTGCTTGATTATCTATATCTACTATATCAAGTCTGCCTCCATATTGTTCTATATATCTAGCCCAAAAAATACTACTCCATCCGTCTCCAAATCTGGCTTGATCAGATAGGTCTCTAGCTGCTCCTATCTCTAGGATATTAACTGGATTATGATTAAACATATCCAAACAATGTTTAAATATATGGTCTCTGCCAGCTTCTGTTTTTATCAGGTGGCTTACGTATTTATTGATAGTGGTCATAGATAGAACAACTCCTTCTTTTGGTGTGTAAACGACATTTGATTATTCTTTGTCTAAATATTAACAAATATATGAGGAGGAATATTTTTAAATTTTTCTTCTGGTTTTGGCCATAACATTTTTGAATAATCCCATCCTAAATTACGCAACGTATATACTACCTGTACGAAAGCTGCTTGGTGTATTCTTCTGTCCATAATTTCAAAAGCCATTTGTCGTAAAAAGGTATCAAAATTTTCTGGAGGATAAATTAATCCTGGATAAATAGTATTGTGAGTGATGCTACTATGTGGTATAGTAACATATAAAATTCCTCCAGGCTTTAAGATTTGTTTGATCTCAAACAATAAATTGTATGGGTTAGTTACGTGTTCTATAGTTTCTAGACAAAAGGCAATATCAATTGGTGCATTTTTTTCTAGAAATATTTCTGCAAATTTTGAATCAAGATTAGTAACAAAATATTCGCAAACTTCTGATGCTGTTTTGTTGTCGTATCCGTCCCATCCATAGAAGGTATTATTTTGATCCTTAGGTAGTCTATTGTACAACATTCCATATCCACATCCAAAATCACCAATTCTTAAGTTATTAAGTTGTTTTAATTTAAAATCCTCAACAAAATAATCTAGCCTAAGTTGATGACTATTTTCATATATCTCTATTGGTTGTCTATCGAAAAAATTATAATAGTTATTATTCATGAGTATAAGTTTAGAATATTTTTAGTAATACTGTATATGTGTTGATTGTTGTTAAGGTTTTTATCTTCATTATTTGAGTCTCTTGTAGATTTCTTGATAAGATAAGTTAGTTTGATTAATAATGTCAGTAAATCTGTTGATATCAAAATATTGTGGATCTATATACCAGTCTTCGTAGGGTAGGTCATTGCATGTCACATTATCTGCGATCTTAACATATCCAAATTTATCAAGAAGAACAGGTGTTATATTTTTACGAGCTATGCATTCTGGTCTCTGAGCATAGATGTCGTGCTCAAAAGTTAAAAATTTAAACCTATATCTATGCAATGGAAAGTGCTTGAGAGAGATAAGGCTTGCATCGTCAATATCTAATGATATATAATCGATAGTTTCTGGACAGTTTTCTTTATCTAGAATATTGGACAGAATTTCTGGTTGAGATAAATCACACAGAAATGCTTTACTATTTCTTGTCTGTTGTGCTGTCTGTATGTGGCTTTCATTATAATCAAACAGTAATCCCGACCACCCGTTTTGTTCTAGCAATAGTGTATTATTCTTCGTAACACCATCAGAGGATCCTATATCTAAATAGTATCCAATAGTATTGAAAAGTTTTAAAACAAAAACATCTTGATACGCATCTGAGTAAGTTATCATAATTTAGTTTTTTCTGTATAAAACTTATGTAGATTTAAAATATTTTTAGCAATTTGAAACTTAGAAAATCTGTGTTGAATTTGATTACTGCAATAAAGCATTATATATTTATTGTATTCTTCAAAATTATTCAATATTTCTTGATATTTATTTGATATTGATTCTTTGGTAGGATCACAAATACAAAACTCTGGACATAATTCGGAATTGGGATTGTCTGAACAAACAATAGGCACAGCTCCACATACCATTGCTTCTAGGGCTGTTAATCCTAGTCCTTCAAAACTAGAAGGTAATGGTACAATTTTAGCTCTATTATAGAGTTGATTTAAGTTAACGTCATTTACCATTCCAAGATTATGACCAATACCACCAAATGGGCCAACAGAAATAATTTCTTCAAATAGTGGTTCAAGTAAGTGTGTTCTTTTAACTGGGTCTGTGGCTCTTCCAACATACAAACAATTGATATCTTTGGTTATAGAGGAGTCATAAAAAATATCTTTAATTGGATTATCAATAACATAGGCATCAATACCTATAATTTCATGTAGTTGTTTTTTGACTGGCTCGCTAATGCAGGTAACTATCGACGCATGGGATAACTCATCCTTGAGCTGATCTATTGGGAAACTACTAATGTGCGTAGGAATATCTAACACATTAAATATTTTGAATACGTCATTATCTAATGCACAGTCTTGATAGTCTGGATCTCTCGATGAATAAGGAAAGTTATTAGCATATACAAAATCATACTTATCTGCGGGGCCGACATTGTGACCTAAGCCAGCAAACCCCTGCATTATACGAGGGGCTTGACACCAATATTGTTTAGCTCCGTAAACCTTAATATTCATGAACATTATTTTTTATCCATATTTTTATAGAATGAATTTTGACTTCTTTGTTTATTTATGTGTTTTCTATGCAAAATAGCTACTCTACCATCGTCTGAAATAGCGGCACTAGATTTAAATCCCTCTAGGTGCTCATGCACCAATCCAATCCAGCGTATTAAGTTATTATTTTTGTAAATCCTTGGCTGGTAGTCTGGCCAATTTATCCATCCTTTTTCATTTATTTTCCAAGACCAGTTTTTTATATCTTCTTCTGTTAATCCATCGACAATATTGATTCTTGGTAAATAATACAAGTCTATATCATTTTCTAGGATATGTTTTCTTAATTCTTCAATAATACTTATCTGCATTTCTTCGTCAGCATCAAAATTAAAAATATAAGGATTAGATGCTTGATTAGTCATATAGTTTTTAAGTGTTGAAAAATCGTTTTGAAAATGAAAAACACTATATTTATCAGCATACAATTGGCTAGTTTTTTCAATAAGTTTATACCAGTCTGTATTTTTCTCAGATTCATCTCTGTATGTCTGAACTATAACTAACTCATCGGATTCTTTTTTAGCAGTCGATAGGATGTCTGTTAGTCTTGGTAGTTCTTGGCTTTCATTATATACGGTAACACAATAAGAAATCATACCTTGATATTCCTAATCCAGGATAGGTCGGGATCGATATATTCTATATTAATGCCACTCATTTGTATAAACAAGTTAAATCTTTTTTGTTGCTCTTCATCAAATAGATGTGTGCCATGATTTTTTCTCATAAATACTTTTGTAATGCCTTCCTGCCATAAGGCCATTATACAATCATTACAGGATTGACCAGTAACATATGCTATACCATTCTCTGGTCTTATTGTGCAATTTGAGAGAGCATTACGTTCTGCATGAATCATCCAGGGATATTTATCTGGTCTAGTGTTTGGTAGTCGAGTATCATCTAGCCCTTTTGGAAATCCATTATATCCAACCCCCAAAATTCTATTTGTAGAATCAGTAATAACACATCCGTGTTGCGTTTGTATATCGTGGCTACGCGCCGATATGGCGTGTGCTAATCCTGTAAAGTATTCCTGCCAATTTGGTCTCATGGTATGTAATAACAATCACGGGAAACATAGCAAGCTGTTAACCTGTACACGACGAATCTGTCAGAAGCTCTCCTAGTACTGTTCCATAATTGCATGAGTAAGTGAAAAAAGATCCATTTCCATTTATAATACCATAATTTGCTGAATAATCTGTAAAATCTGCATTATTTCCTACATTTCCTCGATTAGATGAATAAGTGCTAAATATACCGTTTTGAAAAATATAGCCAGAATTATTAGAATTATTAAATACACCACTCGCTATATTAGTTAAATTTGTAGAATTTTGCATAAATATACCATAGTTAATTATACCAGAATTAATACTATTATTAAATGTAGCATATGGAACTTTTCCAAAATTTGTGCTATCTTCAAAATGTGCTTGATTTCTTATGCTACCAGAATTTATTGCATTTTGAAATTGAACATCATTATTTATATTAATATAACCTAAATTAATAGAACCGTCTTGAAAAACTAGCATACAGCCAGTGCCAGTAACGGATATATCCCCGTAATTCTCTGCTCCACTAGAAAAAATAATTGAATTATATTCTATAATTTCGCTTCTATTCTCAGCCTGAGTATTAAAGTTAATAGTATTACCGCTAGGAGAATATTGAGGTGTTAGAATAATTTTTAGTGTACTTTGATTCGAGCTGGTATCATTAAAAATAATTGTTCTATTTTGTATTGGTTGTAAATTTTGTGAACTATTATTAAATATAATTAATCCATCAAGACCACTATATGTTATTATATTATGCTGATTAGTACTTCGGTCAAAGAAAAAAGCTTTATCTATTAGTCCATTATTAGTGCTGTCATCATAGAAATATGTATCATCATCAAAGCTAGATGAGCCCTTATTAGAACTATTGTTATAAAATTCAGTAATTCCTAACAGAAACCTTACATTTACTGACGTGTCATAAAATTTAGCGTTATTTACAGATCCAAAATTCTGTGAGTTGTCGAAAAATAATTTAGATCTGTTACCATATATATAGTCATAGTTTTTAGAGTTATCGTAGAATTTAGCATTTGCTAAGTTAATATCTCCAGAATTAATGCTAGCATTATAAAAATTAACCACACCGCTAATCTTTGCTGGATATAGGTTTTGTGATGAGTCAAAGAAATCACCACTGTTAGTTATGAATCCATTATTAATTGCATCATTAAAAAAATAACCATTTTCAATTCTGCCAGAGTTTTGTGATAAGTCTTTAAAAGAAGCATATCTTATATTTCCTGTCTCTGAATTTTTTGATCTATTATTAAAATAGACAAAAGAGTATATAGTTCCATCATTTAATGAATTATCATTAAAAATTGTTTGACTAGAACTAGATAATATAGTACCTTTATTAATGCTTATATCGTTAAAATAAATAATATCATAATTATTAGCATTTATACTTGATAAATTATAGCTTAATTTATTAAAAATGCATCCGCCAGAAATATTTCCTAAATTAATAGCGTTATTAAAAGTTGATATACATGGAGATAGTATGATTCCATTGTTATGACAACCAGAATTAAATACTACAGTTCCAGACTGATAACTCCTACTAATATCTGGTTTATTTGTGGTTTCTGAAATTGGTACAACTACTCCGGGACCAATCGTACCGTCATTGGAAGAAGTTGACATAAAAGTATAGTCTAAAGAACTTATATCTCCTCCATTAAAATATCCGCTTCCAATGGATATAGACTCACAAGTAATTGTGCCCGATAGACCATTGAATGGTTTGGGGTAGCCTGTTGTAATTATACGCTTTGTATTGATAGTATTTGCAACTAAAATATTTTGATTATCTGATTCAATTAAAGAACAAGTAGAACTCTCTGCTCCTGTAGAAGCAAGTGGACATTTAATTTGTCCTTCGTTTGAAGAATTAATTAGTTGAATTTGAAGTCCGCTAATAAAACCATCTTTGGTATTCAAGCCAGATGACATATATGTAGAACCACCTAGTAGTTTACCATAATTATTTCCTGTATTTAAAACAGCGTTTCCAGATACCATACCATAATTATTACTATATTCAAAAATCGCATCTCCAAAAATATTTCCATAATTAATAGTACCAGAATAAAAAATAGCATCATTTGTAACAACGCCGCTATTTATAGATCCACTAGTAAAAATTGCATTTCCCGATATTGTACCAAAATTTTGTGAATTAAAAAAAGTACAATCACCTACAATAATACCACTATTTATACTGCTATTTATTCCAGAAAAAATACTAGGTCCATATATGATACTTTTAGAATCATTCTTACTTTCTAAAAATAATGTATCTCCGTATATAGTTGATGAATTTTTAGAATTATTTAAAAATTTAAATTCTCCATTGCCAGTACAACTAATCAGCTCGCTACTTACTATATCATAAATGCCTATTAAATTTATATTATTTAATGATGTACCACTTATTTTACCATTTTCTGTTTGTATACGTCCTTTGTTGAAGGTACACTCATTTAAAGAAATGTATTGAGGACAATTTAGATATATTTCTCTAGATATACTATTTGATAGCCAGAAGTTTTCTTCTGATGTACAATATAATTTAACAAACTTATTGAATCCACTGAATGATTTGACAGTCCACTCGCAAATATTGTTATCCCAATCTATACAAATAATACCAGAATTTATTACAACATTTGAGGCTATTAGTTTTTGACAAGAAAATATAACATCTATATCATTTCCTACATTATCAAGAAAACCAGGGATGACATATAAATTATTACAAACTAAAGAAGGAATACGGCTATAACATGAGTTATCTAGAACATTAAATAAATAATCATTGTCTTCTATAATTATATCATCAATCTCATTGATAGGAATTTTATTTGCAGGTATTGAAAAATTATCATTTTTAAACCATGAATTTATGTCACACCATTTAGATATAGCCATAATTAATAGCTCTTAAAAAATAGTTCTGATGGTTGATTTAATGATCTTAGTTTATTTATTGGTAAAAATTGTTTATAGTTAAGAGTTCTCTTTGTAAAACCTTCTGTAGTAGATAATGCAAAAACTAATCCGAATGCTCTTTGTCTGTCTGTACATTCAAATGGTACGCAGCTAGAGTCTTCGCTACAAGCAGCATATTCACTGGGATTCGTACATGGTGGAGGACAATATCTTGCTTTGCAGCCTTTGTAGCTGGGCGATTGATTAAAAGATATCATGGATCGTAAATGGCTTTCAGTAACCAAAAAACTTCCTTTGGGTATTGGTCCCCAGAATGGCTCTCCTCCGCTGTTCCATTCACCCCAACTATTAGATAGTAAATAAACGCATTCAGGATATTGTAGTTTAGTATCATCGTATCCTATGATAGAATATGAGTGATACCAAATTTTATCTGGATAACTTAATCCAGTAGAATCACGAAAATCTGGGAAACCAACATTAGTCATTAATACGATACCATAACCATTATAAATTAAATCTTTGATCATGCCAATATTTCTATTCATATCAGTATAGTTAATCATGCAGATGGATCTGCATCTATCTATTCTAGTGGCTGGAGGGGTTGTTTGCGGTATGATAGTATCATCAGTATAATTATATCCATTAATGCTTTGAAAATACTTTAAAAAAACATCGTCTCTACATCCATAGAAATTAGGCCCACTATTATCTATAAAATTACCATATCCTCCATAGCTTTTTCTCTTTAGAATACCAATATGTTTAAGAATTTTACCAACAAATCCATCTAATTGATTACCACTAAAATAATTATCGTCAGATGGTACCCAGAATGAAAAATCATCTCTATCTGTTATTATTCCTCCACAACACTTATTAGTATACTCTGTGCAATTACCAGGATTACAACATGGATCAAGTGGATCTGGTGGATCACTATTACAGGTTTTACAACTACGACACTTAGCAGTTAACTCACCCATTAATTTAGTACAAGAATGTAATGCCCCAGCAGCTCCATATTGTGTATTTGGTAAGCAAGTCATTATACCGCAACCAGTAGCTCTGGATTGAGCAGTTTCATCGGAAACTAAATCCGGTCCTAAAGTCATCAAGCAGTCAACTAATGAGTTGCCTCCAAAATGCTGGATATATTCTGTGGCTGTTCTGCTTTGCCATAAAGAATAATTATTTGATACTTCAAGATCACATGCTCGTGTTATATCAACAGAATTTCTAACAGCATGAGAAGAACCACTACTAATCGTTGGCTGAATTTCACAAAAAGCCTCAGCATCCACACGACATAAAAATTTATATGGTATGCCGATCCTTTGTTTTCCAGTATCTCTTATATTTTCAATATTTGGAGTAGATTCTATACATGGATATTTTAGATGTTTTAAAAATTTGATTAATCTTGGTAGACTATACGGAGTTCCTAATCCAACTCCTCCAGATTCGGAGCCTAAAATACATGGATTTAACGAATAGGATAAATAGAGTTGTCTTGGGGTAAGCATGTCATTTTGATGTCGCTAGTTTATTGTACAACACCAAGGATATAACAGCTCCAACAACCCCAGAAAATATACCAGCTGGACTTACTGTGCTATACTGACCAATCATATAAAGTAATGCTCCACCCATATAAGAACCAGCTACACCTAAAGCAACTGTCTTGATGAATCCAAAATTTTCTTCGCCTGGAACTAAACTCTTAGCAATACTGCCAACAAATATGCCATAAACACACCATACTAAAATATTAAACATTGGCTGCCTCCACTAAAGTAATAACCTCCTCATCCGTGAGAACTTCTCCTGTATCTAGCAAAGCTGATAATATAGCAAAAGAATATTTTTCGTAGTCTTCTCTGGTCATCTCTCTTCTTAAGATTTTCTTAATTCTCATTTTGGTAAACCATCCACGCTTTGTGCTGAATGTTTTTAATTGCTCTCCATATAGATTATACTTATCAGACTCTGTTGAGGAAGTCGATAATTTATTCTTATTACATTCTTGCAATATTCTTATACAAGTTAATATTATACTAATAATCATCAACACAGTCACTATTGCAAAACCATAATTATCTTCTTTGGGAACATTAGATTTTTCTAGGACTTTAATAGCAATAGCTTTTAACTTTTCGTTGTCTGCCATGATTATCTCCTAATTATAATAGATGGTTTACATTGACCGCTTGTGCAGTTTGGGCTTTCTGTTGTAGGTTTTGGATTGATAGAAGTTATTGGTCCAACAGATATCGAGCTTTTATCTGGTTCACAGTATGTGCAATCAATTTTTAATATACCATCACCACTCATATACCAGCCTTTGCCTTTACAAACTGGGCAATCTTTTCTTTTATATTTTTGTGTAGCTTCCTGAGTGTGTTTAGCTTTAATAATTCCTCCAGCAAGGGTTACAGGGGCTGTTGTAGAGCCATAGTAGGATGACTGAGTGAATAACAAACCCATACAGAATAAACCAACAAATAATTTATTCATTTTTGTTCTCTCCATGGGACAACATTATCTATCAGATCTTTTAAAGGTCTGCGTTTAGGCGATGGTTTTGGTTTAACGGGACCATCTGGCTTATCTTCTGGAGTGCTTTTATCGAACATCTTAACAATAGCTAAGATAAAATTTAAAGCCATTTGGATTGCTCTATTTAGAGCTATTCTATCTATTAATCTCATAGAAATAATCTCTGTAAAAGGATAGGTATTATATTAATACACCAATTCCTCATGCCTGATTATCTTTGATTAAATTATCTTATAGATAGTCTTCAAATCCATAGCTTGGTAGTTTTTGTAATGGAAAGCCATCGAAGCCACTAAAGGCATACGAACCATTAGCAGATAACATTCCAGCAGCTACATCAGCATGAATAAGAAAAGAACCATCTGGGATTGGACCCCATTCTGGATGTCCTCCGTCATTCCATTTACCCCAGCTATTTTGTACTAAGAATGCTGGCTCACCACCAGTATCGTCGCAAGCTATCCAAGCCATGCAATGAGCCCAATTACCAGATGTTCTAGCAAATCCCTTTTTATCTCTAGTATTGCTAAATCCATAATTAGAACATACTGCTAATCCATAACCATTAGCAAGAGCATCACGAGCTTCTTCTACTGTTCGTATTAATGAAGCAGTCTTAATTTGGTGGTCATTAGCTAGATCTAATACTTTGTCTGGAAGTCCTCGACCTCCCCAGCCAGCACCTAGATTACCATTGTATTTACTAAAGTCCACAAACCCATAATTCTTTCTAACCACAAGACCGCCAACCTTACTAACAAATTCAGCTGCTCTGGCACAACTCATACCTTGTCCGCTGAATCCTCTGTATCCATAGATAGCTTCTGTAGCACCTTTTGCTATCCAATCTTCTCTCTCATTGTGCACATCTATTTCTACGGCTCGGGTTACATCACAAGCATTTCGTGTTCCATGACTAACACAATCCCCGGTAGTTTGTCTTTCATTATAAGGATGCTTATCAAACTTTAACACACTCTTATATGGTGTTGACAGTTTTCCTTTACCACTGCCACTAATTCTTTTACTAGCAGCACCAAATAGTGGATACTTAGAAGTTTCCATCAGATGATTGAATACATGCTCTTCCCAGATGCATCCACTAAATCCTTTGCGATAATTATCGTATAATTCTTTAGGAGAAAATCTACTCATTATTTTGATCCTATGTTAAAAGCCCAGGCTAAAGCATTAAGACCTTCTACAGCCTTAGTTCTTAGCTCTTTTGATAAAGGAATTTGATCGTCTCCAATAGCAGCTACTACCACTTCTTTAGCTTCTTTAGCTAAATTAGGATATTTACCCTTAATATCTAGTCTGAGCATAACACCGGCCAAACTATTTGCTTGACGAATTTCTTCTGTACTTTTAATTACTTCATCTTCACCATCAAGCTCAACTAGTTTTGCTAAATCAAGATACAGGTCTCGTAATCTCTTAGCGTCACTTTTTGCTTCAGACTCTTTTAGTACTGCAACAACATCGTCAGCTTCTTTTTTAATAGCTTCGTCTGTTGGTTCTGGTAGTTCTAATACATCAATAGAGTTAGGTCTATTTGGTACAACATTAAGTTTACCAAAATCAAATCCTATTAATCCAATCAAAACTAATAATCCAGCTACTACTAATAAGATATTATTTTTCATATCACTTTATCCTCTTTTTTAGCACATACATTGGGACTTAGAAATGGAAACATCTGATCAGCAACCTTAATAGCTTCAACACAACCGCTCTTTTCTGCTAGGTCACGAGTTTGTTTCCACGACACAACCAGCTTAAAGAATATATCATCTTTATCGCTAACGCTAACAGCTTTTGGTAAAACAACTAGATCAACAGCTGGAACAACAGCTGGAACATCAACCATTGGAAGCGTACCAGTGCTTTCTCTAGTCAAACCTTTCGCTTTATTCATAAGAGACATCAATAAACTCTGAACAGGGCTAAGTTTATCCTTAAACAATACCCATAGTATGATACCAGCACCAGCATAAAGAGCCAAATCCGTTGTGCTCAAACGACTGCTAAATTCTTGGAAGCTCTCTGTAAAATTCATTTTATTTTCCTTATTTGTCTGAAACTTTTGGATTATTATCTAGGGTAGGATCAACTTTGTAACTAGGATCAACAAAAATTCCACTATTTCTAAAAGTGGTAACTAAAGCATCAATAGTGGCACTAACCAAAAGCATG